CGCACACGCTTTCGCGTGGGTAAAGAAGGCTTCATTTTCAAGAAGACCGTACTGATTCTTGAGGTCGAAGAAGTTTATACGGAAGACATAGTTAATGTGCCTTACACCAGTTGGCGTGATGCTACGCTTGCGGACGTTACCGTATCAAGGGAAACAGGGAAGGAATAAAACGAATGAAAACACTTGAACAAATCAGATTGCAGTACAAGTCAGAAACGCTGGGTGGTCGGGACATGGCGCGTCTGTGTCAGTTCATCCCCGAGTTTGAACTGGCTTCGTTCGGTCTGGAACTGAAACCTGAATTCGTCGGCAAGCACGTTGCACTTGATTTCACGCGGGAAAATGTCCTTGCACAGTTGAAGGATGACGTTGAGTTCGGTTTTGAAAAGGCGCTCAACAAGCGGGGGATCAGTGCTGGCTTGATGTACGAAGTCGTTGAAATGTGGAACTGGATTCTCGAAGAAGGGCTTGAAGGCTTCGAGGACTACGCTCAGTACGGTCTTCCATTGTTCAAGGCTACAGCAGTGAAGTACGGCTTCCCTAACCCTATCGGGGACGATGTTGGGGACGAAGACAAATATTCGAGTGGGTATGACTGATTATGAATCTAATAAAACGTGTGTGGTGCTTCCTGTCGCGTGGTCGGCTGGTTTGGTTGAAAGACTACGATAGCGACATTACCTTAGCCATTGCCCGAAAAGATGTGTGGGGCATGTGGAATGCCGAGAGATGGTGGCCGTTTAGCGTAACAAATTGCGTGCTCAAGGATGACGGTTCTGTACTACAACCGAACTACGTTACGCTATGGAAAGACGCCAAGAATCCTACAGAAAAACCGGAGTTTAAAAACTGATGGACGCTGATGACGTTAAAGCGCTATCGTGTGCTATTGAAAACTCGGTGTCAGACAGAATTTTTGTGTTCGGGAGCAATTAGCCGTTGCTTCTTATTTGTCTTTGGGTGTATAGTAGCTAGGTTTCCAAACACGGATTAGTTTGCACATGCCAGCACGCATTATCTATAAAAAGGGGGATTTGATTCCCAACACTAGGCTAACGTACCAGTATGAACTACCTTCGTATAAAAACCGTCGTCAAGCCGTGTTTCTATGCTCTTGCGGGACTGTGATTGAGGCTACCGTCAATTGGGTTAGGTTTTTAAACATAACATCGTGTGGTTGTTATAGGTCTGAACTTGTTGCTGCCAAGAACACTAAGCATTCTAATGCTATTCGTGGTGCCCAATCAGGTGCCTATCGTTCATGGCAAGCGATGCACCAACGGGTTATAGTTAACCCACGGTACGCCCATGTTAAAGTGTGCGATAGATGGTCTGGTGATGATGGGTTCACTAATTTCTTGGCAGACATGGGAGAGCGACCGCATAAGCACACGATTGAACGTAATGACAACGCTAAAGGCTACGAGCCTAGTAATTGTAGGTGGGCAACTAAGCTAGAACAAGCACAGAATCAATCACACACAGCCCGTGTAGTGATGGGTGATGAGACACACTCAATTGGCGAGTGGTGCCGTATAAAAGGGATCAGGTACGGTTTAGTAAAAGAACGTCGTAGGACAGGTATGACGCTAGAAGATTCCATTATGACGCCAATAAATACATCAAAACAGAGGTTTAAATGCAATGACAAGTAGGTGCTTTGTATTCGGGAGCAATTTTGATGGCCGTCATGGTAAGGGTGCAGCACTCTACGCCAAGCTTAACTACGGGGCTGTATACGGCGTTGGCGTGGGTAGAACAGGTAATGCCTATGCTATCCCCACTAAAGACGGACGACTGAGGACGCTCCCCCTGACCGTTATCAAGCAGTACGTGGACGGCTTTGTTGAGTATGCCAAAGCTAACCCCGACCTTGAGTTTAATGTCACGCGGGTAGGCTGCGGACTCGCAAATTTATGTGATAGCGCGGTAGCGCCCCTATTTTCTAGCGCATCAGAAAACTGCTTTTTTGACGAGTTTTGGAGAACCTACTTAGGCGATTCTAAAAATTATTGGGGCACCTACGCATGATAGGAAAAACATTCGGAAGGCTTACGGTAGTAGCACCGGCAGCTAAAACAGACAGGCACCTTAAATGGGAGTGCTTATGCGTCTGTGGAAACTTAACAAAAGTGCGAGCGTCGTCCTTAAGGACGGGAATAACAACATCCTGCGGTTGCGCCAACAGGGATGCAGTAACCACACACGGGGGTAAAAAAACAAGGCTATATCAAACGTGGATAAACATGCGAAGACGCTGCACCGACACAAAAGCAACAGACTATAAGAATTATGGTGCGTTGGGCATTACTTACGCGCACACTTGGGACAATTTTGCTGTTTTTAGAGAGTGGGCGATTAAAGCGGGATACACAGATGAACTAACAATTGATAGAATACATGTAGAAGGTAATTACGAACCTGATAACTGCAAGTGGTCTGATTGGAACACTCAAGCCGCAAACCAAAGAAAAGCAGCGAACACGTCTTCAAAATACTTAGGTGTATCTTTAAGAGGAAGTAAGTGGGAGGCTTCCATAAAGCGTAGTGGTGTAGCGTACTACGTCGGGACGTTTGATACAGAACTTGAAGCAGCTATTGCAAGGGACGACTTCATAAAAACAAATAACTGGCCGCACAAGTTAAATTTTTAGCCTGAGTGGCCGGGTATTCCGACGAACAAATCGCACCGATGTTCAAAAAATCCCCCAAGAACTGTACTTTACCTGAAGGTTGGAGAAAGCTATGTCAATAAGTCTTGAAGGTGTCTCTTTGAACGTGTTGGAACACTTGAAGGTGAAGAACGGCTACAAGGAAAAAACTCCACAGTGCTCTGACTGTACGTATTTCATAGCAGACCCTGACAGGGTGAGCCTGACGGAGCGCAACAGGTGCGGAAGGAACCCCGACATTTACTTTCCCGTATCGTGCACGGCTGTTTGCCTAAAATGGGTGGCACGCCTTGACAAACCGTTCTGATTGTTGTAGCATGTAGTTTCTAACACGGAGGTTATATGGATCATCTGCAACAAGTCAGTCTAAAGGATTGTACTTACTACAAGGAAACAGGCGTGTTGACGCTTGCAAGTAATTTCCTTTCGGGCGGTTTCCCTGAGTTTATCAAGGTGGTCAGTCATCGCACGGGCGGGTCTATCGTCTTTGAACAAGACGCTGAAGCGGCTATCGCCAACGAATTTTGGGACGGGGAGATGTGCGAGTACAAGCCACACTCCGATAACAACCGTGTATCTAAGCTGGTCGTCCATACTATTTAAGGAATACACATGACACGAAAATACGAAAAACCTAAGATTACGCCTGACACTTCGATGCACAGTGGGGATGTGTATTCTCACCCGGCCTACGGTCTGGTTACGCTGTCTCAAACAACAGGGGGCAGTACAACCTTGTTCGGATCAGACATCGGGCATAACGCGGCGATGCGAATTCAAGTGCAGCGTGCAGAACTGCGGCGTGACTTAGGGCGTGATTGGGTTTTCGGTAAAGACATTTTGTGTGAGTTTGAAATGTCACACGCTCAATTTGCACAGTTCATTACGTCGCAAGGCAATGGATCAGGCACACCGATTACCTTGCTGTACGCTGCTCCCCCGAAGGCTGGTCTTGAGGTTATCCCCGCCATTGAACATATCCAATCCAAAGCGGATTTACACCGTGACGAAATTGGGCGTTCTTCTGCGGAACAAATCCAGAAGATCACTGAAGAACTGGCCGCAATCAATGTTTTGGTTGAATCAGGAACGATCCCCAAAAAGGCGCTGAAAGAGCGGTTGTTTTCTCTTAACTGCCACGTGAAAAACCTGCCGGGGAACCTTGAGTATTCGGTTAAGGCGGCTGAAGTGGCTCTTGAAAAGGCGACCAGTGACGCAAAAATAGAAGTCGAGTCCTACAGCCAAATGACAGCACATCGTCTGGGGCTGGATTCCATTTCAAAACTGGCTCAACTCGAAAACAAGGCATGAGAACAATCATCGCGGGTAGCCGTGGATGCTACGACAAGAGGGAACTGCTACGGGCGTTGAAGCTATGTGGCTGGACGCCCACGGTAGTCATCAGCGGAACTGCCCGTGGTGTGGATCAGATGGGCGAAGCATGGGCGATGGAGTTCGGTGTTCCGTGCGAGCAGTTCCCTGCGAATTGGGAACGCTATGGAAAAAGGGCAGGGCATATCAGGAATGATGAAATGTCAAAGCACGCTGAAGCCCTGATTGCATTGTGGGATGGGGACAGCAAAGGCACCAAGGGGATGATTGATAGTGCCAGACGTAGGGGCTTGCGTGTGTACGTCCATAAACTATGGAGTGATGATGACGGATCGTGAAACTACGCCACTGTATGATCAATGGTTGTGGCGAGTCTACAACCTTGGATTTCCTGATGGTCACGAGAATGGCCCGAATACATGGGGGGACTGGCAAATCATAAGCGCGGAAGATGCACTACGCCTAGCGGCTGATGACGCTGGAAGACGCTACGAGTTTGTACCTTATACACCTTGCAGACCAAGCAATACCGACATTGATGCCCACAATAAGAAAGGATTGCAAGTGACGGATCGTGAACTATTAGAAGCGGCTGCGATTGCCATGGATTATATCTACGTACAGGAGAACAAAAAGTTCCCCGTCGACGGTATGATGCTGATCAATGGGGATGTATGGAATCCGCTGAAGAACTTGGGGGATCGCTACGAGTTGATCAAAACCTTGCGCTTGAACATTGATTTTCCTGACCAGTGCGTATGGAAGCGTCTTCCCGACAGAACTTTGATCCAAGAATTCTGGCATGAAGAAGGTGATGACGCTGACCCTGACCTTGGTGATGAAGCACACGCCGTTTTGCGTGCTGCGTTTGAAGTGGGAAGAAGAAAATGACAATACAAACTGAAGAACTACGAGCCGCTATACTCAATGCACGGGCGGCAAGCCTCAACGCTGAAATTGCGGGGATGGTGTCTGAAAATGAATTGCGTAGGTCAACAGGGCAAACGTTAGCCTATGATGAAAAGGCTTTCCAGTTCGCTATCGAATACAATCGCATGGGCGAGAACAGCATTATCAACTTAGCCGTACACGGGGAGCTATAATGGCAATCACAATCACAGATGATCAGATTAAGCGGTGGATAGAAGACGGGATACAAGGGGCGTTGACTTCCATGCTCAAGGACAGGTATGGTACGGGTGCGCAGATAAAGACGGTCGTAGAAACCGCTATCAAGAAGGCGGAACCTAAGATTGTCAAGGTTATTGATGCTGGTCTGGCTAAAGTGTTCGCATCACCTGAATTCAATGCCAAGCTGGAAAATGACATCTCCATAGCACTGCGGAAAGAAATTTCAGACACGCTGGCGTCACAGTATCGGGGGGCTTTTACTGGTGTTATACGTGCCGCAGCGAAAGCATCGGCGCACAACGAAATCATTGCTCAGCGGGTGGTTGAACTGACGCAAGCAGGGATAACGAAATCAGTAACCACTGCCCACGGGGAGCTATAAATGAAAATCTCTATTGAGGTTGAACTGCAACCTTTTGATGTTCCTACGTCCGTGTACACGGTTGGACGCCCACGGCTTAAGCAGGAAGGCTTTTCTGTAAAGGAATCCATCCCTTTAGCCGAGTTGGATTCAGCCACTCTTGAAAGTCTCTGCCAAGAGTTTCGACGCGGCGTGTTTTCGAGAGCGGGGAGAGACTTGCCTGATACTTCGGGTGGCACGTCATGATTACCCTTAATGGAAAGGAAATTAAAGACCTTGCTGAGTCAGTTGGCTTGGTTGTCAAAGACCTTGATTACACCGATGAATTCGAAACTGAAATGACGATCATCCCATGCCCTGAAGTGGGTGTGGCGAACGACGACGGCGAAGTTGAGCACTATCGGTTTGTGGCCTACCTTGATGAGTATCCAGAGGAAGGTGTGAATCCTTTGGGAGCTAAGATTGACCACACCGTATAGTTACACTCCGCTCGAAATAGAACTGCTTGACCTTCTGGACGCGATGTTTACACGCTATGAAGATGGCGTGGCATGCTACGGCAACCCAGAACATCTGGAAGATTTTATGGGGTATGCTATCCATCTTGATGATGCAACCTTCAAGAAGATAGCTGACGTTCTCAACGAGAACAAACCAAGGCAGTAGTGAACAGGAAGCCAAGAACAGGTAAAATGGCATATCATCCACTGTTAAGAGGGTTTTATGTCAAAGCTACTGAAGTCTGACCTTCCTGCTTTTAAAGACTGGCTTTCCCACCAAGGAATACGATTCATTGAGGGCAAGGGTGAATTCAAGGTGTTAAGCGTGATGACCAGCACAGGGTCACACCACTTGTTTGAGAAGCCTAATACCCACGATTACTATGTGGTGACAAAGTACCTTGCCCCGCTTTTACGTGGCTTTTTACATTATCAAGATGGCGAAAAACAAAAAACCCCGCAAGCAATACAAGCCACGGATTCAGGATCAGAACAAGCCAGTTTCAAAGAAGCGGCTTAGCGCTTTTGTTTTTCCGATGGAGTATTTCTATCGGCAGATTCTTGACGACGCTGTTTTCCATGTCGGTGCTGATGTCGTCTTCCTTGATTGGGAAGGTGAGTACCTAGAAGTAGAGGCGGCAATGGAGAGTTGGTGCTCTGCTTTCGAGCGATTAGCCCACGACATGAGGGGCGATTTGAAATTACTTGCAATCCGCAAGATGGGTAAGTGGCTTCGTGTGGGGACACCGATCCCCGACGATCTAATAAAAAACTTCAGAGAAGAATTGGATGCGTGTATTCGACTATACTCATCCGCCCCCGCCTATCAAATCGTCAGAAGCATGAAGACTGAGCAGATCGCTATAGAACTTGGCGTGTATGGTTAAATGCTCGTCTTGTTCAAAGAAACGACCAAGCAACATACAAGGCTTTGTAGGCTGCGCTGATGAACCCGCATGGGTATCTAAGTCTCCCGTGCTAGAACGTGACTGTGGGGGCTATGTGGCCGCTCCTGTGCCCTGTTATAATGAGTTTTCCCTAACACCACCCGAGGTAAAATCCCCCAAGAGCAAAAAGCAGAAAACACCCCCAAGTCCTTTGTCCATGCGGGTTCCTAGCCCGTTCTCCATGAAAGCGTGATAGTATTAGGAGATACCCTTACGGGGTATGATTCGATAGCGTCAATCGACGCCTAATACTCATTGGAGACTTCATGAATAAAATTTACTACAGCGTGTTCACCAAAGGTGAGCAGATATGGATTTACGCTGACCTTGCCACGGTAGATCACGGCTGCTTGAGCTTCTTTGATGTGGATGAAAAGGTCAACATCCTGATCGCCACGTTCGCATCAGGACACTGGCAGTATTGCTATGAAGCTGACCCGGCCACAGGGGAATCCATCCCTGAACAGATTCCGTTCTGGAAGCGGCACAATCAAAAAGTAGTTCCCCACGAAGTCAATCGCAAACCCATTCGGTAACATGGGCACGACGTTCTCACGGATAATGAAATCCGACCCTTACCATGAACCCGCAGGTTCCAGTAAGGGTGGACGTTTTGCCAAGGCTAACGTCAGTGCCGAAGGATGGGATGCCGTACAGAAAAATCCTGTTCTTAAAGCAGGAACCAAATTTATTGTTTATCGTGTTGGAACGTCCCCCGAACTGAAAGGTGTCAACGGGGGCAATGCGTTCGGGATCGAAGCCCATATACTGAACTGGAAAGAAGAAGGCGAAATCAAGGACGAGAAGATTTACTCCCATGAAGTCACGCTCACCAAAGATACAGGGGAGTACGAGCATATTGGTTTCAAGGGAAACCCAGAAGAAAAAGGAACTAACCCCCAAGTCGGGCGGGATCAGTATTTCTTCGGCACAGGCTACAGCTTCCCTAGCGACGGTGCGGGGTTCACTTCGAAACTAATAAAAGAAGTCCCTGTAAAGGACATATTAGCAGAAGCAGCGAAGGATGGAGATAATACACATCGTATTGCTACGGCCATAGACAAGGCGTTTTCTAATAAAAAACCGCTGTGGGATGAAAAGGGTAATTTTTCAGATTCTCTTGGCATTGATCGAAAAGACATGCCGCAGATTCAATCCTCAGACTTTCCTGAGTTCACTGAATTCGCTAAGAAGAAAGGTATCACCATTACACCAGAACAGGTACACCTTTCTTCTTTGAAGCCCACACAGAAGCACTTTAATGTGGAACAAGCGAAACAACTGACCCCCGAAGCTTTGAGTAAGCCGATAACCGTGTCAAAGGATAATTATGTTCTGGACGGTACGAACCGTTGGGCTAGGAACTTGGAATTGAATCCAGACGGTAAGGTTAACATCAACCGCATGTCGATCCCCGTTAGAAAAGCATTGGACTTGATGTTTAGCTTCCCCAAGGTGTTTTCAAAGACGCTGGCTCAAGTCGGTGCTACACAGAAGGGTGATAAGGTAGGCCATCCTTTCCGTGGGAATCAGTGGTCTGACTTAAGCCCTGTTGACGCGAGTAAATCAGGACACACCATATCCAGAGGCATAGAGGCTAACGTGGAAGCTAACATCGGCCTTTACCATAAGATAAAAGACGGAACGGCCACAGCCGAAGACGTTTTAGGTATGGTCGACACCAAGCGCGTAGGAAACTACTGGTACTCCCACCAAGACGGTGCTGGTTTAGATGATTCAAAAGAGTTTGCTTATACAGAGGAAGGTATTGATGGGGAAAACCGCAAAGAAGTAGAGAGCCGTTTTGCTGACGGACAGAAGCGTGTCTCTTTCTCTGTTTCTGTTGTCTTGGAAGGAAAACAGCCTGTTGGTTGGGACTCAGAAGACAACCCACCTAGCTTCGGGATGGGTAATTCCTACATCAATACAAAGAAGTGGAAAGAAGTGCAATTAACTGCCGTTCATTATAAAGCGGGGGATGGAAAGTGGCGCGCCATCCCCACAGACAGGAAAGTTAGTTTAGTTGGGCGTACCTTAAAACGTGATTTTTCACAGCTACTGAAAGGGGATAAGGACGGTCATGCTTTCCACGGCAATCAGTGGATAGACCATACAGGGCAAACAGAAACAAAAGAATTCAAGGCGTGGTTCAAAAGGAGTAAGGTAGTAGATAAAGAAGGGAAACCACGGGTGATGTATCACGGAACGAATTCTGACTTCACTGAGTTTAGCTATAAGGCACCACAGAAAACTGGCGGGTCAAAAACGCATTGGATGGGGTTTTTCTTTTCTAACAACCCTGAGTTTGCAGACAGGTTTACGCGGGGTGGTGGTTCCGGGGCTAACGTCATGCCTGTGTATCTTAGTATAAAGAAGCCGTACATAGCAACATCTGCTGATATTGACCGCTACAACGAAAACACAGAAGAACAGAATGATTTGGAGTCGGTTAATCTAGCTGAGAAGGGCTTTGACGGAATCTTTATCCACGGCAATACTGCTGACTCCAAGTATGATGAGATAGTTGCTTTTAATCCCGAACAAATAAAGTCTGCTGTTGGAAACAACGGTAAGTTTGACCCCAAAGACGCCAACATCACCAAAATGGATTTTGCGAAGATTCTGAAAGCGTCGTAGTGCGCTTTGTGTTTTTCAGGTTCTTGGTTATACTCAAACCATAGTAAATATCATAGGAAGCATCATGAAATTAAGCATCGTAGGAAAAGCCAACGTGCCTTCGGGTCTGGTTGAAATCTATTCTGATGGGGATGTAGTTGTCACCACTAGGACGAGATACGGCGTGGTGATGACAGATTTGCCTTATGCCGTAATGAAACCCCTATATGACTCTTTGAACTTGTCCCCCGATGATCCCCCGCCGATTGACCCGCAGGTAATCAACAAGCCCACAGGCAAACTGAAACCCCCCGCACGTATTGAGAAGACGCCTTCGGGATGGAAAACCAATATTCGTGTGGGCAAAGAAGATCGAGTCTATTTCTACCGCACGCGGGATCAGTCCAGAGCAGCAAAGCCAATACACAAGATTGGTGGGCCAGAAGGTCGTATCAAGTAACCATGTGGTCGCTCAATAATCTGACGCGGGATCAGATTGTCATGATCCTGCAACTACTCTATAGCCCCCACCTTCAGCAGCAGGTGTATATCGACTTCAAAAACCCTTATCGGGAGTTTCTTCCGTTTTGGGAAAATGCCGAGTTGCAGCAGAATTTTTTTAGGGGCTATGCACGGCACATAAAACAAATCCCTGACGAACTTTATCGTGGGAAACTTCTGTTCTGTTGAAATTACTTGCACGGAGTGCACATGGCAACCATTGTTTATCATGATTCCACGGTTAAATCGTTCTACCCTGATGGGCGGGTAATTAATCCTCTCCCTTTGTACGCGGTGGGTGTCATCGGGTGTGAATTCAACCACGGGAATATCGTCCCCATAGGGTCTACAACGCAGTGGTTTAGAACAAACATCGGTCTTATAGTTGAGTCGGGTGTTCTGGCACTGGTTACCGTCGTTCCTAACCTGAAGTACAAGAATCTTTCTAGCCCAACACCCGTTGTGGTGGTGCAGGGTTCGGGTGAGATTATCATTGGGTTATGGACGTTGGGGGGACTTACCAGCGTGATAGAGTATGGCGATAAAATAGCTCAGGTTAACTTTGCAAAGTCTGCTTGATGGAAAATAGCATCGGGTTGCGGTATTGGTCGCTATCTTCCGAGCTAGACCCTAGATGGTGTAAAAGCGACTTGGACGTGATTGCCCACCCAAGGGGTGTCAACGGCTTCGCTCAACTGAAATGTGGGGAGCTATCTGCACAGTTCGGGAACATACCTACAGACTTGAAGATAGTCATTGGCAAGCAGACCATAGGGCAGTGTTTTGGGTAATACGACAACACCGTTCTTCTTTTGGGTAATAAGGCACAAGAACGAAATCTTCAAAGCAAGAGCGCCTTTCATGTGCAACATCGCTTTTGATGATGATTCGTATTTTGTATTAGAAGTGCCCCGGCTAAATATGTGTGCCTACACCAAGAAACGATCTGACTTGATTAACGAAGTGGGCGAGCAGTTATCAATGCTATGGAAGGAATACGCCATGGCTGACGAGGCTACGCTGGATGATGGTGCGGCTATTTTGAAGCACGAACTTTTAAACACGTTTGAGAGAAAAGTAGATGTCTGAGTTGAACGTATTGACCACAGAACTTGAAACGGCACGCAAGATTTTCTGGTTGCTGGTGGAAGATCAGATTTTCCTGACCAGCTACAACAGCATAAAAGAAACGTGGGACGACGGTGCCTATCCTGCAATTAATTGCAACGATATTTTTGTGCCGGGGGCTGATGCGGAGAACTTAGCCGCAGAAGACTTGGACTTGTATATCGAAGCGGTGAAGAAGTGGCCGAAGACAGCGGGCTATGCGTGGTGTGCTGTTAAACGTGCGGCTAAGCCGTGGAGGAAGGTTGATTCAGCGAAGTGGGTTGATGACTACAACGCGGCTATAGATGGGATCACTGAGTTGTTTGTTCAACGAGACAAAAGGATTAAAAATGGAAACTAGACCCTCGTGGGATGAGTATTTTATGCAGATTGCCAAAGACGTAGCTGCACGGGGGAGTTGTCTGCGGCGTAAGGTGGGTTGTGTCATCGTAACCAAGCATAACAGAATCATGTCGACAGGGTACAATGGGAAAGCTGCGGGTTTGCCTAACTGCGACACAGTTAGCCACGAGATAGGTGCGGTTTATCCCCATGCCTGTTCTGCGGCATTTGCCCCTTCAGGTACGAACTTGGATGGCTGTGAAGCCCTTCATGCAGAGGATAACGCCTTGCTGTATTGTAAAAACGTAAGGAAAATATACACAGCTTACGTTACTGCATCCCCTTGTATTCGCTGCGTTAAGTCATTGTTGGGGACAGGGTGTAAGCGCATCGTTTTTGCTGAGCAGTACCCTCACAGTGCGTCTATGGATTTATGGTTAGCCGCAGGGCGAGAGTGGATTTACTTGCCTAACTCTTGACAAACTGTGCGTATCGTGTGATAATAGCCTATACACAGTTATACTAAGTTGTAACTATATTCGACTATACATAGGTATAAATATGACACCGTACACAACAACGGCGTACCCAACCAGCCCTGCAAAATTTAACCCCGTGTTTCGTGGTTTCCACTACGCATCGGTGGCTTGTGGTGATAATCTTGACGCCCCTGATTTTATACTGCGCGGGGATTTGTTTTGGGGTACGTGGACTCACGAAGCGCTGCCAGCCGTAGCCTACTCTCGTGGGTAATCACTATGTCAATACATACAGAAATAACCGCATCGGACTACATTAAGTATCGTGGGAAGTGCAAACAGCTTTGCGATGCTGCGTGTGTGGCTGATCCTTCTTTGACTTTGGTTCGTGGGCACTACTTCTGCCCCATCTGGAATACAAACGAACCGCACTGGTGGACGGTTAGGCCGAACGGTGAGATTTATGATCCCACCAAAAACCAGTTTCCATCAAAGGGCTTGGGTGAGTACGTTCCTTTTGATGGTGTTGTCAAGTGCGCTGAGTGCGGTAAGAAAATGAAAGAAGCTGAAGCACGCTTTGACAGCAACTACGCTTTTTGTAGTTCCCTGTGCAACATGAGGTTTGTGGGGCTATGATAAAAACAACGGGGCGATATGGAACACGCGAAGAACTGTGCTTTTTCGTCAATCGTTGGTACTACGGTTCGGAAATGAAGCAAGCTGAGATTGCTAGGGTGTGCCGTGTGAGCGAAGGCACTGTGGCTAACATAATTAAGAAAGACGAGGGGTATGATGCGTACATGGCTTCTATTGCTGCTGATCTTCAGTAGTCTGGTTAAGGCAGACCCAATCACATTGGATTTGCAAAACAACACGCCTTTGTTCGAGGGTGATGAGTGTCGTGTTTATACAGGGCAGGATGCTCTGCGTGCGGTGTATCAGTTAGTGGCGTCTACACGCATTCGTATTGAAGTTATTTCGTCCGTGGTGGAAGAACCAGCCTTCATCAAATTATTAGAAGACAAGGCGGCTTTCGGAAAGCGCGTGAAGGTGTACTCCAACACAGTCCTGCATGGTGTAGAGTCGCACAAGTTGGGTGAAGCCCAACCCAGTTCGCTGATCATCCTGTCTGATTCTACTTACATTGGCATAGGCAACATTCGCATGACGAAAGCCGTACAGCGGTATTCCAGTTTTGTGGTGTGCCGTGATGGGGAATCTTTTGACAGGATGAAAGAATCGGCAAAAGCCTACACTAGCGCTAGGAAATAAAGCATGTCGGTGTATCAAACAAATGTATGGGTGTGCGAAGTATGCGGCTTTGTTGAGTCCACGAGCGAAGAAACATCCCCGTACAGCGACCCTGTTGTACTCCCGCCGAGAGGGGTGGAGTGGGAGTATCTTAAAAAAGACGGAAAAGAGCTATTGGCTTGTCCCGCGTGCCAAGCAACTAACAAATGTAGTGTCTCTTCGTAGTAAGCTTCTAATATTGTGCACTGAGGGGTTTCTAGTATGGCAAAGCGGATAATTATTGGTATTGCGGGGGCAATGGGGGCGGGAAAGACGACTGCGGCTGATGAACTGGTTCGCCAGTTTTTCGTGTGCAAGCTATCCTTTGCCACACCGTTGAAAGAGGCTGCGTGTTCCCTCTTTGGATTGAAGCCAGAAGACTTCTCGCAAGGAAAAAGCGCAGTTGATCCCTATTGGGGGATTACAAGGCGGGAAATGCTACAGAAGCTAGGAACCGAATGTATGCGTCAAAACTTCGGACAAGATTTCTGGGTACGTAGAGCAAAACTTGCCGTAGGGAAGGTCAGAGAACACATGACGGTGGTGTTTGATGACGTGCGTTTCCCCGACGAAGCGAATTGGATACGTAACAACAATGGTGTACTGCTACGGGTCACCCGACCGCAGGAAGAAGACGTTCCCGGATCATCCCATGCCAGCGAAACACAAGAGTTTGAAGTTGACGCGACCTATGACAACAGTGGAACAAAACAACGCATGGGCATATACTTAGCTGAATTTTTCAGGCATACACAGGATAGATATGGAAGCAGGTGAGGTAGAATCCTTGCTAGGCAAGGTGATGTCTGTATTGGAGTCTCCCCTTGAAGAAATAGATCGCCAAGAGCTAGAGGGCACACGCGATGAACTGCTAAACGGCGTGATCCCCGATGTGGATTCTGTGGGGTTCCTGATAGCTGTGCACGATGCACTTGATATAGCTTGACAAAACAAGAACAGGGCGCTATACTTGGGCTATTGAAATTACTTGCAACAAAACAACGGAGTGTTTATGAGTGCTGAATTTTACCCTGTAGGTTTTGGTTCCCCTTCGGAAGCGTCTATCGACGTTCTTGGGGGTAAAGGGCTTAACCTTTTGAAAATGGCTGGTCTGGGGATCAATGTCCCCCCGGCAATCATTCTCCCCACTACGCTTTGTGCGGGTATCAACGCGGGTACGGAGTCCACTGCGGCACTTGCCCTGCAAGCCTATACTTACATTGATGAAATCGAAAAGAAGTTTGGCTATCTGCCACTTTTCTCTGTTCGTTCGGGCGCTAAGGTTAGCTGCCCCGGCATGTGCGAAACAATCCTAAACGTTGGCCTGACTTCAACCACGATTAAAGCGTGGGAAAAGCGCATCGGTGAACGTGCGGCTTGGGACTCGTATCGTCGTCTGATTCAGATGTTCGGTTCGGTGGTGTTCAATATTTCTTCCAGCAAGTACGAAGCGATTCTGGATGACGTTAAAGAAGTAGAGAAAGTTTCTACGGACGCCGAACTGTCGGTTCAATCCCTTAAAGTAATCTGCGAACTTTTCCTTGGCATCACGCCAGACTTCCCACAGACGTTCAAAATGCAATTGCGTCGGGCAATCAAGGCGGTTTACGGTTCGTGGAATACCGACCGTGCGATTACCTATCGTAACCTGAACAAGATTCCGCATGACTTGGGGACTGCTTGTATTATTCAGGCAATGGTTTTCGGTAACATGAACGACAAGTCAGCTACGGGTGTTCTCTTTTCTCGTAACCCCGCTACAGGCGAAAATAAGGCGGTTGGTGAGTACCTTGTTAACGCTCAGGGCGAAGACGTGGTTTCTGGTGTGCGTACACCTTTGCCGATAGAGTCGATGCTTGAATGGAATACTGACAGCTTCGCACAGTTGATTCTAACGGCTGACAAGCTTGAAAAGTCGTTTGCCGACATGCAAGATATTGAATTCACTATTCAAGACGGTGAACTGTTTATCCTGCAAACTCGTAATGCCAAGCGCACGGCAAAAGCTGCGGTTAAGGTGGCGGTTGACTTGGTGTTTGAGGGCGTGATTGATCGTAAGACGGCATTCTCGCGTATTTCGTATGATCAATACCTCATGGCAAGTCGCCCTGTGATTGATCCTTCGTTTTCTATTGCCCCTACGGGTAAAGGACTGGCTGCGTCAACGGGTTTTGCTACGGGCGTGGCGGTGTTCTCATCGGAAAAAGCTGTTGAACTGGCGAAGACAAAAAGTGTTATTCTGCTGTCCAAGGAAACCACTCCTGATGACATCGCAGGGATGAATGCGGCTGTGGGGATTCTTACCCAAACAGGGGGATCATCCTCACACGCTGCGGTGGTGGCTCGCGGGATGGACAAGGTTTGCGTGGTCGGTTGCCTTGACTTGACTCAGGGAAAGACTGTTTCGGGGGGCGACTATTGGGCGTTGAACGGTGCTTACATCGCGGAAGGTGAAACCAAGATCACGATTGAGGGTGATACGGGCAACATTTGGGTTGGTAGCGATGTTCCGATAATTGCGGCTGATAGCAATACCGAACTGAGTACGTTATCTGCGTGGGTACACGGTGAAGTTTCTTTCGTGCCGCTGGTTACATCGGGTACTTACGGCTATCTTGACACACGTGAGTTTGATAAGAACCCCGACCATCTGAAGCATGTTGCTAACGACTTTGAAGGGATCATTTCTATCGCTACGTCAGTCGAATCGGTTGTTGAATATGACAAGCCGCTGTTTGAGTTGTTTGAACTGTTCGACTACAAAAAGGTGTCAAGAAGCAAGCTGGACAGTCTGGCTGAAGCTAAGCCGACGAAGCCTGTGGCGATTGATCTTGGCTTTTTTAGCGTAACCCACAAGCTAAAAAGCAAGCTGACGGATGTTGGTTTTTCTTTGATCGAAGAAGTCAATTCTGTCGAAGATTTGCTTTTCGCCAAAGGAACCGTGAAGTTTGGCGACGGTTTGGCGAATAAAAAGGATGCCGTGGGTAAAGTGCTTGAATTGAAAGGCTTTTCTGGCGAACCCCTCACGGAGCTAGTGATTGCAGGGGATAGCGTTCCTTCAGTTGTTTCTTATCAGAAGTTGGTTGCTTCTGAAGACGTTGTTTTGAAGTCCCTTCTGAGTGCTTGATTAACATGACTATTTACAATTCAAATAACTTCGTACAATTTAACCCCGTGGAGTTCTGCGGGGGGATTGACATGGAGTGTCCTAAGTGCTGTAGCGTTTCTGCGCGGTATATCGAAGACCACACGGGCGTTTTTCTAAAATGCTTTTGTGGTTTTCTAAAACTGGTTCAATCGAAGTATGCGGATGGTAGTCAGACTGACCATATTGACATCGAAGAAGAAGTCACTCTACCAAGACGCGGAACAAAACTTTTGTGTGCCTTGGGCGCGTTATTTGCCATTGAACCCGCAAGCACCAAGCATGTTACTGAACTGGTTAACCAAAGCGCGGAAGTTGCACAGACCAGTTCGGATGTGGCATCACAACTTACTATTCTCAGATACAAGGGTCTTGTTGAAATAACCGACTACAAGCGCGGCATCGTCGGCGGCAGCACTTGGATCACCACGGACACAGCTAAACGATTGATGGGGCGTTAATATGGGTAAAGGATTATCTTTGGGGGTGTCTGAGGGTAGGGTGATTTACCTTGGGGACACTCCGTTGACTGTCGTGTATATATCCCCTCGTAAAGATGAGATGGTGGTGTCTGTGAGGGGCACTGAGTTCGTGCTTGATGCGGTGGATTACATTGAGGTCATCCCCGATGTTTATGTAGGCGTTGGGCTTCCTGACCACGAGAAGACCAGAACACAAGCCCACATACTTATCAGCGCCCCACGTTCTGTCGTCATCCTACGCGACAACAATCGAGACAAACGAGTTGACAGTACGCTACAGTACCAGTAAGCCTTCGCCGGTTGAGGCCGCACCCACCACACCAACGGTTGTTACTCCGCACACACCGCGAAGAAAACGGATTGATGGGCGTACAGACGTGCGTACAGAAGGTCGTGGGTACTTGCGGGGTGTAGTTAGGCACAAGCCGCACGTTGAAGTGCTTGACAAACCAGAACCACAGGTATATACTCATAAACAATATGTGCGTTGTGCATTCTGCAATGACACAAAACGGATTCTCGTGATAGACGATTGTGACTGTTGTGGTAAAGACAAGAACTGTCGTAAGTGCCACGGGACAAATGAAATACGAAACACTATACCTTGCCAAGAGTGCAAGACGAAAGGGCGATAAATGTCTGCTGTACAAAATTTTGATTTCTCTTTTGGTGGATCACCCCGCAGGATTGTGGGTGGCCCTTACCGTGTCAAGCCTGATGGTTTTTTCGGCGTGAAGATGGCAAAAGAGATTAATCATCCTTGCAATATCGACATCCCCACAGAAGATTTTTCTGTGCCGGATAAAGAAGATTTGGATCGCGGGATCAGGCAAGCGCTTATCCCAATCGCACGCAAAAAACCGATGTATGTCGGGTGCATGGGGGGTATTGGTCGGACTGGCCTGTTCTTTGGTGCGCTGATGACTCTGCTTGGCGAAGAAAAAGCCGTTCAATACGTGCGAGACAACTACAAGAGCCACGCCATTGAAACGAAAGAACAACAAGCGCTAGTGACGGACTATAGCCCTAGCCTAAAAACCAAGGTGACGTTGGAAGTGGCGAAAGTAATTGCATTGTTCTATTGACAAACTTATGGCAGTGTAGTATCCTCAAGCAATACTGAATCAACGGAGTGATTATGAATTTAGAGCATTACAAAAAGGCGTTGCTATTCAAGCAGCAAGACGTTAGTGGGACTCCACTGGTGTCTACGGCACAGCAACTCTCAAAATACCTCAAGGCGAATACGTCAGTCGGTGTTGAAGAAGAAGCGATTCTTTTCTATCTTCTCAACGACGCTTTTGGCCGTCTGGGTTCACAATTCGACAAAAAAGAAAATCTGTCCGAAGAAGCGGACGCCTTGGCTCGGTTGTATCTGAAAAAAGCGTCTGAAAGTTCTGCTCGCCTGTTCTACTACATCCTTACCATTATTACACGCGAAGCTAGGCACGCCCCTTCACACTGTATTGCTAAGCTTGACCCGCAGTACAAGATCACTGAGTTCATCAAGGGGCTAAAAAGTAACGCCTCGTCAAGTACAGCGGCGGATTACATGAAAGATGGCTGCGCGTCTACGCTCAGCGGTGTGTCTTTGGGCGAGTACGTGGCGGGGATTGTTGACGTGTTCAAGAAGTGGGGCAACCCAAACAACTTTGGTGGGAAGCCGTGGGCTGAAATCGCTGAAGTTCTGAGGAAAGTCGTTTTCGGTGAAATTTCTCTGGAATTGATGAATGACTTGTCGTGGTCGCTTGCACACAACAACGGCCCGATGTTCAACAAGGGCATGCTCTACGACCACTACACAAAAGAGTTGCTGAAGATTCTTGACGTGCAGCGCTCGGGGCAGATTAGGGAGTACGTAGCTAACGGTGAACTTGGTAACTGTACGCACGCTCTGCATGATGCTTTGTCGGCTATTGATGCCTGTTTGCCTTGCCCAGACCCGCTTTATGTTGATTGGTTCAAGGTAGAGGCGCTAGGCGCTTTGGGTGATTATCCAAGTGAAAAAGCTAAACAGGTAGCAGCACACGGGGCGTATTCTAAGGCGTATGCGAAGAAACAAATTTATGTCACGCCCAAATCGTATGCTTCTGTGATTGAACGGAGTGCGGCATGAACAAGCCGATGGATTGGGATTCTTGGAAGAAAGCAAAAGACCTTGCTTTGGCGAGTCGTACTGGCTCATCAAAAGGAAAAGTCATACCTTTCAATGACGCCAAAGCTACGTTCAGCACCAGCAAAACGAAAGCACCTGTGCGCGTGACTAAATCAACTCTCCCGAAGTGTGCACACAGCCACCCCGCGTTGGCAATAGGTGACTACAAAATTTACGGTGGGTCATGTTTAGACCCCGTGGTTAAAGACGCCGATGTTTACGTGGGCTTTGAGCGGAGCATGGAACAGTTCAAAATCTATCCGTGGTCTGGTCGTATCGCCTTCGAATTCCATATCGTAGACAGCGGTGTTCCTGACAACATCGTTGAATTCAGGAAGCTGCTGGGCTATCTTGAAGACGCCTTGAAATCAGGGAAGAAGGTGCACTTGGGGTGCATTGGCGGACACGGAAGAACGGGTACGGTGCTGGCTGCTCTGGTTATGCACATGACGGGCAACAAAAACGCCATTGAGTACGTGCGAACAAACTACTGCAAAAAAGCGGTAGAGAGTCAAAAGCAGATTGATTGGCTCAACAAGCACTTTGGTATCGACAAGGTTGCCCCGTCAAAAACTTACCCCATAGCGGCACGGTACGGTGAGTACGAAGATAAGTATTACTCCGCGTTGGGTGTGGATAAGGGTTTTTATGCGAACAGGGAGCTAGACTTTTCTTCGTCAGGTTTACAGAAGGGGCACTCTGTTATTGCAAAGTCAACAAAGGGTCACGGCTCGGATGGGTACGTACAGACATGTAGCGTAACCCCGGTCAAGGTAAAAGGCAACGTTTGGGGGTTCTGAAAAAATTCGGGTTGCTGTCGTCGGTGTTTACTGGCGACTCTAAGGGTGTCAGTGATAGCACTGTGCTTGACAAACTGAATAAAACGGACTATACTTCTAACAAATTAACTGCAACGGAGTGCGAAATGGCGATTATGTATAACAAAGGAACAGACTACTCAATTCTTAAGAGTTTGGGCGTGCCGAACGACCAATTACAGATACTTAAGTTTTCTTGTGTTATCTTGTCTGTTGGCACGGACATCATCCGACTTGAAAAGGGTCAGTACAAACTTGAACTTTCGTTCGGTTCCCTTGGCGTTGGCAATGCCGTCAAGAACCCAAAAGCCACGATCAAGGTGGGTACGCTAGACGGTGGGGTATCTTTTCTACCGGCAGATTTAGCCGTTGCTAATTTCGTTTCTACGTTCATTTCCGAGATTGTGAATACGGCCAGTAGCATTGATAACCTTGGTGTGCTCGTCCCTGATTCCCCCAGTTCATTCATCAGCAAGCCGAAAAAGATTCATTACGACCCCAACACAAACATTACTACCGACAGTGTAGGTGCGAAAACTTTAGGTGAGTTGCTGAAGGAAAAACTGACAACTATCCCCGAAGTAACTCTGGAAGATAACTACGCCAGTCTTCCTGTGGTTAAACTCCGCGATGCGACGGTGCTGTATCAACGTGTGGAAGGGACTGATCCTTCGTCGGTTTATCGGCTGGTGGCTGCAAATGACAAGGTTAAGATGGCTGTTCGCGTGAAGCATGGCGTCACGCTTTCTATCCGTCTTGAGGGCACTATAAGCGATACTGTAGCGAATAAGCTGATTGGGTACGGACTCTCGAAAAAGAATTCGGGGCACTACAGCGGTCATTTTGACTGCAAGCAGTGCACGCCTGAGAATTTTATTGGCGCACTCATTGTGGGGTCTGGAATCCGCTTTACTACCCCCATCCCCGACTACAGCAAGGTGTCCAAGTGAAGCTTGTAAAGGACATATCCAAGGAAGATTTCAGCGGTCTTGCTATCGGGGACGGCTTTGAAACACGGGGGGTTTTCTTCGGGGTTAGTGGCGAGCCTTTGGTTTGGACGCTGCGTGAAATTTCCTACTCACGTGAGTACTTCTTTACGGTGACCTATTTTGGTGTTTTTGTGGGGGAGTACTGTGTGTCCAATGGCGTAGCCACGGAGCTAGCATGAGAAAAGAATTCAACGATGAAATAACTTCGCTGGCTGATGTTCTTCAGATTACCGTGGACATGCATTCGCGTGATAATAGCACTTTGCTCACTGGTGGACGGCTGTTTAAACTCCCTCTAAGCAGTGCTGCGGGTGAAGACGCTGACTTGCATGTACGCGCTAAAATAGAAGGTTCCTTTGTCGCAGAAGGGAGTGCAGCGGTGCTGGTGCATCTTAAAGGGCGGCTGTTCGTCTACCTGAGTTGTACCAAGGAAGATAAGTCTTCCTCTTACGGGGATTGTTTGCTAGACTTGCGCATTCTTGACGCGGGTAAAGGGGGCGTCAGGATGCTGCGGATAGCGGCACACGATGTTAGCATCGGCATAGCACGAAAACTATTAAAGCCTTACACCAAAGCTGTATTTAAAAAAACCACCAAAGACGTTCAATGGAAGGCTGTGGATGGGAAAGCTTATACTGTGGTCAAAGGGAATAGACCCCAACCAGTCAAAGATGTTGCCGCCTCTGTTGAAGGGAACGGGTGTAACGTGTAGGAACATCGGATTCAAGGAAGGGGAACTTCCTGAGTCGGCTGTGGGTGATGTAGTTATAGCATTAGGAAATCACCCCCTAGATGAGCTAAAAAAGCAAGGCATCGTCCCCAAGAACCGAACGATAGGTTCAATGCGCGGTGTAGAAAAGGCGCTCCCATCGGGGGCGTCTTTGTTCGTCTCGTATTCCTTCAGTATCAGGTCAGTTGACTACTCCCTGTCGATTGACTTGTGCGGGGACATAAAACTTGCGGTAAGAAAGCTGCTTACAGGGAGTGTCAAGCCCCCCGCTTTGGATTTCCAGTGGGTGCAGGACTTAACGGGCGTGATAGAGCAGCTAGACGCCTTGGTAGCGTCAAAAAAGACTATGGTGGACGTAGCAATAGACCTTGAAACCACGGGTCTGGTTGCGTATGACAAGTCCACATGGATTGTCACCTTTCAAATCTCGCTGGATACCAAATCATCCCGCGTCATCCATTTCGATCAAGACTTTCAACCCAGAAACCCGAAGGGCGCGGCTACGTGCCGTGAAGAACTAATCTGGCTTCAAGTCAACTACATCCTTACTCACCCCCAAGTTTCGATGAAGGGGGCGAACCTAAAGTACGATCTAAACTGGCTGCACGAGAAGTGGGGGATTCACTGCACCAACTTCAAGATGGACACCCTGTTGGTGGGGAGTCTGCTGGACGAAAACCGTTCTAATAGTTTGAAAACGCACGCTCACGTTTACACGATCTACGGGGGGTATGAACTAGAGCTAAACCAGAACTACGACATAGCACGCCCCCAAGACGTTCCGCCTGATGTTCTTCTTCCGTACTGCGGATACGATACGACAGTCTGCCTAGAAGCTGCGGAGAAGATGCGGCACGAGCTAGTTACTTACCGCTACCCTGCAACCTTAGACGGGGTGGGTGATGTGCACGACCTTCCCATGTTGGCTAACTTTTACATAAAAATCCTGCACCCTGCCGCACGGGCGTATGAAGAAGTTGAGCAAGTCGGTGTTCTGGTCGACACGGTTTATTATAATAAATTCAAGCGTGAGCTACAGGCTGACACAAAAAACAACGCTGTACGTGCCCTAGCCATGCTGCCGGGGAGAATAAAAGCCAAGTACAGAGACAACTTGGACTTGTCCCGAGCGGCTATGTTGGGGTGCTTCTTCTTTTCAAAATTGGGCATGAAGTTAAAGCCCGTAATGTTTACCCCGAAGCCCGACAAAAAGACAGGACTACCCAAACCATCAACGGCGATGGAACACTTCTTGAAGTTCGAGAAGAATCCTGTTGCTGCACCCTTCATCAAAGTGGTGAAAGAGTACAAGGACATTTCAAAAACCCTGAGCACTTACGTTGTGGGGTTCATGAAGCATCTTCGGTATGACGACCGTTTTCATGCAGGGTATTCATTGTATCGGGGTGCGTTGGAAAGCGATGAGCGTGACGCTGGTGCTGTATGCTTTCCTTCTGGTGAGCTAATACTAACCAATCGCGGTTACTTGCCTATTGAAGACGTAAAGATCAATGACTTAGTTATCTCTCACACAGGGGAACCGAAAGCTGTTTTTGATTTTATACCCAACGGTATTAAGCCGATTAAAAAGGTAACTCTGTCTAACGGTTTGTCGCTACGGACGACGAATAACCACCCCTACCTTTCTAATGGTGCGTGGGTTAATGCCGAAGATTTGAAAGTCGGGGACTCCGTTACTGTCCATTCAGACGTTGAGGTATGGAAGCCCGTTCCTGATTGGGGCTACTCAGTGTCTAGTTGGGGGCGCGTCAAGTCACACTACAGCGGTAAGATTATAAAGGCGCATCAGAAGGGTAAGTGGGGGCATTTAAAAGTTCAATTTGCGCGGAACGGTTCTCAGGTCAGGGGAGAAGACCGCAGAGATTTTTCTCTGCATAGATTAGTGGCGTTAGCCTTCATACCAAACCCCGAAGGACATACCGAAGTTATGCACTTGAACGGCATTGCTTGGGATAACACGGTTGGAAATCTAGCTTGGGGTTCTGGGAAAACCAATCGTGACGATGCTTCGCAGCAAGGGCGGCTTAATAAGACACGCGGATCACAGGCAAAACTAACATGGGAGTCTGTGCAGCTAATTCGTGCGTCAACATTAAGCGACGGTGTTCTTGGCAAGATGCTTGGTGTGGCTAGGGAAAGTGTGCGTGACGCCAGAACAGGCAAACGGTGGAATAAAGACCCGCAATGGACGTACCCCAATAATTTTTATGAAGCATCCGTTGTTTGCATTGAAGACCAAGAGCCTGAGCCTACCTTTGGTGTTTCAGTGGCGGATAACTACTCGCATGTGTCGGGGGGCGTGGTAACGCACAACACAGGCCGCATCTCAATCACAGACCCGGCGCTTCAATGTTTAGAAGGTAGCACTACAGTCTTGACCGAAAAGGGAGAACACACTATACTCTCTGTGGTTCAGGGCGTAGAGCGCGGGGAAGGATTTACGGTACTAACCCATACTGGTGAGTGGAAGCCCGTGATTGGTGCTTATCGTAACGGTGTACAACCGTTATTGCGGATTACCACTAAATCAGGGGCAACTGTTGAATGCACAACTAATCACCCGTGGTTAACTGATATTGGGTTTGTTAAAGCCGACAAACTAGAAGTTGGGGCTTCGGTGTGGAGATACTATGAAGAAGCAGCGCGTGGTGGCGGGGATGAAAATAGGGCGTTGGACAGTCGTGCAGGACTTGGGTACGATTCTGGACGGCCATCGGAGATACGTCTGCCAGTGCGAATGTGGAACCATTCGGGAGCTTCGGGCGGGGTCACTGACTGTAACGACTCCGAGCATGTCTTGTGGTTGTTACAGGCGGGACAGGCTAACAACACATGGTCACAACCGCAGAGGGAAGACATCATCTACCTATTGGTCATGGCAGCACATGCTGTCCAGATGTTACAACCCGAACGACAAAGACTACAAGGACTATGGGGGGAGAGGGATCATAGTCTGTTCTTCTTGGAAAGAGTCATTCGAGATATTTCTGAAAGACATGGGGGAGAAGCCACAGAAGAAATCATTAGACAGGTTGGATACGAATGGGAATTACAGCTTAGACAATTGCAGGTGGGCGACAGATTCGGAACAGGCGCGGAATCGCAGGGCCAGTGTCTACATCGAATTTATGGGGGAGAGAAAGCACCTAATCGAGTGGGCTGTTCAGATGAACATGAAACCAGCTACGTTAGCCGCGAGGCTGCGGAGAGGGTTGAACCCGACAGTAGCCCTTACCATGCCTGTCAAGCCTTGGTGGGGGGATTCAGTAAAGACTGCATCGTAAGCATTGAAGCCATAACACCAGAAGAAACTTTTGATTTAACTATCGCGGGTAGCCATTCATTCATTGCTAACGGGATGGTAGTGCACAATACAGTGCCCAAGAAGACGAAGTGGGCAAAGCCGTTACGCAGGGCGTATATTGCCCCACCCGGATTTGTGGTGTGCAATATCGACTACGGGCAAGGGGAATTACGCATAGCCGCAGATTTAAGCGGTGACCCTGTGATGTTGAACGCCTATGCCAACGACCTTGACTTGCATGCGGTTACGGGGGCGGGTCTTGCCAAGATTGATTTTGAAACGTTCATGTCCTACAAAGACAATGAAAACCCCGCCCTAGCTAAGATTTACGAGGATAAGCGTCAGGCGGCAAAGGGAGCTAACTTCGGCTTGGCTTTACCTTCAAATAGTGTTTGCTTAACTAGCAATGGCAATATTAAAATCCAAGACGTAGAAGCACACCATAAACTGTGGGACGGATTGGAGTGGGTTAATCATGACGGTATTATTCATCAAGGGTGGTTCGAAGTCTTTGAATGGGACGGAGTTAGCGCAACACCAAACCATAACGTCTGGACAGAAGACGGAAGAAAAATCGAATTGCAGCAAGCCGCTAAAGAAGGTGCCAAGCTTGCAAGAACTGCAAGCGTTTCTGGAAAGCCGATCCTTCGGTACGATGACGTTAGCAAAGGGGGAGTCTCCACGGTTCTATTCGGACATAGTGCGAATGGATTGCTCTCTGTGCGGAACCTTTCATCAAGTTCGAGCAAGGGACTTATACTTGGGGCATACCCTTGGTGGGAAATGTGCAAGAAGGGACAAGTATCACGGAGACAAACGCGCCCAAGTTTTAGGGGCACGTTACGACTGTATGGTGCAGCGTTGCAACAGAGATACACACAAGCAGTCAAAAGACTACAAAGGGAAGGGAATAAAGTGCTTGTTCGAATCACGAGAGCATTTTATTCGTTGGGCGTTGGAAACATTCCCTGTGGGGAGTTACAAGGGTTTGGAGTTCGACAGGATAGACAACAAAGGACACTACTCACCAGAAAATCTTCGATTAGTCTCAAGTTCAGAGAACCATCGCAATTTGGATCACAACGTCTTCCTGACGTATCAAGGCGTGAAGATGTTTTGGGCGGATTGGAAAAGTCCTTACCATCCCCGAAGAACACAAGCGTTTGCCAAAGCGGGTTTAACGGGAGGGCAGATAATTCAGCGAGCCAAGGATTCAATCGCCAAGAAGTGCAAAAATTGGAGAGTGTTGCAACAACGCCTAGAGACTCTTGGTTATGCGCCGACTACGGGGATAACGACACCTACGTTTACTTTTATGGGGATCGTGACCCCGTGGAAAGAATGGAAAAGCCCTTACAGCTTGGAGAAGACGAGAGAACTGGTGTACGCGGGGTTGTCAGGGGAACAGATTATCGAGCGATGCAAGAACGTAATCGCAAAGAAGCAGAAGAATTACGAAGCCTTGGCTTTAAAACTGAAAGAGTTAGGGTATATGATATTCTGAACGCTGGCCCCCGCCGAAGATTCACTTGCTCGGGTGTTCTTGTGTCAAACTGCTACGGCATGGGCGCAGAGGGTTACAGGGACTATGCAGAGATAGCCTACAGGCACGTTATGACCTTGGAAGAGGCTACAATTAACCGTGATTTATTTTTCGAAACTTATAAATACCTTATCCCATGGCACGATAGGTACAAGGACTTCGCCAAGAAGTACGGCTACACGCACTCCCCGCTAGGTCGAATTAGGCATTTACCGTTGTTGAATAGCTCAGACAAGCAGGTAGCGTCCAAGGAACTGCGTAGAGCAGTCAACTCGCCCGTGCAAGGCTGCTTGTCTGACATGTCTTTGTGGGCAACATCAATTATGCATCGTGAAGGCTTGACAAAGAAAGCCCCGGTGGTGATGATGTGTCATGATGCGTTGGTGTTTTATCTTCCCGAAGACAACGTGGAGTATTACGCGAAGCGGTACAAAGAGATTATGGAGAATCTTCCCTTTGAACAAGTGCATTGGAAACCGAAGGTGAAGTTTTCCTGTGATGTGGAAATTGGCCCCTCGTGGTCTGCGCTCACCAAGCTTAAGTTATAATAGGGGGTAACTTACTAAATCGTAGGAATAAATGACAACTAAAAAAGACAATGTTATGTTATACACACACAGTAGGATAACAGATGACGTTGTGTTTTATGTGGGTATCGGTGCGCGTGGTCGCCCTTGGAGTGTCTACGCCAGAAACCCGCATTGGCACCGTACCGTAGCAAAGCATGGCTACATGGTCAACATATTGCAAAGTGGTTTGAGTTGGGGAGATGCGTGTAAAAAAGAGAAGCAGCTTATTGCCGAGTATCGAACTGTAAGCGGCAAGGTTTTAACAAATTTAACGGAAGGCGGCGAGGGTGCTTACGGATTAATCCACTCTGACGCTACACGAAATAAACTCAGGGAATCGGCAAAGTACCGTAAGCCTGTTTCTCAGGCCACAAGGGATAAACTACGTAAGTGTTTTTCCGCTGTTTCTCTTAAGAACTTATTAGATTGCCACGCCAGAAACAAGGGTAAAAAGTTGCCTGATGAAGTCAGGGCTAAGATTAGTTTAGCTCAAAAAGGGAGGGTTACTACAGACGAAACAAAAGCCAAATTACGTGCTGCTAACTTAGGGAAGGCACATAGCCCGTCTGTGAAAGCTAAAATCAGTGAGTCACATAAAAAACTAGAGTTCACAGCCGAACGAAAAGCGCAGCTTGACGCGGCTAGGGCGGCACGCCCACCAGTTTCAGAAGAAACACGTGAAAAGTTGAGGATTTCTCATTTAGCGTACTACGCTAAACGCAGGGATGAAAATAAATCATTGACCCTTACAGAAGAGCAAAAAGCGAGGAAGCGTGCTAGCACTCTAAGAAATAGGGAAAAAGCTAAAGGTGTGACATGAAAGAAATTGTGGCGGTGATGATTGGGACGACTATCACAAGGGACAAAAAGACGTTTTTAGAAGCCTTACAAAGTAATCGGAACATTGGTCTATTAGATCGTAAGCACATGCAGTTCATGGCCGCATGTGACTTGGGGGATCGTTGGCGTGCACTGGCTGAAGCAGATACTTTATTTTGTGTGGATGATAAAGGGGAGTATCATCCCCCAAAGGAAACCCATGACGCTTGAACTGCTTTATGGCGGTAGTGCTTCGGCTAATGCCGTTCATGCCTACCTGCACAGAAGAAAACGGTTGTGTGCCTACGGTGCAAGCTGCCCAAGGTGCGGAACACGAAACCAAGTTCAACTGGTGGAGTACCTTAATCCACCCGCACGGTGGAAGTGCCGGTCGTGCAAACAAAAGTTTGTTTATGAGCCTCTAATAAAGGTAGAATGCAAGTAATTGCAGCATCCCTTGGGGCTAGACATGATCAAATACGCAAAATCTGTAGACGACAACGGTGACGGCCCACAGATTCATTTTATTAGAAAAGCGTCCAAGAAGGACACACAGGTAGTGACTTCTGATGTTCTCATCATGGAAGATGAGTTTCAGGGTCTGTACATTTCTAATAAAAAAAATACTAACGTAGTCATTGAACCACCCTTCAATCCCCTTGTTCTAGCGTCCTTAGTTACCCGAAACAACATTCTTCAGCAATGTATCACGACGATGGAAGTCAACATCGACGGTACGGGTCACACGTTTGATTTACTTGAGCCTGAAGAAGACAAGGAAACAGGGGACGTTGGTGGAGGCGATACAGAAGTTAAAGAGCCTGAACCCCTAAAGGACAGTGCACCCGCTTCCGAGGGGACAGCAGTGGCTAAAGTGCTAAAGTTCGCAAAGAATCCCACAGATATACCGCAGGACGCCTTTGCTAATACACCCCAACCTAACCCCTCAACTACCGTTCCTGTACCGTCTAATCCTGCAACGGCTGTGGGCGCTGGGCCTAAAGAAACAGAAGAATCATCCCCCGAAGTGGATAAAGAAAAGGAAATGCTTGAGCATTTCTTTGATGAGCCTTTCCCCGGCATGTCCTTCGTTACACTGCGCAGAAAGCTGCGTGTTGATTTAGAGGCGACCGGAAACGCTTACATGGAAGTCATTCGGAATCTCAAAGGCGAAGTTGTCTTCCTTCGTCACCTAGAATCCGTCATGATGCGTCTGGTTAAGCTGGACGCCCCCGTGAATGTGGATGTCGCCGTGATGCGCGGCGGCACTGAAATCACAGCAACACTACCCATGCGTGAGCGCCGTTTCTGCTACAAGGTGGGGGCAAATCTTGTCTTTTACCGTGATTTTGGATCATCTCGCCAAGTTAACAAAAAGACAGCGGCGTGGATTGAGCCTGATGATAAAAACGTAGATCAATCCTTGCTAGGCTCTGAGGTTATTCACTTCACGGTCAACAAGGACTTCAGAACACACTATGGTTTGCCTCGCTGGATAAACAACCTGCCTTCTGTACTTGGCTCACGAAAAGCCGAAGAATACAACCTTGAATTCTTTGATTCAGGCGGTATCCCCCCGGCAATCATGTTCATCCAAGGCGGTGCGCTGGTCGGTGGTGTGAAAGAACAGCTTCAGCACTTCCTGTCAGGTAAAGCATCCCAAAAACACAGGGCGGCTATTGTCGAAGTCACGTCTACTTCAGGTTCTTTGGACTCCGCAGGGTCAGTTCAAGTGAAAACAGAGCGGTTTGGTTCAAGCGTGACAGACTTCATGTTCCAGAAGTACGACGATCAGACCAAAGAGCACATCAGAACATCGTTCCGTATCCCCGGCGTTCTAATAGGAATCAGTAACGATTACAACTTGGCAACGTCTATCAGCGCCCTCAAATCCGCAGAGGCGCAGGTGTTCCAGCCTGAGCGTTTTGAATTCGATGAAGTCATCAACAAGAAGATTTTGAAGGCGTTGGGGGCTAAACGGTACAAGTTCACGTCCAACCCAACCGTGTTCACCAACGACGAGATTCAAATACAATCCATGCAGTATGCCGCCCCTGTATTGGGTGGTGAGGAAGTTGTGAAGACGCTCAACGCCATTACAGGCTTGTCAATGGAGTATTCTGAGGATAAAGACCCCACCAAACAGCAACAACTGGGTATGGGGGGCGATATGAGCGACGGTATGGGTGGCGGTGACCCAAGTGGCTACGGGGATAGTCCCGATACAGGCTACTCACCCCAAGGACAGCCAAACAATTTCAATTCTGATGCTCAGTGGGGAAATAATCCCCCCGCGTTTGGTGGAAATGAAATGGGAAGCCCTCCCCCCACAGGGGCTAACGCCACGTATTGAAAGAAGCCCTACGGGGCTTTTTTATTAGGTACGCTGCCTCTGTAGTACCCTTGTAAAAATTCTATTTTGCGGGGTTCCCATGTCCGATCAAAGCACAGTATTCAAAGCCATAAACGACGAGCAACGGATTGTTCAAGTCGAAGTTTATGCTCCCAACTCCCCAGACAGCGACGGCGACATCATGGATGCGCCGACCATTGAGCGCATGGCACATGACTTCATGCGAACCAAGAAGCTGGACAAGATCGACGTGCAGCATGACAACAACAGCTACAAGGGTCTGTCGATTGTTGAGTCTTTCATTGCCAGAAAGAATGACGATACATTCATCCCCGGCTCGTGGGTTGTAGCGATACACGTCAACAACGACGCCATTTGGGACAAGATCAAAAAGGGTGAAATCAACGGCGTGTCCATTGAAGCCTTGGTCAGCAAGACCCCCCACGTGCTTGATATTGACATTCCCCCGGTAGTCAATGGACGAACCACAAAATCTGAAGACCACGAACATGAATTTTTTGTCACGTTTGATAACGCAGGCAAGTTCATGGGCGGCAGAACGAACATCATCAAAGGCCACTACCACGATATTCGGGCGGGTACTGTAACCATGGATTCTGACGGTGTGGGCTGCGGCAATCACAGTCATCGCTTCTCGTTCGTAGAGGGTTTCAACGTGCCTTCCGACATCATCAACAAAGAAGAAACGCTGGTGCTTAAAGCTGATCCTGATAACGACCCTTGCTCTTTCCCCCTGCTCGCATCTACATTGATGGAAGCCAGAAATATCACGCACAAGCTGCATCTGGCAACCCACAGCTTTGCCAAGCACTTGGCTTTGGATGCGCTGTACAAAGTCCTTCCTGACTTGACTGACGCTCTAATAGAAAGCTGGATGGGTAAGTATGGGGTTATTCCTGTTTACCCAGCAGCACACCCTTTGGAGTCTGGCGACCCTGTTTCGTTTATTGACAGTCTTAGTTCCTTTTTCACATCTTGTCGTCAGTGCATCCCCCAACGGGATACGGAGTTGCAGAACGCGGCGGATGAGATTCAGACCGAAATCAACGACGCATCCTACAAGCTGAAGAACCTTTCGTAAGGAATCGCAATGTTTGAAACGATATTAAAAGGCGGTGTGGGTTCTGGCCGACACAAAGGCATCCCCATGTCCAAGCTGTACAAGCTAGTGCATCGTGAGTCGGGGAAGATCATTGCTGAAGGAACTTCAAAGCACATCACTTCGATGAAAAAAGCCAAGAACAAGGAACACGGTGACGGTACGCATTTCGTGGGGATAGGTAGTCCGAAAAGCACGCTTGGTGGTTATTGGAGTAATTCACACACACCTGAAGGCGTAAAGAAAGAAGAAACCATGTCAATCCTAGACACCGTTAACGAGCGGTTCAATGCTCAAAAAGAATCCCGCGAATTGCAATTACTTTCACCGTTGGAAAGGATTGCCAAGGCGATTCAGGATGATGTGATGATTTCCAATCCGTGCCTTGTACATAAAGATTGGAAAGACTGGAACGATAAACACAAGCACTTAGCGCAAGGGCATGAGTCGGCGCTAAAGTATCACGATCGCGGTTCTTTTGAATTCAAAGGACAGAGCGCTGGCGACCTTCATAAGAACGCTGCAAACCTTCATCGCACAGCGCTAGCCGCACACCAAAAGGCGCTTATTGAGCCTTCGGAAGAAAACCCCAAGAAGGCGATGTGCGCTACGGGGGACAGCAAAGACGCAACTTATGCAGCGATTAAATCTACCCCCGCCTACCAGCCTAAAGGGTTTGTGAAGAAAGAAGACCTTGAGTTGATTTACAAGGATTGGACAGCTTGGAATGATGCCAAGCGTGGGATGACGCCGACAGGTGAACACACGGGAGCGCATTTACGTCCTGCATCCAATCCAAAACCGGGTATGGCTTTCAGGTTTGCTGCTACACCCAACAAACACTCCTATGGCGGTGAGAGTACACGTCTTGACAATCACCAGTTTGACCACAAGACCTACAACAAGAATCCGAACCCTTCGGCACACCACGCCCCCAATGCCCCCCAAGTGGCTATTGATGCGACAAAAGAACGCGCCGAGAGTCATATTGACGAAGCCAATAAGAATCGCCACAGTTATCCCGGAGAGAAAGAGTTGGTTCATTCGAAGCCACAAGCCCCTAAGAAGCAAGGACGGTTTGCTCACTTTATGGATAGCCTAGCTCGAATGGGCAGCAGTGGCTGATCATGGTTTTATTAGAACGCCTAGCCAAAGAAGATTGGACTCAAGCCAGTTGGGGTGAGTCTGATCCCCCGTTCGTTGGGCGTAAGCAACCTGAGCAATCCCAAATAAACCCCAAGAAACGAAAGCCTCATATGTTTGCAAAAATGATGGTGAAGAAAGATTGGACAGTGTGGAATCAGCAGCATCGGGATAGCGCGTCAAAAGCTGCGTGGTCGGCTTCCGATGCGGCCAACACTGCTCGTTCAGATAATGCTGCCATGATGAAGCTGCACAGACAAGCACAGCAAGCGCACGAGAGCGCGGCACAAGGTTATGCCAAGGAAAGCAATCAGTACAAAGAACACATGAGCGAAGCCTCGACTCATGCTCGCCGTTCTAATGAATTCCGTGACAAGTCGGCAAACGACAAGGGCTTCTCCACAGGAGCAAGCCAAGCGGTTCGTCGGTCTGGTTTCAGCAACTCATCCTTCTGAAAGATAACTATGTTTGCAAAAATTATGGTGCAGAAGGATTGGGCGGCGTTCGATGCCATGCGCAAGAACCCCCAAGCGCAGAAAGTGGCGATTGCAAAGAACCATGAGGTCGCTCAGGGTTTGCTAGCCAAATCTAATGAATTGAAAAACGATTCAGATAGAGCGGTTAAGTTGAATGCTCACATGCTCACGCAAGGGTATCTTCCCGACGTAGCTGACAACGGGGACACGCTGTACCTTCCGTTAACAGGTGATCCCAAATCCGATAAACTTCCATCAAATCCTGTAGCGGGGCACAAGGTTCATATTGTCCTGAACCATAAGACAGGGCATGTGGATGCTGTTAGTCGGTACACTTAGGAGTTACCAATGTTTGCAGAAATACTAAAGTCCGACCCCTACCTTGTCCAAAAGCATGGTGTTAAAGGGATGAAGCATGGAGTTAAGCATGCAAAGCCTACGCCTAGTATTGATCATTATGCCGAGTCTATAAGGCACATGGAAGAGTCTAGTAGACTGTTTAAAATAAAGGGTCACAGCTTCGGCACAGAAATAGGCGCTCGCGCTGCAAATGCTTATCCGCTTCACGATACGGCATATAAGTTGCACAAGCGAGCTATAAACCATCCTTCAGATATAAATACCAAAGCGGCCATACGTGCTTCAGCTAAAGCCGACCACGCATCGAAGATTCTTTATGATGATGACGCGCCACAGCAGTTACCAGAAAAGTATAGAACATCGGACTAACTGAAGGTACTACCATGTTTGAACGAATGTTAACCCGCAAGATGTGGACAAGAGAAGCCCGAGAAGCTTCGGCTAAAGTACGTGCCGCACGTGCCGGACAAAGAACATCGCATTCACAGATTCAAGCTCCCACCTATACGCATCCTTCGGCACAGCTTCAACCGGAGAACTTTAATCAGAAAGTTCCTGAAGCGTATGACGAGGTTCCCGATGATGAGAAGAAAGTCAAGCCCCCCACATCCTACGGAAATCAGCGGAGAGTCCCCCCGGAATATGCTGCGAATGGTGGTGGTGTTGATCATGTGGCGGTTGCCAACACAATAATGAAGCAGTACGGGGGCAACCGATTTAAGGTGATGACTGGTGCAAGTAATTTCACTGCCAGCAAGACTCCCGAAGGACATCCCTACCTTTCCTTCAAGATTCCCCGTGCCAAGGGGATCACGCATGTCAAAACCGTCCTGAAGCCCGATGACACCTACGACGTGCACATGATTGGGGTTCATGGAAAGAGCATCAAAGAAAAGCATGTCGCTCATGGGATGCACGCGGATCAACTGGAAGCGCACTTTCAACATCACACCGGACTTTCCACGAGGCTATTCTAATGAATACATTTGATGAAGTAAAAAAAGAATTCTTTCTGGCGCTCAAGGGTGTGGATAAGGCTAACAACGCGGCTACGCCACAAGGCGGAACAACGCAAGCGACCTTCGCTCCCATCAACCAACCTAGCCCACAGATTTATACGGCACAAGAAGCGGTTCGGTCTTTATCCAACCACCTTCAACACCCGTGTTCAATCAACCACGATGCTTCAACCACGGGGGTTCGTCATGCTTCAATGACGGTTCATCCTGAGTGGAATCAGGAACACGTCAAAGAGCAAGCCGATTCCCATTTGGTAAGTTCGGGGTTTAAGGGCAAGAAAGCTGACGGTTACACAGGAAAAACTTATGAGCATCCACAAACAGGCGCTAAGGTGCATGTGGCTACCATAGGGAAACATCTGGTTATCACGTCAGATGACAAAAAGGGCACCAAGGGAACGCCCTACGTAGCAAACCCGGATGCATCGGGGGATAAGAAGGGAAAGAAGTAAGCTTTTTTCTTACTGCTACCTGATTTCAAAATAGTTTCAATTTTTATTAGGTAGTAAATTTGTTGCTAGTATGCAGCTATTGTCGAATATCGGAGTGAGTGCGGTGCCACAGATAAAGATGAACGTGACGAAGTTAGGTGACCCAACAGTCAACTATATCTCGCTTGTCAATCGCGGTGCCAATCGTATTCCTTTCCGCATTGTTAAACATGATAAACAGGAGTCGAATATGATTGACCTCGCAAATCTCAACATCAGCAAGCTTCTCAAGCAAGATAAAGCCGCTGAAGTGAGTGCACCAACTATCGTTGGTTTCGTGACCATGAAAGATGAGAACTTCGAGGCTGTCAAAGACGGACTCAAGAACGCAGGCTTCATGGTGTCCAAGCAGTTTGAAGAAGCCGATGGTTCGGTGGTTTTCAAACAAGAAGACACGATGCCAGAAGAATTCACCGTCCTCAAGATGTGTGACTCGCTTCTCGTTCTGGTGGACAAGCTGGACACCGACGACCTCGTTGGCGGCACGATCTACGAATCCTTGCTGAAGGAAGATTCTTTCATCCCTTCGCCTGACATCGCCACAGAAGGTCTGGCTCTCGCCATTAGCGAAATCTCCGCTTCGCAGGATACCCCGCAAGACAAGGTTGCCAAGATGGAACTGGTTACCAAAGATCACAACGGCTACCTGACCAAGCTGTTCTCATGGGTTCCTGCCCGTTTGACCGAACTTGCCAAGGAACTTGAAGCCAACATTGCCGACCACAAGATCATTTCTGGTTCTACCACAGGTGAAGTGCAAAGCCCGGACAAGAACAAAACCACCACAGGTATTGACACGGGCGGTAAGGACGGCGTTGAAGCTAAAGGCACGCCTGCCCCGTCGCCATTCAACGGTGAAATCGACAAGGGTAAAACCGACCCAATTCCTGCCAAGGTTACCAAGGAAGACAAATCCACGGACGACAAGACAGCCGACCAAGTTGCTGCCGATGCTGACCCGATGGCTACGTTGGTTTCCAAGATGGAAACCATGCTTGCTTCCTTGCAAGAAACCATGCAGCAAAACATCACCAAGCAGTCCGAAGAAATCGCAGAAAAAATCTCTGCGGTGGCTCAGTCTGTTGAAGTTCTCAAGCAGTCACAAGACGTTCTTTCGGATCGTGTTGTGGCGGCTGAAAAAGTTGCAAAGTCTGCTGACAGCGCCGTTCGTGGTCGTATGATCACATCCGATGTTGGTGACGATGCAGTGCATACCACGCAGAAGTCGGATGGTTCGTCCGAAGGCTACGGTGGCTGCATTGATACTGCTTTCCAAAGCACTGTGCGGAAAACAGCCCTGTCAGCGCGTCAGCGTCCGGCAAATCGGTAATTTTTTTAATCATTAGGAGTTTTTTATGCCTAGCAATCGTGACCTTATCGCCAAAGCCGATTTAGCCCTGTCTGATCTGGCTTCCAACGGTGGTATGCTTCTCCCTGAGCAAGCAGACAAGTTTATTCGTGTTCTGATCGAACAACCGACCATTCTCAATGTGTGCCGTGTTGTGACCATGAACTCCCCACAGCGCAAGATCAACAAGATCGGTTTCGGCTCCCGCATCATGCGTGCTGCTGTTTCCGCTACAGCGCTGGCCGATGGTGACCGTGTTAAGCCTGATCTTTCCCAGATTACGTTGAACACCAAAGAAGTTATTGCGGAAATCCACCTTCCGTATGACGTTCTTGAAGACAACATCGAAGGCGGCAACATCGCTGTTCCGCTTCAATCCCCGGCTGGTGGTTTGCATGACACCATCGTTCAACTGATCGCAGAACGCGCTGCTCTTGACCTTGAAGAACTCATCCTTCTTGGCGATACGACGCTGGCTGGCTCCGATGCCTACCTTGGTCTGCTTGACGGCTATATCAAGCGCATCAATTCTCACGTTGTCGATGCTGCCGGTGCCACAATCAGCAAGACGCTGCTCAAGAACGCTCTCAAGTCGCTCCCGCCGAAGTATCTGCGTGACCGTGGCGCTCTGAACTTCTTCGCTTCGGTTAACAACGAAACAGAACTGCGTGACACCTATGCAAGCCGTAACACACCTTTCGGTGACACGACTCTGCAAGGCTTCAACCCGCTGATGATGTACGGTTCGCCAGTTCAAGCCGTGCCGCTGATGCCTGAAAACCGTGTTATTCTTACCAACCCGCTGAACCTGATCTTCGGCGTGCAGCGTAAGATCAACATCGAATATACGAAAGATATTCGGGCCAGAGTTTTTATCATCGTTTTGACCGCCAGAGTAGACGCTCAAATCGAAGAAACAAATGCGGCTGCAATAGTTAGGAACATAGGTTCGTAATAAAACCTAAGTAGCACAAGTACTTATAAGAAAGCCGGGGTTAGTTCTCTGGCTTTTTTTTTCGTCCGTGCATTATGAAAATAACTATTGACTACACGGCAGTAGCACACTAGACTAGGTTTTTTTTAAAGAGGATGATCTATGCTAGTCACGGGTGATTTTATGCAAATTGTTTACACTTTTGGAAGTTGGCGAAGCATGCGAGACAGATGCACGGTTCCTAGCAGCGCAAATTACCTTAGCTACGGTGGTCGTGGAATCATTGTGTGCGAGCGATGGCTAGAATCTGCGGATAACTTCGTTGTAGATATGGGGATAAAGCCTGTGGGAACTTCCCTAGAGCGCCTTGACGTTAACGGAAATTACGAACCGGCTAACTGTCAGTGGGCGACAAAGAAACAGCAAGCCCAAAATAGGCGCACCAGCATTGCGCTCACGCATAACGGTGAAACAAAGAACGTTGCTGAGTGGGCTAGGGAAAAAGGTATGGGCGTGTCGACACTAATTGGGCGACACCACTCAGGAATGCCCCTAGAAAAAGCCTTGGGCGATAAAGTCCATACTAACGCTAAGGAGCGTGCGCGTAATCGTAAGAGCAACGTCTTAGTTACTTACGACGGTAAAACACAATGCATGATTGAATGGGCAGAAGAAATAAACATTCCTGTGAAGACGCTATGGCACCGTAAATCTTTGGGTTGGTCAGATGAGAAAATAGTTACCACTCCGACACATCGTAACCCCGATGTCCCTAAGTTTTATCCTTTCCCCACAGAATCCGGTGTTGAGATGTTGAATCTTTCAGAAATTGCGCGTAGAACGAATCAAACATTAACAGCGGTTAGAGTTAAAATCTTAGACGGTGAATCCCCTGAAGTGGTGTTTTCTAATAAAAAACGTAAGCCTAAGCGTTGCAAGTAATTTCACCAACCCCCTAACGCAAAATTGCTTTAGCTTACCTGTTGCGCTACTATACCTAGCCGAACACTTGTTCGTACTTATAGGAGCTACACATGGCATACGCACTCACCCTCGTTGGGGCATCAACCTTTATTTCTGCTAGCGGCAAAATCTATCACAAAGGGCCAGCTTACTCTCCCGACGCTGCTGAAGAAGCTACGCTTATTGCAGCAAAAGATGATTACGAAGTACCGTACTTCGCCAAAGTGGCGGGGGATATTCCTGTTGAAGTCGCTGAGTCGGTTCCTGAGAGTCCTGTCCCCACGATTGAAGCCGTAGCCAAGAGCATCAATGATCCCACGCCAAGCGCTAGCACAGCAGAGCAAGGTGAAACGGATACGGCAACTGAACCCACCCGTCGCGTAGGTCGTCCCGCCAAAGTCGCTATTTAAGTTTGATCGTTCGGGGGCAGTATGAAACTTTTATTAGATGTTGAGGCAATCCGCAAGCGTTTAAGCTTGATGGATCACCCCGATGTTATTTCTGCCCTCGAATCGGTTCTATCCTCTGCGCAAACGTATTTTGAGGAAGTGCTGGATACCAAATTTCTGAAGCGGTCAGGTACAGACTACTTCAATCTGGACACCGACTTGAATCCCTACGCGCCCAATGGATTCTACAGGCTACGGCTTAAACGAGCGCTTATCAGGGAAGCTATGCCTTTGGTGATTACAGGGGCATCATCCTACAAAGACTTGCTGGCGGGTGTGGGGACGTATGTACTGGATGAATCCAAGGGTGAGTTTTACACCGACTTCATACGTGGGGTAGTGTATATCAACAAGGATGGTGCTAGGGATTACACAGGCACGTCCATTACCCCCCGTGTGGATCAATGGGGCAACCTAAGTACGGTTAACCCTAATGGATACTACAAGGTAGCCTACGACTCTGGTTTTATCTCTAGTTCGGAGTTGCCCGACTGGCTAAAGGAAGCGTTCACATCGTATGTTCCGTTTCTTGTTAATCAGCAGCAGACCTACAACAAAGTGGATCAACAAACACCCGCGTTTGAGGAAGGTAAGAAGACCGCTTTGAAATTATTAGAACCCTACATGCGTGATGTAGGGCTGTGCTTCAGGCCGATTAGGAGCGTCTGATGCTATCCTTTGAGGCGCTTATCCCCCCTCTAGCAGTAGACCTCACCATCGACACAGAACTGCTTTTGGATGATGCCGCGTCCATGATTCTTCACGGCAATCTCACCCGTTTCTTACAGCAGGTATCCCCCGATGGTGAGAAGTGGGTGCCGTCAAAAGCCGCACTGCGTAGAAAGATACGCGGTATACCGGGGGGCACACTATATGACACAGGCGACCTGTTCCGCAGTCTGGCTACAGTTAGGGTGGATGAGAATACACGGTCAATCGGAACCAACGTCCCCTACGCAGCACAGCATGAGTTCGGTTTGATGGGTATGGAGAGGCGCGACTTCTTGGGCGTTTCCGACTCCGATTTTGTTGCTCTGCAAGGTCTTATGGATATTCGATTTAAGGCGTACATAAAATGACGACGGCAACAGACTGCGTTCTTGATTTGCAGACCAAAATTCAAGCTGTCGCTACGTTAACTCAGAATACCTTCTTCGTCTACACGCAAGAGGATATGCTGAAGCGCACAGCCAAGATCACTTATCCCGCAGCGGGAATCATCTACGAAGGTATCAGGGCGAAGCCCGACGCTATGGACGGAAAAACAGCTATGGGCTTGTCGGCTGATTTCTACTGTGCTGTGCTGGTGTTGGTCGGGGGATCATCTTTCGGTAATGTGGATTACAAAGCAGAAGCCATAAAACTGGTGGATACCGTTCGTGGGAAGATACTCAAGACACGATCCCCGTCTGGTCACTTCTGGAAGTTCCTTGTTGAATCCCCTGTTGTAGATATTGATGGGGCTTTTGGTTATTACATTCGGTTCAGCACCCCTATTATGCTGGCTTAATTATAGCGTAAATATTAGGTGCGTTTTCTTCTGTTAGGATTGCATACCATGAAAGCTAAACTTTTAAAAGAGCATGAACACGCAGGGAAACTACTTCCTGTAGGTTCTATCATCGAGTTAGACCTAGATCAGTATAACTGGTTGGTTGATCTTAAGGTGGTAACGTGCGACATCGCTGACGCTGTTGTAGGAGCATCTGTGACCCAAGAGGTTACTCTCGTTCCTGCCAAAGAAACAAGCGACTACGTGGCTCCCCAGAAGAAGTCTTTTTGGGGTAAAGCGTCTATCGCTTCCGATGCTCCTAGCGAGCCTACCGAAGCACAAGGTAATTAATTTTTTTCAGGAGTATCTGACATGGCATGGGAAACAGTATCGAATTACTACTCTGGTCAAGGCGTTGTTATGATTGGCCCCCGCGACACATCCGGCGCAAACGCGAAACCTGCTGGCTTGATCGAAGTCGGTAACGTCTCCGAACTCAAGTTGTCGGTTAATACGTCGACCGTTGAGCACAAGGAAACGACCACAGGCGCACGTGCTATTGACTTGCGTTTGACCACGGAAATCAAAGCTAACCTGATGATGACCATCGAAAACTTCAGCGCGAAGAACCTCGCTCAAGCCCTTCGTGGCAAGACGGCTGCGGTGACTGGCTCAACGGTTACAGCAGAAGCTGTTAAGGCTTATCCGGGCTTCATCATGCCGCTGCAACACATCAAAGTGTCTGCGGTTACTGTCAAGACGGTCACTCCGTCTGCTTCATTGACGGCTGGCGATGACTACGAAGTGAATCTGGAAGCTGGTTCTATCAAGTGGCTTGAAGGCGGCACGGGTGGTGTGACGGCTGGTGAAGATTGCGTTGTGAATTACACCTTTGCTACTCAGAACCAAGTTGAAGCCCTGACCGAACCGATGCAAACCATTTGGATGCGCTTCGAAGGTCTGAACAGCGCCGACACCAACAAGCCTGTTGTTATCGACGTGTTCAAGTTCAGCACCGACCCGCTGAAGGAACTTGACTTGATTGGCGACAAGGTTAACGCCTTCGCTCTTGAAGGAACGGTTCTGGCCGACCTGTCACAACCGTCCGGCAAGTCACGCTACTTCGCTACCCGCATGCTGGCCTAAGCTAGCGGCTTCTGCCTAAAAGGATAGGCTGCTCTGCTGTATAGCTTTGCGGCCTTTCTTTTCAACTGAACAAAGGAAAATATTATGTCTCTCCAAACAGTAGGAAAGGACTTCGGCGTAGCGGGTTCTGTTGTTAATGATGGAACGCTTGCCAAGGTTCTTCAAGAACTCCAAGGCTTGAATATCTCCGTTGTCGCTGGTGCGGCTGCTGGTACGGCGATGAACGTTGCTGCGCTTCGCACTGAAGACACGGTTATTTCGGCGGTTGTCTCTACGGATGCTGGCGGCGCTCTGGCCGATGATACGGCCAACGTGACGATTCAATCCACCAAGGCTTTCGGCACGATCACCATTTCTGGCAACCCGGTTGCTAATGAAACGTTCGTTGTCAATGGCGTAACTTACACCTTCAAGGCTGCGGTTACTGGCCCGAAGCAGGTTCTGATCACGGCTGGCAACAACACCACGATGGCTACGGCTGCGGCTGCGGCAATCAATGCTTACGAAACCACCAAGGTTGCTGTTGATGCGGGTGTTGTGGCTACGTCGGCTCTAGGTGTCGTTACGGTAACGGCTGTTGTCGATGGAACTGCTGGCAATGCGATCACCCTGACTGAAGCGGCTACCAACGTTGCTGTGACGGGCGCTGGTACGCTCACAGGCGGAACGGCTACAGGAAGCATCAAGTCCACGACGAACCTCACGGGCAAGTCGGTTACGCTGTTCTGGTTCAACAAGACCGCTTAACCTTCGGTTCTGCCACCAACCAAAAAGCCCCTTCACGGGGCTTTTGTTTTTGGTGCTTTGCAGTTACTTGCAGCGGCGTTTCAGTTCGGCTTTGACAGCTTTAGCTGTCTCACCACGCCATGTCCCCGCGTTATTCAGGAAGTAGAGGACGATGCTCTTGGCACTATCGCAACCGTACTTGTCTTCGATGTTGATAATTTCAATCATCGCTTGCAGATAGGGTTTAGCCGCAGGATGAACTTTATCCCCCCAATCCTTGCGGATGAGTTGAGCCAGTTGGTAGATCGTCAGTTCTTTAAGGTTTTCCATGATTAGTCCTTCACAATAAACGGCTTGTCCCACTCACCGACTTTAAGGTCGACGTAAAATCCACACTCGAAATAATCCGTTTGAATATCCGAGTTGTCATAGTTGCCGGTATTCAGCACCTTCAGGATTTTCTGAAAGACTTCTTTGTTTTCCAGCATCATAGGTTCGTGATACACGTTAACGCTGAAGTTGTCTTCTGCTAGCCTATCCCGCCCGACGTAGTTTTGACTATCGGCTCGATAGCCGGGGTTCTTAGCGTACACCGCACGGTTATGCTCATCAATCAAATCAACCGGCGCTGAACGAATAGTCATTACGAGGGTACTGTGGTGCCTCACGCCCAAGCTGTACTTCCAACCTTTCGGGACGACCTTTTTCAGTTGTTCCGCAATTTCCTTCTTTTTCTCTTGGCTCATGTAAGCCATTTTGCCCTCCGTGGCAGTTAGTTCATGTAGTAACTATATACTTTATAGCACCGTTTGTCAAGAGTTACTTTTGAGTGTTGCTTTTACCGTGATATACCCTTTGGTTTGGATGAGTGCGTAATCCCAATAGTCCTGCGGATGTTGTTCCATGAAGCTAAGAATGTTTTCCGAGAACAGTTGTGGGTTGTTCTTCACCCAAGTCTTAGAAAACTCCGTTTCTCTGTCTGAATACTGTAGCATGTTTAAATTCTCCTGTAGTGTTTGCCAAAACTTACTTCTTAGGTTTCCCTACTTTGGTCAAGGTTTCTTGGTAGGCCAACGCCAGCTTTACTTGGGCGTCTTTTTCTTCACCCGTGAAGCCTTTACGCACGCTACTACTCGGGGACAAGTAGCTGATCAGTTTTTTGGTGACGATCTTAACTTGCTGGTATTGACCATCACCACTGTAAACCCCTTGTTCTTTGGCGTTACCGATGTCAATAGAATCGACTCTGCTGAAGCTGGCTGATGAAAGCACTTCACATAGAACAAGATCACCGACCTTGATTTCATCCGCACGCACTGAGCGTAGCGCATTAAGGTAGTCTTGGGCAGCACGACCACGTTTGGTCAGCTTGACGCCCTTGCCCCCGCAACCGTAGCAACGATCACCGTGCATCTGGTTGTAGGAGTAACGTCCTGACCCCCCGCAACGACCGCAGGGGACATTTTCAAATAAAAGGGCTTTGGTCATTTGTATCTTTCGTAGCTTCTGATCTTGGATGACTTGTTGGCGTTGTGGTTGATGAACTTGACAGGGATGTTCCTGTCGCTCAACGCCCTGCAAAGTGCAGACAGGTCACAGTCTTCTTCAAGGTAGACATGCTCCCCACGTTGATAGGAATAGCTGGAAATCTTGTCGGCTATGCCCAAGTCGGTAAGCAGCGAGCGCTTTACTTTACCCCAACCGTGTCCGGGGTCAGTGTAGTATTGGATTGTCTTGATTTTCATGTATCACTCCGTTGATTAGATAACTACAGTATACAGCAATGACCACGTTTGTCAAGCTGTTTGTTGTTGCAATTAATTTCACGCAAGGGTAAGCTAGCGTTTTTCCCATAACACAACACAGGTGAAGCGCATGGGCGTCAAAGTATCCGATCTATTCCCAGAGAAAACTTTCATACCGATCAATGGCGTGAATGTTGAATTGCATCCGCTTTCTTTAACGCAGATTATCCACCTGCTGACGATCTATAGGCAAGACTTGATCATCATGTTTGCTGATAGTGCTGAGGGGAGCTTGAACTTGGTTTCTCTGGTAGCTACGGCACCCGTAATGGCGGCAGACATTATTGCGTTTGGCATCAACGCCGAAGATCAAATCGCTGATATTCGTGATCTTCCCGGCTTCACTCAAGTAGAACTACTAGCTGGTGTATGGGCAGCGAGCGTGCCTGACCCAAAAAAGCTGATGTCCTTGTTATCCGGGGCGATGGCAGGGTTGCAGAAAGTCGGAATAAGCCCCAGCCTAGAGCAAGAGCCAGACAGTACCCCTCCCGATACAACATTAGAAACCCTGCCGGAAGCCGCGCCCGAGTCTACAACCTGATTGAAGACGTAGACGAGTCTTTGGGCAGTGCTGTTGATATGCTGATTGCGGCGGGGCACACCCTGTCTGACATCAAAGAGTACAGCGTTAAGCAGATTCAGAAGTTTTCTGAGTTGTTCCGTCTAAGGAACAAGGTGTTTCTGTGCGAGTCCTCTATCTCTATGCGTGCTGCCTACCACGCAGATGGAAAAGCGTATAAAGCATTTATTGATACTGCGTCAAAATAAGTTAGGTTAGGTCTGCTTGTGTCAGAATTGCCGTAGATACCGCTCAGGGATTTTTTCATGGCAATTACGCAAGAAGTACAGATACTGCTTAAGGCAGTTGATGGATTCACCCCCACAGTAAAGAAAATAAACGCGGCTATAGTCGGTCTGGGGGGAGCCTTTGACGGCATAAAGAAGAATATCGCTGGCGTTGCTGATTTAGTAGCGCGGTTAGAGTCGTCCCTCGTAGGTATAGGCAGGGCTGTAGCCCCTGCACTGTCTAGCGTACAGAGCCAGCTTGACGCTATAGCCAGTAGCACAGAAAAAGCAATAGCAGCACCAACAAATAAGGCGTTAGTAAACAAAGCATCAGCTACGGCAAATGAGCAAAAAGCCGTGGGTCATGGTGGGGACGCTGTTGGTCACCCTTTCCGTGGGAACCAGTACACCACGGTAGATGCTTCTGGGTTGATTGTTCCTAGACTGGTAAATAAAGAATCAACCAATTCGTCCAGTGTGATTGAACATCAGACGGTAGTTCAACAAAAGGTTGATAGGAAAGACGAAACCCACGCAGAGAAGAACACAGCAGCATCGGTTCCTACCGCTACCCAACCAACTGTTCCGGGTCAGGCCGCTCCTGCGGGGTTTATTTCCAAGCTGTTGCAGCATATCCCCGAACAAGAAGGTCACGCTTCTCCGGGGGCACCTAAAGTCCATGACATACCCGGTGCCAGTGGTGTCCATGCGCTTACAGAGGGTTTTGGTGAACTGAAAGAAGGTGTTGGTGCGTCCAACGAAGCCCTTGAAAAACTTTCGAATCTAATAAAAGTTTTAGGCAGAGGCTACCTGCTTCTGCAAGGCGTTAAGCTGTTTGAAGAAATGGCGGGTGAAGCGGCTGAAGTAGAGCGTCTTGGTACCGTGGTTCACATGGTCGGTGCTAATGCAGGATACATGGCGTCAGAAGTAGATGCCGCCGATAAAAAGGTTCAATCGCTTGGCATTACGGCATCTGCATCACGAACATCCTTGACTGAATTCATCAAGTCTGGCCTTGCTTTGGAAGGTGCGGCTAAGCTAGCCCGAGCAGCACAAGACTTAGCGGTTATCTCTGGTGAAAATTCTTCCGACACTTTCCGTGGGTTGACTGAAGCGATTAGTGAGCAGTCCATTATGATGCTGCGCTGGCGCGGTATCAGTGTGACCAACGAAGAAGCACAACAAAAATTTGCTGCACAGCAAGGACGTTCTGTATCGTCACTAACCGAAGTTGAGAAGAAACAAGCCCTTCTGAATCTAACATTGGAAAGGGCGGCATCGCTGTCAGGCATTTATGAAGCTGCGATGGGTGACGTGGGGAAACAAGCGTCATCGCTCGCACGTTATCAGGAAGAAGCTGCGGAGACACTGCAACATGCCATGCTCCCTGCGTATTCTCAGGTGGTTACTGAGCTAACCATTTTCCTGCGCAACTTACGGACGTTGACCGAAGAATACAACGCAGCGCACCATGGGTCTACGGGATTCAGTGACGGTGTTGGCCTTGTCGCAAGAAATATTAGAAAGGGTCTTGAAACACTCGTTTCCTACCGGCAAGAAATAACCACGCTAGCCAAAGCCTATATTGCCTTTAAAGCGGCTCAGGCTGGTGTCTCATTCTTTGCTAATGCCAAGGATACGGCTAAAAAAGGCTTTGGAAATCTCGCTGAAGGTAAATCTTGGGGAGGCAAAGCTAAGGGTGAGTTAGCCCATGACAAAGAACAGGTTGCTACGGACGAAGCCAAGGTCAAAGCAACCACGGCACATGCGGCTGCGTCCACGAAAGCTGAAATCGCCATTACAGGCGAAGCAACAGCCACAGGGCGTCTGGCTGGGGCAGTTAATGCCACAGCGATAGCGTATGAACGGATGGCTGTTTCACGTGCTGCGGCGTTAAAGAATCCGCTGAGCATGGTTGCCGGTGAAGTCCAAAACACTAATAAAGCAGCACTGCAAACGACGCCTACAGGGTCTGTAGCACAAAAGACACCCGTTAAAGTGCCAACACAGCCAACTGTATATCCCGTTGATGTTGCCGCTAAAGTAAAAGCTGTAGAGCGTCCTAAGCAACCCGTCAATATCATGTCGGCTAGTGTTAATGCCGCACTGAATAATCCAAACGGAAATCTTGGATACACGCAATACAACCCTGCGGGTAAATTGGTTAACGATGGGGGCAGTTTCAGCGGACAGCGTGCTAGTGCGGCACTAGGCTATCGCCCACGCCCTGTAGATAACGCACTGAGCCTTGTTCCCGTAGTAGCCTCACGCTCCCCAACAAAAGCACCTACAGTCACAGCAGAGGCGTCTGGCGCGTCTAACGTTGCTAACGCTGCCAGCACCATAGCTCCGGCTGTAATAAGCGCAACAGGCGCTGTAGGGGTGCTAGGAAAGGCATTTACTGTTGTCGGCGGAATCATCAAGGGAATCTGGTCGCTGCTTGGCGGTATTCCGGGGATAATTATAGGTTTGGCAGGGTATTGGCTTGTCTTTGGTGGGGGTGTTGAAAAGATTGGTAAGGTCTTCGATGTTATTGCCCACACAGCAATGAACATTAAAGACACCATCCATAGCTGGTTCTCTGGTGACAACGAAAAGAAGGAACAGCTAAAGAACCGTATTGCGGATCGCAACAAAGCGTATGCTGAATCCCAAAAAGACGAAGCACATCTTGAACTACCTGAGTCCAAGGAATACAGCGGTCTATACAAAACCAAGCGGGACGCCGAAGAAAAGAAAATATACCTTGAGTACCAACAAGGGAAGATCGTGCAGCAACTCAAGGCATCCTACAACGTAGGTGACCAAGAGAAGTCGGATGAACTCAAGGAACAAATCAGAACAGCCAAGGAAGAAGCAAAGGCCGCTAACGAAGCATTAGAAAAGTATGAAGAAGAAAACAAGGACAAGCTGACGCCGGGTGTCAAAAAACTAATAACGTCCAAGGCGGATAAGGAAGCCTTCCAAAAGGGCATAGAGAACCAAAACAGGCTGGATGTAACTGATCTACAGAACACGCGGAAACAAACAGGGCAAGATCAGACCATCTTCAACTATGGGGCACCTGTGTCTATTGGGTTGATGTCGAACCTGAAAGAAGCACGTCTTGAGGTTGATGCGTTTTCAAAGAATATGTATGGCGCTGACGCTAGTATTCAGCGTGTTACTCAAGCCTACGAAAACTTTATTGATTCTGCCAAGACAACAGGGGAAATTATTGTTGCTCAGCGCGAATGGCAAAAGCTGATAGATGAAAATGCCGCTAAGCTGGATGTTCTTACTCAGCTTAAAGGCGGTGCGTCCAAAGAAAAGGCGGGGGCGTCCCCGAAAGAAGCCGCTTTGTTTAAGGCAACGTCAGAAAGCATTACGGATGAAGCCAATAAATCGGGGGAAACCCCTGACGAAATTATTGCCAAGCGCATTAAGGCCGCAGAAGCGTTGAAGAGCGGGTTCACTGATTTTGGCAACCCATTGAAAGCTAGCCAGAAGCGCGAAGAAGAACTCAAGGCAAGCCCTGAAAAAGCCAAAGCGTACTATGACGAACTTGTAAAAACAGGGGAAATCAGCAAGGAAGTTGCCACGTCTTTCGACGGTAACCTTGATGGTCAAATTGACCTAGCGCTAGGCCATGCGGCGGGGCTTACCAAAGAGTTTGAACGGCTTGGGGCGACGGTACAAAGCCTGTCTGCTGAAAAAGCCGCGTTCAACGCTTGGGAATTGGCGATAGATGAGTTAACCAAGAAAACAGAGTACTTCGCCAAGCAGATAGCCAAAGTCAAAGAACTCAACGATGCGCAGTTCCAACTAGAAACCAGTGCCCTTAGTGGGGCTGAATTCAAGGGGGATAAAACGTCTACCGTAATGGCGTCTATTAACGTAGAGGCTGAAAGAATAAAATACGAAAGGGCAATGGCTTACATCAAACTTACGGCTGACAAGCGTAAGGCGGTATCCACCGTGTCAACGCAGACAGGTTTGGATAGCGATTCCACCAAGAAAGAAACCACGCTTGCCAACGAAAGAGAGACTTACGAAAAGTCGCTGAAAGCGTATCGTGAAGAACACAAGGCTGAGATAGAAGGCACGCCAGAAAAAGCAAAAGACTCACATGGCACAGAGGGAAAGAAGAACTCAGGCTTCTTTAACATCCTAGTCAACGGCTATAACGTCAAAGATGATAAGGTTGTGGCTGGTGTTGTTGAAGCCAAGGAAAAAGGAAAAGTAGAAGTACCGGAAGCCGCTAAAAAACCAGCAACGCCAGAAGTTAAGGCCGCTACCGCCCCAACTCCCCCTGTTGCTACTACCACGAAGAAAGAAGGGTCAGGGGTAGAGGATGTTATCCGTAACACAGAAGAAAAGAAAAAAGCACTAGAAGAACGTCTGGTAAAAGAAGGTAAAGGGCGTGAGCTAGAGATTTATACGGCTGAACAGAAACTTACAGAACTGAAGAAAGCAAAAGACAAAGTTTTGGCTACGGAGTCGGCCAAAACAAAAGAAGACGCGGAAACCAAGGTAGTAGAGCAAGAAAAGAAGGTTGCAGAGCTAAAAGATGCTTTAGCACGCGACAAGAAATTTGCCAGCGCGGCGTATGTCACTAATCGCCTTGAGTCACTGAACGCTAAGCCTGTAAGTGAACTTACTGCGTCAGAAAAGGAAGAAAAAACACAACTTACCCAAGCCAACGCCAAAGGGGTCGACACAACAGGAACGAAGTCGCTCACTCTGGAAGGCACGTCCAGTGATAAGGCGCAGCTTGATAAGTACAACTTTGTATTAGAAAACGCGGAAAAACAAAAGAAGTCTGAGGATAAGTACAAAAAAGAAGCTGCAACACGAGAAGACTCAGCGAGTACTAATGCTAAGGAATCTAAAGCCAATCTGGAAGAAAAGGCTGGCATCTCTGCACTTGCGCTGGACGCTGATTCGGCTAAAGATCGCCTGAAAGTATCGCAGAATTACTACGATGCCCTGCGTAAGCAGTTGGATATTTATTACGCTGGCTACACGGCAAAAGTAGAAAGCATGCGTGATATTCACAAAGGGGAAATCGACCTAGCAACCACGCTGGTTAACCAACGGCATGGTGACGTTATTGCTGGCGAGCAAATGAAGTTCAACCCGCTCAAGGAAAATATCTACTCCGCTGAGGCCGCTCAAGGGCAAGCCAAGTTAGGTGCCGAAGGCGCTAAGTACGAAGAAAACTTGTCGGCCTTGAAAAAGAGTGAAGACAAGCAGAAAGAGATGGTTAACAAGGGAGATGCTACACCCCACGACAAGCAGTTGCAGCTTAACCAAATCGAAGCCGAAGGCATCACTAAACGGCTTGCTTTGAACAAGGATTATTTCAGCCAACTCAATAGCTTGCGTGAAGATGCTCTAGCAAAGGCTAAACAACACGCCCAAGCGGCTGTTGATTTCGAGAAGCAGGCACGGGATACGATCCTTGAGGGGAATAAGACGCTACGGGAAATGAACCGTACTAACATGTCTGCCCCAGACAAGTACATAGACCAGAAAAAAGAATACGCTGAAGCCATGTCCCGTGGCGAAGAAATGCGCAAAGCGGGTGACTTCAAGGCCGCAGAGAAGCAGTTCCAGAGTGCACAAGGCATGGCTAGCGGACTTCTTAACTCCGATGCCGTTGACCCGCTTACAGCTAAACGCGAGGCTATGGAAAGGCACGCTGCTGCGACACAATCTCTAGTGGGTGTGCAGACTGAACAAGGGTCAATAGAGAGGGCTGGTGAAGCTAGCCAGATGGCTACGGTTCAAAACGTGACGGAAACCATGTCGCGTCTTTCCGAGAGCATGCACGAACTTGCCACAAACGCTGAAGTCAAGCTGAATCCTAAGCTTGACGAGGCCGCTATTGCTGACATACAAAAACAGCTTAACGGCGTTACTGCGGATCACACGGCTGATATAAAAGTAGCTTTGAACAACGAAAGCGTAGACGCACTGTACAAATCGGTTCAAGGTGCCCTCGATAATCACACGTTCTCTGTAAACATCGAAGAAGCCAACGTTAAGGGCAGTAATAGTAGGTCAGCAAAGTCCACCGATGAGTCTGGTGACAGGATAGCTAAAGCTGATGGTGGGCTTATCCAAGGTGTAGGCACAGGAACATCGGACTCTATACCAGCACTGCTATCCCATGGTGAGTTTGTCGTTAAGCGTGACGCAACAGACCACTACGGCACAGAGTTTTTGAGTCTTCTTAATTCTAGGGCGTTACGCTTTTCTGAAGGTGGTGTGGTTGAAGGGAAGCGTAAAGAGGGAATTGCTGGCTGGTTGTTCCACCAAAAATACACGGCTGAAGACGTAGAGAATTCTAAGACCGTCAAGAAGTCTATTCTGAAAGAGTCGCAGCATGAAGACTTGCTAAACCGCGCCTTGTCGTCCGAAACCACCAGAAGGGCGCAAATTGCGCAAGCCGCAGCGTATTCTAATTATTCTCTGGGTGGTTTGGTTAGCCATTTCGATAGTGGTGGTGATTCAGGAGAATTGCTCCCCGGTCAGGTGATGTACAAAGGAAAACCTACTTGGGCTTCTCAAGTGCCGAGTGAACCTAAGAAGAAAGAGGGGTTCTTTGGTTCGTTGTTTAGCAAAGTGGGGAGTACTGACGAAAAGAAACCCGCTGTAGGGAGCACACATGTAGAACCAGCGCATGCACAGGGAACCGTCCTTGGTAATAAGGATGAACTGCAAAAAGTTGCAAACTACGCTGAAGGCGGTGACGTAAAACTTGAACCCGGACAGGTTCTGTACAACGGGAAAGCGGTCTGGGCTTCACAGGTTCCGAGGGATTCTAATAAAAAAGAAGGTTTATTTTCCCGCATCCTAAACAGCCTGACGCCAAAAGAATCAGAACCGAAATCTGACGACAGCGGCTTCTTAGGTGGTCTTCTTGGTAAGAGCCTAGAATCAGACGACAGGAGAATGGCGCGGACTGTTGCTGCTGCTAATTACGCTGATGGTGGTGGCGTTGGCGACAGCGCTTCTTGGGGTGGTGAAACAACTCGTTTCAATCGCCTTTCTTCAGACGAACCTAAGAAGTCGTCTACGACAACGACTTCCACCACAAAAACAATCAACTCAAACACAGGAAGAACTAAAGAAGCTGACGGTCACGGTATTTTAGGAAGTGTTGCTAGGCACCTAGAACTGAAAGATATTGTAAAGTCTGGAAGGGCGCTAACCAACGCTGATTTGGCGGCTAAAGACCCGTCTGATAAAAACGTAGCGGCACCATCGTCTTCTAAAGGGTACAGCGAGGTAAAGGCGTCAGATAACTGGTTTAACGCGCTCAAATCTGCGCACAAGCGCAGCGAAGCCGAAGATATTTGGAATGAGTATCAGACCGCACGCATCGCACGTAGTAACCACTACGACAATTTCGGCAGTAGCCACACCACGTCTTCTACTGGAACTCGCGTAACTGCGCGTGACTTGGGGGGTCTGTACGCTTCTGGTGGTGATGTAGTTAATCCTACTCTTGTCAAGTATGCCGGTGGGGGTCTAGTCGGATTTAACACGGGAACTACACCAGAAAAACTGGCGGAAGCTGAAAAACAAAGACGCCTGACTGCGGGACAACCCGCATCAAACCCCACAGCTACACCTGCGGCTGATCCAAGCGGGGCTTTGCTGGCAATACAGCTTTCTAAAGGTTGGTCAAACGATCTTGCTGCTGCATCCGCCTATGGACTTGAGCCACTAACACCTAAGTCAGTAACTCAAACCGTATCTAATGCCAGTGTTGTCAATACCAATAAAGATGAAGCCACAGTAAAGAGGACTCCTAGCGTTTTGGGTAGCGCTGCAAGGCATACTTCTTTAGTAGACGCGGTGAAGTCTGGAAGGGCGTTAACTAGCTCTGATTTGGCTGATGATGCTTCTTCGGGAAAAATGGCGGCAGTCGCATCTTCGTCCACAGGGTACAACGAAGTGAAGGCGTCCGACCAGTGGTTCAATAAGCTGAAATCTAATAGAAAGCGGAGCGAAGCAGAAGAAATTTGGAACGACTATCAATCGGCGCGTATCCAGAGAAGTAATCACTATGATAACTTCGGAAGTAGCCACACCACATCATCTACAGGAGAGCGAGTAACGGCTCGTGATCTAGGTGGTATGTATGCTGAAGGCGGTATTGTAGTTCCCCCAATGCTGTCCCTTATGGACAGGTTTGCTGAAGGTGGTATTGCACAGCGAACGGGTGAGTATTGGGCGCACGATAATGAAGAATTCGAAAAATCTCACCCGAACCCGCTACAGCAGCTTGGACGACTGCTAAACCCGATTACCGGGTTTGGGTCAGCACTGGGAACCGTTCACAAAGCTGCTGGTGAGGGGGATTTATTAGGCTTGGGGATGGGCATACTGGGTGCACTCCCTGTGTTCGGGTCTGCTGTGCACGGCGCGAGGGGGATGAAACTTACAGCGGACTTGGTTAAGCGTGCGTCAGAACACACGCTCAAGGATCGCACAAAAGAAATGGTGGCAGAGAACATTAAACACCAGACCCATGCGAGCCTACCTATCGGGGACATACTGGAAAGGGTTAAAAGTGTAAGGGGCGAGCTACCAAATCTGAGGAATGCTCCGCGTGCTAAGCGAAACTATGCGCAAGGTGATTCCAACAGCCTCACTGATTTCATTTCAGATAGCAGCAATATAACCAAAGTCTTAAGTTCTGCTTACGATAAGGACAAGCTTAAAGGCACACGCTACGCTCAATTTGCTGAAGGTGGTGATGTTGTTGATCGTATCTTGACCGCATTTGGCCTTAACGGGAGGTTAGACCGCACAGCAGAGTCAGTACTTGGTGGAAAGAAGAAAATATACGGTGATGCTACCAGTGGGATACGCGGTGCCACGGGCGGGATGGCTACCCCTGACGGGTTTATCAATGCACTGGTGTCACACGGGGAATTCCGTGTTAACAAAGATGCTGTCTCCCACTACGGTTCAGGTTTGTTTAATGCAATTAACGATATGAGTTATTCTCGTTTTTCTGATGGTGGCCTAGCAGGAGCAGCTTCGGATATGCTAAATGCAGAAAACCTGCCCAACTCAGGCCAAACCATGACTCCATCAGAAATGATTGAGTTGAGTGTAAAGATTGGTGAGGCTAAAGCATCAAAAGTGCAAGGTTCTCGTGATAGCATATACAATTTGGTTCATTCTTTGCGAGACTTGCAAGATAGGTCAATGACGTGATTATAATTCGCTTAGGGGGTTTGGAGTTGAATCCAAGCCTGAACTGGACAGACAGGTTTCAGTCGTATCAGGTGGCTCAGACGGTTAGCCGCACTGTGGGGGGTAAAGCCGTAGTTTTTGCCACGCCTTTGCAAGCGGGTCGAAAGGTCACATTGGAGTCAACGCAAGAGCAAGGCTGGTTAACGCTTGACATGGTGACTGACCTAGCAGTTATGGCGTCAACGGTAGGGTCTTCCTTCTTGCTTGAAGTCGGTGATGATGCAGGGACGTTAGAAACGCTAAATGTAATATTCAGGCACAACGAACCCCCTGCGTTAGAATTGTCCCCCATGATAAATCGCCCCAAGCATGAAACCGAAGATATGTTTTATGGGAAAATAAAGCTGTTAACCATCTAAATTTGCAATTACTTTCATTGGAGTTTCACCATGGCACTACTACCCGCCGACATCAAGCTTTTCAAACCCGCTAACATTTCAGACACGTCATCCAATGGCGGGGAGATAACCACCGTTGAATTGTTGGATGTGGTTGGGGCATTATTCGCCAACGTGGATAATACAGAACGTACTACAGGATCAACCAAGTGGCGCAAGATGTTCTACAAGCTGCATAATAACGGGATTGATCCTTTGATAGCCGCACGTGTGTTCATGGACAAGGATACGGGGGGTAGCGATACTGTTCTATTCGTCCCCGGAACAACGACAGACACGCAGAGCAGCATTAGCGCATCGCCCATTTTTGGTGTGTTTCCCCTAAGCCAATCCATCCTGTCAGGATCAACAGAAGTTAAAGCCACACTACCCGCTGGCATAGCCAACCCTTTTTATATTGGCGGTGTTATTCGGGTAACCAACAAGCCCACAGTAGCTGATGCGGGTGATGAGGATTTCGTTACTGTAACGGCCATGTCGGGAACTACAGGCGTTATCACTATGACGGTCAGCCCTGCGGTCAATAGTTCGTACACAGCAGCAACAACCAAAGTAGCGGGTGTTCATGAGTTTGGAGATTTAGTGGCAAACGTATCCGACCTTGTTGATGCGTCGGCCACAGGATCATTGGACATCTCAAGCATCGTGTGTAACAACAAGGCAACCATAGACTCTGTGTGGACGTTCGCATTCACATCAGCTACAGCGTTCAATGTGTCATCCAGTGCGCTTGGTTCTATGGGGACAGGGAATATCGTTACTTCTACGTTTTCTATCGACAACGCTGGTGTTAGCCTTCCGTACTTCACAATCCCCAACACGGCTTGGGGCGGCACGTTTACCAACGGGGATACTTTTAACTTTACGACCAATGCGGCAAGCGTACCTTTGTGGATAAAGCGTGTTGTTCCTGCGGGTTCTACACCAACAACGGTTAATCGTGCTGTTTTCGTTCTTGACGGCGGTTCAATCTAACCATGGCATTAGAAGTCCGTGCCGTAGTAGCCAACATACCAGCTACGGTAACAAAACTCCACGGATACCCGCTTAAGCTGGTTGGGGATTCTTTCCATGTGCAGGTGTATCCACCGGGGAACGTTGTTGAGGTAACTGATGGGACGCTGAATCTAATAAAAGCCAACATACGGATTTACATCCCCGGTTCCTTGGTGCGTTTTAACAACTCTGTTACAGCCCCATCTGGTTGGCTGGAAATAGGGCATTGGGCAATACTGTATAGTTTTACTGAGACTGTTCTCCACAGCACCAGACCGCTATCCATAACATACGACCAAGAATCAGGAAACTTCATAGCTTCTCATCCGTGCCATGCCGCAATAAAGATGGAACCTTTCTTTGCCGAGTACGATTTGTATTCCTACACACCCGCTTTCGGTAAAGAAGTTGTGACCTTCGATCCTTGGCTTGGTAAAGAGTACAGAATGTCATCCACGTTTTATGGCACAGCGTACTGCATTCATAGGTTTGACCCCGCTCTGCAACTGCCGCCTGCTGTGGCTACGTTTGACATACCCGCGCCGACCATTATTCCGTCTAGTTCAACCAACCTGTATAACACCTATAGCATAACAACGCCCACCATATTGACTGACCGTGGGGAGTGGCTGCGACCAGCTAAGTGGGACAGCCCTGATTACGATAAAGCCAATGCTTATGGGCCGGGTGTTGAGGGGCCGAGTAAAGAAGACTCGTGGGTAATGAAAAACAGCGTCATTGAAACAGGACATAACACGGCTGACGGGGACAATATTCACCACACAAAACCGAAGCCTCTTGTTATCGGCAGCACGGTAGTTCCAGCGGATCAACTTGTAGTGCAGTATCAAATAAACAAAAAGCCGCCCGGTATGAGCGAGCAGGACTACCAGAACAGCTTATCTTACGCAGCAAATCGTATTGCTTACCATAATGCCAGCCAGATACTTGATACAACCACACCCGGTTCTGGTGTTGCCTGATGTCTGAACCATTAAGCATAGGTATCGTAAAGGATAGGGATGAAGCTAAGGCGTACTTCAAACCTGAGACAAGTTTTTATACGTTTTACACTGTTGAGGATGTTTATTTATCCCTAACCACGGATACGGATAACGATCCTATTTTTGGTAGTGTGTCCCTTTACAACCCCGCAAAATCAAGTAAGGCCAAACCCCTAAACTCCACAAAGCATATTGCGCCAGAAAAGCAGTGGGGTAACGCTCCGACAACGAATGTAACGGCTAACGCCACAGTGCCTACAATGGTGTCCAACCAGCTTGGTCAGCGGTCGTGGGCGTACAGTCCGACAGCCTTCTGCGTAAGCTATTCGCCTTCTAATATTTTTAATTGGGGAGGTAAAGCACACAGCATCTTGACGACGAGAACGCCCAACGAGTTTCCTGTTTCATGGGGAACGCGGCCAGCGATGTACACACAAACAGCATTACCAGCAACAACAGCAAAAGCAAGCTACAACATAGAAACCGTAGTCCCGAAGTTACCTACGCCTAGATGGTGGAGGCGCTGCGGTGTGCAACGTGTCGTTAGCGAAAATTTTGGCTCACGTTTATTTTATGTGCTGACAGACTCTCTTAGCCGTTTCTATGTTTACCCCGTAGGCATCCCCTTAAGTGACATTGTTGATGGCGTAACTTCTGACCGTGAGTACTATGCACCGGATGCTTACGTGCAGTCTTGGGATTTTCCTTTTTCTGCACACGGGCTAGAGGTTCCATCTGCCGACACAGCTTACGCGCTAAACTCCAAACTGTACAAATCAAGCACGTTCAAAGCCAACGCACGCCCTGTTTTTGTGTGGGGTAATTCACCCGTTGATGGAGATTCGGCTAAAAGTAATCCAACAACGTATGATGATTGGGCGGGGTACGAAAGTGGATTTTCCCTGTCTAAGCCATTAAATTCAGCGCATTACGTGTGGTCGTTCAACTACAACAGCACACGCGCTACAACCATAGCCTATAAGTTGAAAACGGATCAACGAGTCATGCAGGGTATTCTTGGTGATGATTATCCGATGTGGAGACACAAAGACTGTCCCTACGGGTACGCCATACCTACAGTGCTGAAGGATAAAGTAAATGCTAGTGTAGCGTCAGCAATGGCTGTGGAAGGCGTTAACTTTTCAAAAGACAACCGTACCCTTATCCCCTGCAAAGATTCTGTTACCGCTTTGCTTGAAGTGGGTATAGACATTGTTTTGACGGGGGACACGATAGGAGATTTCGTAGCAACGTTTTCTGTACTTAAAGCCGACCTGTCAACAACAAGCGGGAATTATTATGTGGCGTCGGGGTATTCGCGCCCAAAGTGGTCGGACAACTGGCAGAAAATAGTTAACGGTAATGGTCTGGCATGGTCGACCTTAAAGTTGTCTGGTGATACTACTGATCTAGCAGGGTACCGACTTACGGACACAGTTTTTACGAACAACACAGAAACAAACCTAGATTTCTCAGCGCGTGCTAGCGTGTCGACAACAAAGAAAGATTTTTATGAGTACATCCGGTTATTCTTCTCTGAGGGCAGGAGTGACCTTGATGAGTTTTATACCGAACTTGTTAAGGTTCTGCCAACCCTTGAAGTAAAAAGCAGTACCGTGTCAGGAGATTTCTGGTCGTGTAAGCCTGCGGACGTAAGTTCTAATAAAACGGGGTTTACTACAGCTACGTGGGGGCCGATGCTCAAAGTCCCTATAGGCACAATGATAACGGATTACGAAATTTATGCTGGGGACAGGTTAGTTGATCCCGGCGAAGTTACGTTTGTCTCCATGCACTCATTGGCATGGCACCTATTAAATGATCCCGCGCTACTGAAATTTATCAGTGCGCAGATAGCTGTTAATTTGAGTCGTAGCGATTACGTTGAGGATTCGCACGATGAGGATGAGCTAGCTTATTATTTTGGGGCGTACTACTACCCCGGCGTAACCATAGACGGCGAGCTACTGTACATACCCACTGCCACTAACCCAGATACATCTGCCACGTTAGAACACTATCCAGAGGCGCTGTATGCTTTCCAAGGCTACTTATTAGAAGCGCTCTACTTTGTAAATTCATCTAAATCAGCATTGTTTACTGAAGCGTATGACGGCCCGTTATCCCATTTCTACTGGCACAACTATGACATAATCTTTAGACTGATGCAGTTGGCTCTGGTTAATAAGCTGCTGATTTATTCTGAGCTAGAGGATGTTATACGCACCAAGTTTATGCAGGTGTATTTTCAGTTCATGTTCACCGGAAGCACTTCTCCGCTAGAGATAAAGCTAGAATTCCCGCACCCGCCTGACCCCCCACCACCAGCCGAGACTGACTACCGAACCTTGTACTTCGACAATCTATACGAAGATTGGAGTATTAGCACCATAGATGGGTACATGGTATCCAACATAGATACGATGCGTGTCAGGTTGCCGTTGAATGCGGCGGCGTCTAACACGCTAGACATCAACGTTCTTCCCGAGGATCGAACAAAACGGTTCATGGCGACGTTGGTTACTTTCCCTTCAGCGGACGCCGAATTGGTCTATGCACAGACGCAAGCCATGGAGTCGTTTGGGAGGAAAGTGTACGACTTTAAAGCTTTTTTATGTGGCTACGAGACGTACACAGAGTATGACGATACCACAGGGCTACCCACAGGCAATACGCCTGTTAGAGACATGTACGTGTATAAGTTGGTGGACACAGAGTACGTCGTTAGCCGTACCAGCTTGGATATACTTGGTAACTTCCCTGAATTGAAACAGGAGGATTTACCTTCTTACGGCAAGCCGTTGAATCTCCCGCCGAATATAAATGCCGCGCCTTTGGACATGGAGTGTGCTGAGTTTTTAAAGAGTGATGCGCTCAACTACACCAGACTTGCCTTTAGAAATATCCAAAGTAGCGGTGAAGGGACGAAGCCTTGCGAAACCTATTGGTCTGTTACCACGGGTGTTGATTTCCACATAAAAGTGACGAAGGATACGGTTACCAATGTGGTGGCTGCGCATGACTTTTCAAATTCAGACACTATGATTTATGCGTGTTCTGCCAATGAGAACTTTCATTCGTTTTCTTTGGGATCAGCACAGCTTCGGGCTACTGAAGTTGTTGAATTAAACGGTGGTGTTTTAGAGTCAGATATATTGACGCCTTCCGCGTCAGGAACAACCCTCGACATATCAGAGTACGCGCTGCTTTACAATTGGGTTCATGCTAACTTTTTTGGGTCTGATTACTACATCCCTAAAACATGGCTGCACTCATCTCCCTATGCTACGGATGGGAGTGCTGCAACAGAAGCCGCTTTAACCTACGGTGATATTCCAACGAGAGAGTACCTTAATCGGGGCTACTCTATGGGGCCAGAAACGCCGAAGGGTGTGTATTCATTCGTAACGTCAGATGCCTACGGCTCAGCCGCTGGCTATTCGCTGCCGCCTAAAGGCACGTTGCAAGTAATTTCAGCGGCAATACCCACAACAGGCAAACGTAAAAATGCCATATCATCAAAGTATTCATCGGCGCAAACACTGGACTTTGTGTTTTCTAGGAGGCGCAAAGGGGACGCCACGTTCTACTATAAAACCACGCATAACGACCTATTTAATGGCGCTTTTGCACTTGCTTTATCAGAACCTAGAAAGTACCTGTATTATTGCGATACAACGTCTTCTGGTGTCGGCGGAGGGTTTGCTACGGCAGGGGGGTTTTACCCATTCAAGCTGCCCAATGTGGGCACAGAATCGTGCCCTAACTTAAAGAAAGAATGGTAATGGCTATAGCACCAACATTACTCGCTGGAAGTCAAGTCGCCTTAGAGTTCACAACGATGCCTTTTGTGGAACCGTTGTTTTTACGTGGATTTACGCAAACACCGAAACTTAAAGCGGCGTATCTCCCCACAGAAAATTCCATACGCTTTTGGATTTCCGATACAGCGGGGGACATGCTAACCCAAGTGTCGTCAGATTCAGTCTTTGCTGTTCCTTCAACGCCCTACTCATCTAATTTAAATACCTACAGCGTTATAGCTTACAGCAGAGCAGGTGCCGTTTGTCTGATGCGCATAAACCCAAACGCTTCTGGCTATGCTGCTTTTGTCCAAACTGCTACTGCACCTTTGGCGCGTATTGAACAGTCGTTAACCGAAACACTAAGCATAAATTTCGCAGCAACAAGTCCTCTGGCAACAGTGTACAGCAGCACGGTGAACAGGGATACGGGAGTCTCTTTGTTTGACAATGCCTACTGGTCTTCGTTTAATAGGAGCGTATCGGTAGCCGCGCCAATAACAGGGTTGGTTCCTCTCGTAACAAGCGGTTTCTCCATAGGAAACTCGTGGATGAAGCAGACTGTTGATGTTGGAACTGGCGACATTTATGTTGCGGTTGCCAGCAATTCAGCAACAGGGATAGACGCTGATTTAGGCACCCCTGTCATGATAGTTAAAAACGACGGCACGGTTGGTTCTCCTGTGTATGTTGTTCCGCCAAACGCTCTAATAAACCTACCTGATACGAAGTATCAATTCACAGCAACAAGCTACACTAGCGCGACGGACGCCAGCAGTCCTTATCCCTATATTGTGGCTGTAGCCCAAGACGGCAGTGCTTTCGTATTTACTGTAATCGTGGCTTTGGTCAACAAGACCTACGCTGGAACTGTAGCCCTTACTTTCGACTTTTCCCCTTCTTACCTAAGACGCTACATGTCAGCGTCTGGTCTTGGGGGCGCTTTGACTACACAACTACAACCACCCCCAGTTAACGCTTTACCCATGTCAAAAATTACAGGGGTGCGCGTTATCGGTTTGGGGGGTCTGGTTTCTTTAAGTGACATAACGCTAAAGCAACGAACAAATTCACCCACGGGTGTTCCTTTGGTACAAGGGCTGTACCCTGCCGTAGACCCTGACAGATACACCTACCTATCTGCATCAGGTGACGGGGTTAATTTCGGTGCAGAGGTTCTAGCTACAGCGTCTGGTGTCTACACACTGTACACGACTAATGGTGGTACTGTAGCTGTGACAACGAACAGGCTGCTATACGATCCTTATTACAATGGCGTTGAGGTTGTAAAGTACAACTACTCCGCGTACTCCCTTCTTGACCAAGCAACGGCGTCCAAGCTGCTTCTTGGGGATATTGAGTACAAGTGTTTTTTCCTTGTTAACACACACCCCACACAAACCATTACCACACTGAAACTATGGTCAGACTATAACTGCGACTACCTGACAGGCTCAACAGCCAACGATAACTACATCCAGATGGGCATCATTACTAATGACAGGGACGGGACAGCTAACCCAACCATAGCGAATCAAACCACGGCTCCGGTTGGAATAACTTTCGCGTTTCACAACTCTGAGTTAGAAGCGGCTGTGGTGTCCACATTGCTTCCGGGCGAATGCGTTCCTATATGGGTGAAGCGTGTGATAAAGTCTGGGCAGGTGCCAAGTGGCTTGCCTGAAAACATCACTAGCTCGCTACGACTTAAATTGACGTACTAATATGACCACCAGCACGGTTGATTCCTTAATCCTCATTCCTGTAGGAGAACCCGCAACGTTATGGGACGTTAGCGAGGATTGGAATTACCTAGAAACCCCCAGTCAGATATACGATAAGCGCCTGTCCGTGCGAAAGTTCGTGCGCTACCCTGAACGAGTAAGTGCAAGTGCCCCCGTAAGTTACAATGCGCTAGTCCGCTTTTCTGTTAGAAAAACAGTTCATAGGGCGCTCTATTCTCCTGTTAACAAAAGCGGCGACGTTTTGTATTCGTCCTACAACCGTGTTGCTTGTAGGAAGACGCTGAAGAACGCTTTGTATAGTCCTGTGGTGACCAGTTATGCGGCACTATGGGGGCCAGTGGTGTCTCGACTGACTGTTTCGTTCGGTGTTCGCTATTCACGGTGGGACGCTGTAGTATCCAGCAACCCCCTGTCTTACCTCACGGGGACTCGCGTTAGTGCGAGGTACAGCGCACAGTACATGATACTAGCCCACTGCACGGTGAGCCATGCCGTGTCTTATTACGACTACACAAGGTTGTATAAGTCGGTATCGGTGCATTACTCAGTGAAAGATACAGACAGGGTATTTAAGCGTGCAAACGTGCAGTACTTGTCTGTCTTAGTCACGGGTGTTGCTATTATTCCTGTAGAACCTATCATCATTATTGACTCCGAGTTAGTCTATGTAAAAGACATGACGGTATCTGCGGATGAAGGAAACTTCACCTATTCTTGTGAAGCTACGCTGGCTAACTACGCTGATTTCCCAAAGTTTTTAGCCAACAAAGAATTCCATGTGAACATTCAGGGCGAGATTTATTACTTTGTGGTCGACAGTCGATCCATGGACAGGAAAGATATAACCGCCCCCCACGCCACTGTTAGAGGCTTATCCAGAACATCCCTGCTTACGGGGGCAAAGTCTAAACAAATCATCGGTATAACGATAGACACACCGAAGACAGCGAACGAAATTGCTAATCTTCTGGTTTATGATAGCACGATAAATCGCTCTGGCTACATCCCACCACCGGGCGATATGTCTTGGGAGATTCTTGATTGGGGATTACCCGCCTATCGTTTCGGTGTGGAGAATCAATACCCGCTAGACTCAGTGAAATTACTTGCAGAAGCAGTTGGCGGTGTCGTTGAATCCACGCCAGAAGGTAACATCAGAGTTAGGTACAAGCACCCTGTTGCTGTTCCTACGTATTCAGATGCTACGACAGACCACTTTTTATTAGATTCTGACGATATTCTGTCCATGCAGGAGCGGCATTCACCCAACAAAAAGACGGATAGCATCTATGTCAAGACGTTCCAAGACATCGGTGTGGCTGACGTTATTGAGTTCTTCGATGTGGAAACTGTTGGGGGCGATTTAGGGTATTTTGACGATGGTAGAACAGCCTACTCTGGTGGTTTTGTTCGAGTTTTCCCAGCTATTTGGCGGGACAACGTTGAGCTATATACCACGAATAAAAACGTAGAACTTGAGTACCTTGGTATTGAAAATTGGCGTCCTAATGAGTGGCAAGCACCAGATTTCGGGTGGGAACTTATAGAGATAACTCGATCACAAGGTTCAGCACGGTACCCTGTGTGTGCCATCCAGAGTTACGGGTATCTCACCGAACCTGCGGGTAGCATCATCATGCAAGACTACTCAAAGACGTTTTATACATCCGATTTAAACATTAGATTCAGTATGCTTAAGTTAAAATACACCACACGTTGTCATCTTTGGAAACTGAAGGCACCGGGCGGAACGCATCTACAGCTTTGCGTCCGTGATACGGTTTTCAACTCTTACTTGAGGTAGACCACCATGGCACTAGAACAACATGCCGTAACAACCACCATATCCTGTAGTGTCTCTGGGGGAGAGGGGCATCTCCAAGGGGAGATAGATTCCCGACCTTATGGCTTAAATGGTGGGCGTTCTCAGTACTTCCCCGGCGATGACTGTTTCGTACTTATCTACAAATCAATCAACGTGACCATCATGGGGTCTTTCGTTACGGGGGGTAGCTTTAGCCACAACGTTCCGGGTCTTTCGGTTGGTTATAACATTGTTCGTGAGGGGCTATCCTTCTCTACCCCTGTTGCTAATTTCTCTAAGCCAGCCCCATCCAATTTGATCGTACTTAATGCTTTGTATCTTCAAAGCGGTGGGTTTACTTTCGTCCCCAACACCACGGTAGCTCGACTTCTCACGTGGGTAGGCTCAGGCGACCCTGCGGCACAACCCCCCTATGCTTTTGTCTTTGTTGAGTACTCACCTACCGCACAGGTTGGTAAATTCAGCAATCTTCCTGCTCCCCCAACAGGCTCCGTCTTTAGCTGGCCTGTGCATGCGGTTCTCTACGGCATCGCTACACCAGTCTATCCATAATGTTCTACTCTATCCGCTGTTACCGTGGCGAAGGTCGGCACCGTGTCAATGACGCGGTTATCAGCAATCTTCTCTCTGAACTACCTGCATGCATTCAACGCGGCAGAAATGAGCTTGATGATTCGGCGCATGGCAGTCAGCTTGTTACTGTGGAGATGGTGTTTCGTCCCGGCTTGCGTTTAGGGCAGATAGTTAAAGTGACAGAAACATTATTCGGTAGCTCATGGTATGCGAAAATAACAGGCATCAAGCATCATGTGCAGAATGCTAAGCTGACTACTGAATTAACTTTGCTGAAACCGACTGACTTCTTTGTTGGAAACTTATCTCCATGAATCCCTTAGAGGCACTTCGTAACCTGATAGCCCCACCGGCAAACAACACGCCGGGGACAGTTGTAGGTGCGCAAGGATCGCTAACCATGGTGAGAACTGCAACAGGAATAAAGCTAGTAAAAGCAGGGTCAGCTTCATTTGGTTCAGTTGTTAATTTGGATTCAAGAAACGCGGTGGTGTCAGTGCAAGACTCAGATAACGTAATCCCTTCATTCAAGGTGTGATATGGCCGATACGATTGTTTTACCTAACCTAGCGGGTCTTGCTACACTGGACTCAGCCGCAGTTAATCCTGTTCCTTCCGCATGCGTCCTAGACACGGCAGCGGGTATTGGCGCAAGTTCTAATAATTCTTACCATGCCCTATGGCCGGGGGCATTTCAAGTTGATCCTGTTCCGGGCGGCACTGTTGTTCAAGTCCAGTGGCGAGTCCACAAAGATGCGGCTTGGATTGTTCTATGGGATTCCAGTGTTGGGTCTAATGGGGCGACAGGGTTCTTGATGACTTGGCAGACTCCACCTAACTTTGTGCGTGCCGTTCGTACTAGCGGTTCGGGTGCTGTTAAAGCCTTCATGACAGTTCACGCTATGGCTAGCCAAGGTTAATAACCATGCCGTTTAATGTGAAACTGCCTCCGATTTATCGCGGTGCTGCCTATAAAAAGGCGTTCCGCTGGTTTTCTCAGGACGACGCGGGTGTTAAAACCCCGATTGATCTTGCGGGGAAGGCTGGCCGCATACAGTTGCGTTCTGCTGCGGGTGATGAACCTGTTTATGCAGATTGGAGTACTACGAACGGCAAGCTAATCTTTGATGACACCAACAGAATCTCCATTGCTGTGCCACGATCCGAAACAGAGTCTTACGATTTTGATTTTGCACAGTGGGACTTATTGATCTGGCCTGTGGGAACAATAGAAGACGCTGAAGTTTTAATGCGCGGAAGCATCGCTGGCCCGCGTACAATCACTGATCTACCGTAAGGATCAGTATGACCAACGAAGAAACCGTCCTTGTTTCACTGGCGCGTGATGTTGTCTTTGTTGAAGAAGAAGACTCATCTCTTGTTGTTTATGCAGAACAAGGGCCAAGGGGTATTCCGGGAATCAAAGGGGATAAAGGTGATAAGGGGGATGCAGGAACATCTGCATCACTATCCACCGATCCCAACAATCTATCCGTCATCGGCAGTGATGGGGGCATTTATACCCCCGAGAGAAACCCTGTAGTTACCGTCAAAGACGAGGGGACTACGCTCGTTAGCTCCCTTGTTGCAATTAATTTCACAGGTTCGGGTGTATCTGCGTCGAACAGTGCGGGAACAGTCACGGTAAATGTTCCGGGTTTGTCGGGCGAATCCTATACACATACGCAGTCAATAGCTTCAGACACATGGATTATTGTTCACGGCTTAGGTAGTTACCCGTCTGTTACTATCATAGACTCAAGCGGTGATGAGGTTGAAGGCGAACTCAAGTACGTGTCAAGCAATGAAATTCATGTCACTTTTAGCGCAATGTTTGGCGGGACTGCTTATTTAAACTAGGGGATTTACCATGGCAAAGAAGATTTTAGTCAATTATGACTTTACCAAAAATGAAATACAAAATACGCTAGTTCATAAGCTGGCTTCGGCACCGGGTTCCCCCGTTGAAGGTCAAATCTTCACGAATACCACAGCACATGATATGGAATATTACAACGGCACCATCTGGGTGTCGATGGATGCGACCAAACGAACAGGTATTCCACTTGCTAACCTAGCTACTGACCCGCTAGCCCGTGCTAACCACACAGGAACGCAATTAGCCTCAACGATTTCCGATTTCGATACACAAGTGCGTACTAGCCGTTTGGATCAAATGGCTAACCCAACAACGTCGGTTTCTCTTAACTCCCAAAAAATCACTAACTTGCTCGCCCCTTCGGCGGGTACGGATGCGGTCAATAAGACCTACGTTGATAATCTGTCGATGGGTCTTGATGTTAAAGGCTCAGTCAGGGCAGCAACCACAGCGACAGCAGGTACCTACGCAAATTCAGGCGGCACATCAACACGCGGTCAGTTGACCGCTTGCCCGAATACCATTGACGGCGTTACCTTGGCTGGCTCTGATCGCATTCTGGTAAAGGATCACGGCACACCTTCTGCTAATGGTATTTACGTTGTTAGCACTTTGGGTTCCGGCGCTAACGGTGTGTGGGATCGTGCTACCGATGCCGATGCTGATGGTGAACTCACTGCAAATGCCTTCGTGTTCGTTGAAGAAGGTACGCAGAACGCTGATACAGGCTGGACGATCACAACCAACGGAACAATCATCGTCGGCGGTGCTTCGGGCACAGCCCTAACATGGGCGCAGTTCTCTGGTGCGGGTTCTGTTGTTGCGGGTTCTGGTCTGACCAAAACAGGTAACACACTGGATGTTGGTTCGGGTACAGGCATCACGGTTGCCGCAGACAGTATCTCTATTGACACTGCGGTTGTTGTCCGTAAGTACGCTGTCGATGTGGGTGATAACTCATCTACCGCTATTACGATTACGCACAACTTGGGAACCAAAGACATATCGGTTGAAGTGTATAATGCTTCGACACCTTGGGACACCGTAGAGTGCGAAGTTACTCGTCCGACCACCAACACAGCGACCTTAACTTTTGCCGTTGCGCCTACAACAGCGCAGTACCGTGCTGTCGTACAGGCATAATCTTGCACAGCTAGAGCTTACGCCATACAATAAGGGGTAAGCCTATTTACGGACGCTTTTAATGGCCTTGAAGACTCTAGGCTTTAGGTCTTTGCCTAAAGTAACCGCCCTACCCACACCCGTAGCTGGGCTAGAGGGTGTCACGGCAGAATTATCGTCCGACAAGAAGCCGTACTATTGCGATGGGGCTACTTGGGTTGACTTGTCTGCTACGGGTAGCGGGGCGGGTCTAACCTACACCACTATAAAAACAAGTAATTTCGGCCCAACTGTAGGCACAGTAGTACGAGTTAACTCCACAGGCGGTGCTTTTACAGTAACGCTTCCAACCACCCCCGCAGATGGTTCGGTGGTCGGCGTTTTTGATGTCGCTAATTATTGCGGAACAACTCCCGTTTTGGTTTCTCCGGGCGGCGCAGATACCATAGAGGGTGCCACGGGGCTATCCGCAAACATAAACGGAGCCTACATTCTTTTAGTTTACAACTCAGCGACAACTAACTGGAAGCTAGCAGACACTTATGCGAATACCTATTCTGCTGCCCCTGCCCCCGCACCGATAACGACAAGCTTCCCCGGCTCAAACGCTACACCCCTAACAGGTGTTTCCCGTTATTATTTTTCAGCGTCAGCCACCTACACAACGATTATTGTGGGGTTATCTTCAGCACTGACATCATTCACAATAACCATTTATAAGAATGGTTCTTCCTCTGCTACACTGGTTTATTCTGGTGCCGCAGCTTATACATCGTCAGGCTCCATTAGCCTATCCGTGATTTCTGGCGATTATATTACGGTAGGCGCTGTAGGTAGTGGCGCTCTATTCGATCTTGTTGTAACTCTTAAATAGGACTAATCATGCTCGTCACTAAAAATGAAATACTGGCTAAGTGCACCCCAGAGGAAATAGCGGGTGGGAATTACCACGTTATTGCCGAGAAGGTTAACGCGGGGCGCACTAAAACTGAGCTAGTTCCCATATCCGATGTTCAAGCCTACCTGCAAGCCCAAGGGGTTTGGTGGGCACTAAAAACAGTAGCGTCGACGGATCACCCCGCAAAAGCAGCGGCAGAAGCTGTTATTGACGTAGCTAATGCGCGATACAACAACATTGATACCTCGATTCCTTTGGTGGGTCAGATGTTGGGGGCGCTGCTGGCGACCAATGTACTAACCCAAGAACAATACGACCATGTAACCACTATGGGGGTTTCTCCCGACCTTGCAAGTTGGGAACAGTGCTTTAGCGCAATGAAAGAAGGGGTTTAAAATGGCACTTAACTACGCGAGTTCGCAAACTGTAACGCTTCCGTCTGCCTTGAATTCTCTGGCAACAGGAAGTTCCGTGCAGAGTGACGTGGTAACAACAGGCACCAGTAACAACACGACAGATACCTTGGTTCACGTTGAAATAAGCATCGGGGCGATTACCGCATCAGCTTCAACCTATATCTCCATCTATGCCTTTGGCTCAGAAGATGGTACCGCTTATCCGGGCGGGGCGTCCACGACTGAAGTATTGGGAGGCGGTAATGGCTCAGTGACGTTATCCGCCAACGGTAACAACCTGAAGTTCCTCGGAACAATCCAAGCCCACACAGCGAGCATTGTCATCAAGTCGGAACCGATGAGCATTGCTGCCGCCTTCGGGGGTATTATGCCGCGTAAGTGGGGTCTGGTTATCCAAAACAACACAGGGGCTAACCTCGCATCTTCTGGTCACGCAGCGAAGTACTCCGAAGTTTATTACAACTAGGATTTACCTGTGAGCCGCCTGATACGCTCAGTGCTGCGTCCTCTGGCGATTTGTACATCTCAACCACAGGGTAATGCACAGATTGACCTATCCAATCCTATAAATGAAGGGTTGTCGTCGGCTTTTCCTTCGCTGGCGACTTACCCTGCTTACGGAGAAGGCATACTCTACCATAACGTAAATTCGGAGAACACCCTTCGCGCTACTCGTCTTGGAGTTGGGCGTAGCTATGCTAGAAATGGGTATAACGCTACTACTAGCGGTACGTCAATAGGAGGTATGACTGAAATCAGTGGTGATTACCCACAAACCGTAATGTTGCATGGGATACGTGGGGCATATGACGATACAGGGGCGTTTTTACTTGATGGTAACGTTGATGTTTACTTTTCTTCCTCGGGGCAATTAGCCTACGACTATGGTGGGGGTTTTGGGGCAACGACAGAAACAGTCGCCGTAGGGGGTGCTTATACTGTTTTTATGTGGGCGGCTGGGGGTAATATAACCGCAGTTGACCTCAACGGTGACGTGGTGTCCACTGTTGGTGGATTAAACTGGGCTACGGGAAGGGCGCATACCCGTATCGGATGCCGCGAGGGTTGGGGTTTAATTAACGGCCAGATTATAAGTTTCCACAGATGGAAACGCTTTCTAACCGCAGCAGAGAGAGCTAGGTTAGTAGCTAACCCGTGGCTAATGTATCAAGCGCCCCAAAAACGCCTTCCTGTTATAGACATAGTTCGCGGCCCTGCTTTGACTCGTCAATCACGCTTGTTGGGCACAAGTTCAGGAAGCATCCCCACAGCATCAACGGCAGGATCACGAAAAATAATAGTTACTCAACAACCCCAATGGACAGCCCAAATTGATTGGGGGAACCCTATCACAAAGGGGCTTGTGTTTGCAGTTAATGTCAATTGTAATCTTCCTTTGGAGTTGGTCAGGGGTATAAAGCCCACGTTTTCAGGGTCTTCTATTGTCACCACACCAGAAAAGTTTGGTGTTGCATCTCAATGTGTGGGGGGGTATTTAAACTACGGTAGGACAGGTGCTGATGACGTAACAACACAAGGCACTATTGTCTATGTGGGGAGAGCAGAAACAAACCCAGTTGATGTCCCTGTATTAACGTCTGATGAAGGGGCTTCGGGTCACGGGATCACACTGGCTATTGATAACGTGTCCAGAGTTAATAACGGTGCATCGTCGTTCGCTAATAACGGGGCTTATGTTAACACCACAGGACATAACGCTGTTTCTTCCAACCTCATTCATAACGTTTATATCTATACGTGGGATGGTACAACGTGGCGCTGGTTCACCAACGGCAAGCAGGTTAACTCTGGAACGTCTACCTTTACTTGCACAGCTAACGCAAACAGAACAACAAAACTAACTAATCGGTTTGTAGTTGGTACTCAGAACCACAGGGATGCTCTGCACCTAGTTTACAATAGGGCGCTGACAGTGGGAGAAGCGATAAGCATTTCTTCTTCTCTTTTTTCTCCGTGGCAAATACTCAAATCTAACCCTAAACCGATTTGGGTGCCTACATGATAGGTCGTCAAGTGCCGTGCGGTGGACAAACACAAGACTGGGCCACTATTGACTGGGGCAATCCGATCACTCGTGGACTTTCGCTTGTGTCCACGGGAAATATGGCCGTCAATCTGGTCACAGGATTACCGCAAACCTATGCAGCGGGATCAGGCACGCTATCTAAAGTCGCAACCCCAAAAGGCACAGGATGGACAGCCTCTGGTACAGGGGGGGCTAGTCTAAACGCAAGTGCTGGTGTGTTAGGAAACGGCGACATAACCGCGTTATTTTTTGGCAATCCGACTGCTAATTTGTTGGCTCAAACACCGATTTACCATACCGCTACAAGTGGAAAGATTTGGTTTTCAGCTAACAACGACGAGAACGAGACGCCTACTAACGGGCAGCTATGTCTAGGTCTGCTGGAAACAGGCGTAAATCGGTCATCGGTTAAAGTCGCAGGAGCAATCGACGGCACGTTTTCAACCTATCTGCTGGGTAAGACAAGCGGAAGTGGGCTAGCCTACAAGAACGGAATAAAGCTCACCCCTACAACCACGGGAACACTGGGGGGAAGTCCGTCAACCGGAAGTCCATCATACAAACTCCTAGGCAATAACACTGCCGGGGGTGGCGAGTGTACGGGTTGGACTATTTTAGTTTGTGCTTGGAATCGGCTTTTATCCGATGCCGAAGCGGCTTTAATAACATCAAACCCTTGGCTTATTTTTAAAACCATAACAAAACCAATATTTATCAATATCCCCGCTAGCGCAGCATCTTATATAATGCAGTATTGGAGGTAGTGCCGTGACGACTGTGAATCTATCCACCTTAGTTAGTCCGATAGCGACAAGCGGAACACCCGTTGAAGTGCGTGACGAGGGCGTGCAAAAGACGGCTGGGGTTTCCAGCTTTGACTTTGTTGGTGCGGGCGTTACTGTCACGGCTACAGGTGGCGCAGCTACTGTCACTATTCCGGGGGGAGGCAGTGCCGTTGCAGTAAAAGATGAAGGGGTATCCAAAACATCTGCTGCTACGTCTCTCGATTTTGTCGGCACAGGAGTTACTGTAACAAATTCTGGTGGTGATGTTACTGTGGCTGTAAACGGCCAAGATTCTATTCAAGTGCATCAAGTTGCTCACGGCTTTTCTGTAGGGGATATTGCACGCTGTGTTTTCGATACTTGGATTACTGTAGACACGTCTAACTTCGGCATGGGTGTTGTAACAGCCATTCAAGGTGTTGATGATTTTACGGTGACCTTCAGCGGGATAGTCAATTGCTTTTCCGGGTTAGAACCTGACGCTTCGTATTTACTATCAAGAACCGCTATTGGTACATTGACACGCGGGGATATACCTGCATCTCCCCCAGAGATGATGTCAAGGCTGGCCGGTAATACCGTTATTTTTGGTATGGCTTTAACAGCCACATCTTTACAGATCGTTCCCTATGAATCGGCTTTCGCCGACGCAAACGCTGTTTCGACGGTGTATTACTACGCGGAGTCTGATCCAAGTCAAAAATTTCTTTACTTAGACACGACAACAGACTCGTACTTGCCAGCCAGCGCGGCAAACGTAGCTACGCTAGCAACCGCCCTTTCTATTTGTTATGACGTATCGAATACTTTGGGTTTGGCTGTGCTTTTGGATGGCAGGGCGCGTCAGTTTGATTACGCTTTATATGGCGGTTTTTGCGGTGACCTTACGTACCTTACACTAACTGGTTCACCCGGCGACTTAGTTTACCTAAGCGCCACTGTACCCGGTGGTGTTACTCTTACTCCCCCTGCAATACGTCAAGTAGTTGGCGTCATAGATTCCAGTAGTTCAATAGCGTGGGTCACACCTTATCTGGAAACAGTTGTCAGTATAGCTAACGAGGGCACACCTTTAACCCCCCACGTTTCTTCGCTAAATTTCACAGGCGGGGGAGTAACCGCATCTAATACTGGGTCTGCGGTTACGGTGGATGTTCCCGCAAGTATTACGGATCATGGTGCTTTGAGTGGTCTTGGTGATGATGATCACCCTCAATACAATGTTCTCGTTGCGGACGAAGGGGTAACAAAGACAACGAAAGCGGCATCAATAAATTTTGTGGGGGCTGGTGTTACGGCGACTAACACAGGTGACGATGTTACCGTTACAATTACGGGGGGCAGCAGCGGTATCGCAACTTACATACAGAACGCAACGCCAACGATAGCTCCGGGCGATAAAGCGTTGTGGATTCAAACAGGCTTAGGGGATGGTACCGGCATGACGTTTTGGATTGAGGATGGACTATGAGCCTTAGAAACGCTTTTGAAGACCTAGCCACAGAGAAAGGTTTGACGCTTTTGCGTCGAATATTCCAAGCACTGAAGCCTTTGGGTGTGGTTACGGGTAGCGGCAGTAATCGTTTGTCTGTTGATGTGAACAACGTCACAGGCGGAACCCTGATCGCAACCCAAGCCACAGCAGGTAACTTGAACTGCACTGCCACTATTGCGTCAGGAACGGTGACCACGGTGACCACGGTGGCTACAATGAGCAACCAAACTAATATTGGCGGTGTTTCTGCTTTTGAGATGCTAAAAGCGATGTCCCGAACAGGCTACAATCAAGGTATTCGGTCACGTATTACATGATGTCGCGTGTAACGATCACGACCCACATCAAATTACTCTAAGGATTTTTCATGGCTAACGCAAACAAACAACTAATTGACCTACCGTTTTTCGAGTTGTGCAACCAAGCCCCCGTCGCAACGCAAGCCATTGCCGCCATGACGACATCGGAAGACGGCACGGATCGCTATATTTATTACATCGTTGGTATTACCTTCTACCGCTACGACACGATTGCAGATACGTGGCAATTACTTGCAGCACCTAATCAAACCACCACGGTTGGGTGTTCTCTACGCTATACAACAAAGCGCGGTTTTCACGGGCGCGTCCTTTCAGCAACATCGACCACGATACAAATCCCCGGACTGCGTGGGCCGACTCTTGATGGTCAAACCATTGAAATTCTGAGCGGAACAGGTATGGGTCAAACTCGTGTGCTAACGTACACAGGAGAAACTGTTCACGACGCTGGTGTGGTAACCGCTGTTGCAGCAAACTTGCTCACAGATAGCTTGAAGAAGTGGAAGATTAATCAATGGGCAGGGTACATGGTTGGTGTAACCTTTGGTACTGACTCCACACAATATAAAAAGATTCTCTATAATGACACGACGACGCTCTATGTGTCCGACATTAACTTACAGCCCCACGATCCGTGGAGTAATCAGCCGTATGCTGCGATCCTTCCTTATGCACTCCCCGTAACAACGGCAGGTTCGCAAGCGCACTTCCAAATCATGTCCAGCACGTTTTCTGTAACGGCGTGGACAACGACCCCTGATTACACATCGTTCTTCACTACGTTATCGGGCGGGATTTACCTTTTGTCGTCCCTTGCAGGCGCACCCTATTTCTCCCTGCAATACTACGATGTGATAGCTGATAGCTGGCAGAACAAAACAACCCCACAAGGTATGATCCTTGCTGCTTTAGGTACTGACTTTTCTCTTCAGCGCACAGGGAAGTTGGGTTCAGCGTTAGTGACAAATCTTGGTGTGGTGAGTGGAACTAATCGAACACTTGCTGATGCGGGTCAAACCACATTGGAAGTTGATCGTTGGAGAAATCACCGTATTGTGATTACAGGTGGAACGGGTATTGGTCAGTCCCGAAGAATCGTTAGCAACACAGCGGGTGCGTTTACCGTCAATAGAAATTGGGATATAAACCCCACCACAGGTTCAACGTATGAAGTCTGGCCGGATTACGCTCGCCTCTACATGGCGGGGGGTGCGGCTTCTGCTTTATTCGCCTATTCCACATTCAACGATTGCTGGGGGCAGGGGCAGTACTTCGATGACGGCATTACAGCTAACATAACCTGCACCATGGCAGGATGGGAGCCTTTCGGCGTCACTTCGGGCACACGTATTGCAGCGGGTGTCCAAGCAATCAACACAACGCCAGCCAATGCGGGGACGGGTTATGCCATTGGTGACACATTCAGTTTTGTAACTGGTGCCGGTGCCGGTGCTAAAGGTCGCGTTGTTGCTCTGTCAGCCGTGGGTGTTCCTTCTACGATTGAATTGATTGATTCAGGCACAACCACAGGCTACACGGTTGCAACATCAGGCGGGGTCACAAACATTGTGGGTTCAGGTTCGGGATTAACTGTGAGTGTCACAACAGTTGGCCCAACAGCAAATATTGTTCTGGCTTCTGCTAGTTGGTTGAAGCAAGGCGATTCTGTAACCTTCGCTGGATGTACAGAAGGATTGTGGAATGCTGCTTATACCATTCTTGGTGTGAGTGCTGTGTCAACATCCGCTTGCACATTCTCTGTTGCAACCACAGCGACAGCCAACATGGCAGCGTCTAACTCCCAATCAACTACAGTCATTGTCGATCCAAGTAAAAACTGGATTGTCAATGAGCATGTGGGGCGCATTGTTGACCTTTGTGTTTCGGGTACCGCACCTACATCACAGAAGCGTTGGATTACAGCAAATACCGCAACGACGTTAACCGTAGCCACTATCGTTGCAGGTGTTAACGGAACAAGTAAATATTGCATTTACGACGCCAACATTTTCGGTTGTGATGATCAGCGTAAAGAAGCCAACATGCACGGCTACGGCCATGCTTCAGGGGGTTCACTCACAACACTAACTGATTCAAGCAAGAACTGGATTCCCGGTCAGTGGATTGGTTATTTGTTCAAAGTGGAAGCGGGTACAGGCTACGGCTCAGGCCGTATCAGCATCACAGCCAATACGGCAACAACTCTTACCTACACAACCCAATCCTTCACACCGGACGCCACAACACGCTATGAGATTGCGGATGCATGGGGTATTGCGACATCAGGTGCCGCTTCAACACTAACGGATAACACTAAAAATTGGGCGACTAATCAGTGGGGCGGTAAGCGTGTTCGTGTTACAGCAGGAACGCTGCAAGGAACGGAGACAACCTGCACAGCCAATACGGCAACGGCACTGACCATCACAGGTACGCCTGACACCACATCAGCTTATGCCATTGTGTCTATTCCACCAAGGGGCGCGGGTATTGAGTTGATATGGGCGTGGGGAGCTACTGCTGTAGCCAACAAAAAGTTGATGTTCTGCCCTCGGGGTGGTGGTTCTAACTCAGCCGACATCTACGATATTGCCAAGGAAACATGGGCATTCGGTTACTTCTTCGGGCCACAGGCTGAACCGTTTACCACAGGTTCAAGTTATGCGTATGACGGGGTTGATTCTATCCTTGCATCGCGGTCAGCCACAGGACAACCTGTTCGTGTTTTCCGTTATAACCTCGCCACGAACAAGATTAGCGGCTATGCCACGACAACGTGGGTACAAGGCACGGCACATATCGGAAATTTCATGGGAATTTGTTCTGCACCGACCACGGGGGAGGAATACCTCTACTGCCTGCAAAATACGGGCACCCTAATGTCTCGTGCTCAAATGTTCTTCTAAGGAATGACCGTGACTATTCAAGAACTTATCGTTTTAAGTGAATCCCGTCTTGCTTACATCGGAGAACTAAGGGCGTCGGCATTGGCTACTGGCGATGTTCAGCATCTTTTAGTGCTTGAATCACAGCAGGTTGAAACCCAAATTACCTTAGACAAGCTTAGAAGTTTGGTTTGATACGCTCAGGTAATGCCGAAAGCGCACGCAGTACGGTGCGCTTTTTGTTTTCATAAGGAAGGTAGCTCCCCCGCTATACTCTAACTTTACGCCACATCATATTAAAAGGACGCCCTGCCGTGTCTGACGTACCCCTATCCGAAGCTGTTACGATGGTGCAAGGACTCTCCACAGGAGGCAGCGACATCCTTGAAGCGACTAAATGGGTAGTCGTCATTCTTCTGATGGTTGCGGGGGCTTGCTTACCGTTCATGATGCTAATCAACAAAAAAACAAAAGACAAGAACACAAACGTCTTAGAGACAGCCATATCAGAAGTTGGCAGCACGCTATACACACAGTTAAGCAAGCAAGTTGAAGAATATCGACTAGCGGCAGATTCAGCAAGCAAAGAACGTAATGAGTTGGTACTTAGGGTTGCTCATTTGGAAGCACAAATCTTCTCCCTTGAATCTTTGCGAGAAACCAACGAGCGCTTGCGCAGCAAATTGGATGTGAAAGACGAAGAAATGAAAGGTCTTCTTGCACAGGGCTTGGACGAACGAAAGCAGTTCATGGATATGCTGTTGCTTAAAAACAGAGACAGCTTGCGTAGAGATGCTAAACAGGAGACACCAATATGATTACGGATGAAGTAAGCAAGGTACGTCGTTTTTTCTACGACTTTTTCAAGATTTTTATTCTGATGGGCGCGGTCGGTTTTCTTCTGTATCAAGCTGACCCGACCAACGCTGTGATCTTTCAGGCTATGGGGATCGCGCTGTTCATGGTCGGTGGAACACACCTAACCCGAAGGATTCTTTTCAACAGCCTTGATTTACAGGCCATCGCTAGGTTAGCCGTAAGAGATAACAACATGTCAGCAGCGATTGTGTTTGCTTCTGTTGTGGCGTTCCTCATAGCGGTGATGTCACTCTCCATGCAGGTTTTCAAATAAGCGGGGTGGTCTATGATTGTTTGGTCAGTATCACGCCTGTTTCATTTTTCGTGCTCAGTTTGCAATCACAAGTGGGATGTTTTCAACTGGCCGAACTGGTTTAGCATTAACAGGACGCGACTTCCCGTGGAGTGTCCGAACTGTGGGCACGCGGATATTCCCGTAGAATCAGTGGAAAATAAAGATGCTTCCATCTCACCCGCCCCCACTTGAGCCTATTTGCCCGGTTGTGCAATTAACTGCAAATGAGCAGCAGCATCTACCTACACTTTTATTAGAATCCAACCTCTATTGGCCTGAGTTGAAATGGAAATCAATGTTAGGTTCTCAGATAAGACAAGAAACCTGCCCGAGTCTAAAGCACAGGTTTTGCTGGAACCCGAGAGCGGAACTCAAGACATCCCGAGAGTACGGCTTTGGCCTCGGACAAATTACAATCACAGCCAAATTCGACAACTTCAAAGAGGCGAAGAAGCTGAATACGACGATGAGTGACTGGAAATGGGAGGACAGGTATGATGCCGCCTACCAAATCAGGACGCTTGTGTTGATGGATAAATTTAACTACGGCAAGTTCTCTTTGGCAGCGGATGAAAAAGAACGTATGGCTTTTTCTTTTGCTGCGTATAATGGGGGGCTTGGGGGGGTCTTATCAGACAAGGCTGTTTGTAGAAATACTTCAGAGTGCGACCCTAACCGATGGTTCGACCACGTAGAGCACACTAGCAAAAAAGCCAAGGTTCCTGTACACGGGTACGGTCAGAGCTTCTTCCAAATTAACCGAACATATACAAATAACATAGTTAACGTCTTCCCGCCACGCTATATGCCTTTCTTCGGAGAATGCAATGTTCGCTAGTCTGCTTACAGGTAAAATCATGGGGGGCTTGAGTCTAGCCCTTCTTATCATCTTCGCTGCGTTTGGTGTGTACCATTATTTTCTTGTGTTGTCCCTTGAGCACACCATCACCAAGCAGGGGGAGAAGATTGCCAGCCTCAACATCAAAAACGCTGAGTTGACCAGTGAAAATACCAAGCTGACTGAAGCTAACGTAAAAATGGCGGCTTCGATTGACGTTCAAAACGCCAAGATCAAAGAAATGGTTGACGCACAGACTACTGCGGTAGCTGCGGCTATTAAGGTAGCGGATGCAGCGGTAGCCACGGCTAAAAAGGACAAGGCGAGGTATGAGGCTTTGCTCACTGCCCCAAGGACAACATCGGACGATTGCAAGGAAGCCTCTTTGAAGGTGAATGAGTATTTACAGATGCGGTACGCAGATACTCATCCACCAAAAACCCCCACAGCGCCCCCCACAGCGGCGTCAGGAGAAGCAAGATGAAGTATCTGATAGCTACCCTATGCCTAGCCCTTTCCGCGTGCGCTACGTGCGATCCTAAAGTCATCATAGAGACAAAGGAAGTTTCTATTCCCGTGGTGACGCGCTGCAAGGTGAAGTACCCACAGAAGCCTGTGGATATTACGAAGGATGCGGTTCCTACGAAATACTATGAGCAGATCATCGCCCTGATACGTGAGAACGTGGACTACCGAAACTACATCAACGAACTGGAAGCCGTTCTGAAGGTTTGCGCTGACGATGATCCCGCAAAGTAAATAATTTCTTGACAAATCCTTAACCACGGGGTATAGTGGTTCCCAATTAGACAACGGAGTGTGCATGAAACCAAACCTTTACGTGTCCCCACAAGACGTTGAGTGTCTTTTGTTTGGCTTTTCTGCGTACAAAGACCTCACGGAACAACAGAGGAACCTTCTCAAAAGGCTGGCTAGCATCGACTTTACTACAAAAGCGGGTGAAGGTTTTTACTTTCCCGCGCTGTACAACAGCCATACTAAAACTCATTGTATCAAGACGCTTCGGGCTTTGACGGGCTTGGGGCTTAAAGAAGCAAAGGACGCTGTTGAACAAGAAACACGATTCAGTCTGTTGGGTTACGACTTGACCGCAGAGAAGGTTTTGGCGGTAGCGCTTGAGCAGTCTGGTATTGTCCACAAAGTTGTTGTTGCATTCGAGTGAAATCACCTTCAAATTTATAGGAGTAGCTATGCCAAAAGCACAAGTAACAATGGTTGCCGTGGGTGACGGTGGTTATGAAGTTTTCGCCCCCGCTGTCTTAGACTTGAACACCTTCGAAGCCAGCACAGCGAAAGACGACTTTCTGAACTGCACAGAAGATTCGGATACGTTTTTTGGTCTGGATATAGGTGACGGGGGGGACGACTATATCCATCTTGGTGTGGACTACATGTACCCCAACGAATTTATGGTGGTGGACGCTGCGAGTATTGGCCGCATCAAAGCCTACTACAAAGAAAATCCCGGCGCTGTTGAAGCAGACGACGACATCGAAGGCGAAGACGATGACACCGATAGCCGATAACGAAGAAGACCCTGCACGGCTATGGGCTGAAATCCACCGTTTGCGCGTTATTGTGCGCGGCCCAGAAGGCTATGATACGTGGCAAGATGCTGCTTTAGCAGAACGCCTCCGACGTATCGCTTTTCAAGGTGAGCTACAAGCACTACGGAACCACGTTGAATATTGGTTTAGGGCAGGGCGTGACTTTGATGCCCTTAAACGGGCTGATGATGCGTTAAAGACTTATTAGTTGCAATTAATTTCAATGGAGTGATATGTTAAAAACTGTAGCTAAAGCAGGGATACCGATTATTGCCGTTACCACGTCGGACGTGATGAACGCATCGTCTGTGTTGGCACACATCGTTGATTCCCCCGTGGCTGAATGGCCTCAAGGTGGTTCATCTGCGGTGGATAAAGGCAACCTTAAATTTGCCAAGTTTTTCTATACCAAGGATACAGCGCTTGATCTAAGCGAGCATACCTACGATTGGCTGGTTAAGCATGGAAAGGTTCTCTTTCTGTTGAACCACGAAGGGTCTTCCCTCGCTTTTGACGGGGGAGAGTTACCGACACCTAGTGCACTCGTACAGTCTTTCCTGTCGACCATCATGAGCGGGGACGAAGCAACTAAATGTCTCCCCGCACTACAGGGGCTTACCCTAAAAGGCGTATCAGAATTGGTACGCATTACATCTGTTGGCGGAACAATCACCAATCACACGCTGCTTGAAAATCGGTGGATGGTTTCTTCACAAGTGCAGGGGCTGGAAGAAGTCAACAAGGACTTGGGGGTTTATTTACCCTGCAAGCAGCTAGTGGATTACGCTACTCTCAATCTGAAGTACCTCAATAAAAACGTTCCTACACAACTTCGCCCCCGTGGTGTGTTGCTTGCCGGTGAGAGCGGTGTTGGAAAAACAATGGGCGCTAAATACTTGGCAAACCAGTTTGACTGCCCTTTGTATCGCCTTGATATTTCAGCGTCTTTGGGGCGCTATGTGGGTCAGAGTGAGCAAGCACTGAACAAAGTCCTATCTTCGGTACAAACCAGAGGGACGTGCGTGCTTCTAATAGATGAAGTCGAAAAACTGTTCGGTGAAACAGACGATACAGGCGTTACACATCGTCTTCTGGCACAGCTTCTCTGGTTTTTGCAGGAGCACAGGGAACCCGTTCTTACGGTGATGACAGCCAACAACTTCAGCAAACTACCCGTAGAACTCTATAGGCCGGGTCGTATAGACGAGGTTATAGTGATACACACCTTAAGCATGGAAGCGGCTATTGAGTTGTCCAAGAGGCTATACATTTCCATCAAGGCAAGCAAAGCGCACTATGATAAGTTTTGCTCTAGTTTTCTAAGTCTTCTTGCCGGTCTGTCTTCTGCTGACCTGACACCAGCAAAAGTAACCGCCCACGTGTATCAGTACATAAAAACCAACAATCTCTTGACAAACTAGGCAAATAAGCGTACTATCCCAACTTCAATAACACAAGGAAAACATACCGTGTCTGATTTCAAATTTAATGCCCCCACACTCGAAACTGTGAAGGGGTCTGAGGAAGGAAGCACCTACCTCGTTTTTGCCAAGGGTGGTAATCTCAAGCTGAGCATTCGCCCTTTCATGATCCCCATCAAACACAAGGACAACCCGTGGATTGCCGTGGCTGTTCGTCTGCGTGCTGAAACGGTTGATGGTTCATCCTGTTCTATGGGGATGGCTACTGACGTGTTCGGTCAGTTCGGGTTCTACGAGTCGGGACACCACAGTTCGGCTATCCTTGCTTTGCCGCTGGCTAAGCTGCTTTGCTCCCCGGCAGAAGTCTATTCCGCTTTTGCTGCACAGGGCGACGTGGCTTCAAATCTGGTCAATCAGATTGCCGACAAGTTCTACAAGTCGGTCAAGTTCTCGATCAAAAAGGAAGATTTGATCTTTATCCTTCAAGAAAAGCTGGCCGATACCGTGCCTCAGTTTGTGCTTGAAACCAACACTGATCCAGAATTCCTCTACATCACCCTGAAAAACGAAGGTGCCGAATGAACCAACTCAAAGCCGATGCCGTTAACGAAACGTTCCTCGATTGCTTGTTCAAAGACAAGCCAACTGTCGGCGGATACGTCAAAGCCGAAGGGATCACCCTGTCGGTTGGATTTAACCCCGAAAGTCTTGCGAAAAACACGGAAAAAATCCATGACTTCCTGATGCAACTCCCGTCGCCGTTCCATCAAGCACACGGGGGAGGTTATTCCTTTTTGGGTGCTTGTGAAGACAGCACGGGTCTTCAGTGGACGGGTATGCACAAGGACATGGAAGAACTTTTCCTTCTCGGGGTAGCTACGGGCTATGTTAAGTGCCTTCTCCCACGGGAGATATGGAATTCCCTTCCGGGCGGGGTTCCCTATTACGTAGTTCTCACTGACCCCGTTCCCGTGGAAGTAACCCCGATTTGATTGCGCTTGACAAATCTGCGTAGTTGGTGTAGTCTACCTACATCAACTACATACCACGGAGGGTATATGCAATATTTCACCAGACACGGTTCGCTTGTAGCCGAAGACCGCATCCTGTCAGTTTCTAAAGACGGGCAATCCGCATCGTACAAGTATCTGCACAGTTGTTCGCGTTGTGGTGGTTTGGGTGGCGGTAGTCAGTGGAATCATACGGGCTGGACGTGTTTTGACTGCGGCGGTAAAGGCAAATGGTTCAAGCACGACGGCAAAGCCTATAGCGCCGAAAAGAATGCGAAGCTTGATGAAGCCCAAGCAAAACGTGATGCCGCGAAGCTTGCCAAACACAATGCCAAGGTTGCGGCTCGACAAGCTGCGGCGGCGGCACTCCAAGCTGAATTCAAAGTAGGCAACGAAGATGTGGTTGCTGCGATTAAAGCCAAGTCAAACTCGTTTTACGAGAGTCTGTATCGACAGTATCAAGATCGTGGGCAGCTTACTGAAGCCCAAGTTGCCGCTGTTAGGCAGTCCATTGAAAGAGAGAAAGACAAGGCGCTCAAAGCGGCTATAAGTTCTTTTGTCGGTGAAGAAAAGCAGCGTCTGGTTGCCAACGTAACCGTTGAGCGTGTGTCGTCCTTTGTTGGTTTGGATTGGTGTGGCCGCTCAGTCGTCAAGTACACCACCAAACTCAGGACTTCCGAAGGCAACGCCCTTGTGTATTGGGGGCAGGTTGGGGACGAAGGCGAGCAGTTTGACCTGAAGTTCACGGTGAAAGAACACGCGGAGTACCAAGGCGAAAAGCAAACCACGATCAACCGACCTGTTATCGTGCCCAAGGCTGAAGAAGCACAAGCCGCCCGATAATCGCACAGCAAATAAAAAAAGGGGGATACCTTGCGGTTCCCCCTTTCTTCGTGCTACAGTAACTTCCCGTTGGTATCCCGACTAACTAGAAGTAAAAAACCACGTTCGATCCGCTACCGTTAAGGTTAGGGTCAAGCCGCCTTTCGTTGCAAAAAGCGCACACGTCGTTTCAGGGCGAATAGTAGCATACTTGGTGATTGTGTCAACACTGTTCAGGAAAAATCATGGCTTTTCAATATCCCAAAGCAAAATTTGAATACCTACGTGACATCGGTAAGGGGACGCCTTTTACGGTAGTGCACCGTGAAGTCAGAAAAACGGTGGGGCTGAAGACAGCCTTGCTCATTGCTGAATTGGAGTGGGGATTCTCTAGCCACGAACACAGCACAGCTAAAAATGCTCACTACGGCATGCCGCGTTACATCATGCCCCCCAAAAAACAAAACAAGTACATCCCCATCCTCGCTGACAAGTGTGACTATTCTTCTGCCCGTGTCTTCAAAGAGCAGTTCTCTTTCATCGGGGAGTACTACCCGACACTCACGGACTACTTTGAAACGGTATCCGTAGGGGAAGACCCGTTCCGTGGGAAGCCCTACGTCTGCATCTACAACAGGAAGAATCACTACGCTCGTTTCATGCGCAACCCGCTTAACGCCAAGCGCTTTTTCATTGACCGTTTGAACGGAAAACCTGTCTTGGGGCTGGTGAAAAACAGTTCATCAAAAGAGAAAGTGCACTTCGTACACGAAATGCTTTTTAGCAGTTCGAGTAATACTGTTAACAACGTAATTACCATTGATTTTAATAAGAATAATAAATTAATAAATGAAGTTAGTATTACTAAGAAGAAAGAGGTACTTGCCGACAACTTCGTTGTCAGCGTTGACCCAACCCCTAACAACACAGAACGGGTAGGGCAAGGCAAAGAAGAAGAAAATATTAACTTTACAAACGTGGGTATAGAGTCTACAATAGGGTCTTCAAGAGGCTTACCCGGATTTGAAGGTAATTGCACTGATACTCAGGATGAAATTACTTGCAAGGATGCTGCCGTGATTGTTGAGAAGAAACCGTGGAGTACACCCCCCAAGTCTGCGGCAAAGATGGGGGCTTCTTTGTCTTCTGGCGAGTTACAGGGCATCTATGAAGCAAAAGCACCCCCACAGCACCTAGCAGACCATGCCCTAAGCTACAATTCGACCAAGCAAGCCCCTTCCTTGAACGCTGCGGCGTTTTATTCGGCTTGGGCTAAGGCTACCCTTGCACACTACCCTGAAACGCTTCTAACGCCCCCCACAGGGAAAGATTTTGGTGTGTGTAAAAAGATAATCAGTAATGCCAGAGAGCATTTTAACGACCCTGAAATATTTTCCATGTTCAATGCCTGTTTCAAGGCGTGGGAGAAGGGGATCATCCAAGGCATCCTGAAAACGGACACGGTGCTGTTTACTTTCCCCGCACGCCTTGAACTTACCTTCTTCTTGAAGTACCAATCCCACTTCATGACGTGGTATCAATCCAGTCTGAAAATTGAATCTCATATGAAGAAGTATGCCGAGCAGACGAAAACTGCTGCGGTTAATACCAAGGATGCTGTTGACGGCTGTGCTGTGGTAAAATCTTCACCACCAAAGAAGGAAAGCTACATTGATGCGGCTAACAGCGTGGGGATGACGTATCCAAAGAGCGTGCTCAGCGTGTACCCGTCAGTAGCCTACAGGGAAACAATGGAGTTTAGGCTGGCTCGTGCTGAGATAGGTGACGTTGGTGCGGGGATAATTCAGCAGATTAAAGACTATCTTGCTAAACATGCGGTTGACCTTGCCGTTAGTTTGGCTAAGACTGAAGAGTACAAGGTTACGCATGCAAAAGAGTTATAGGATTTTATGAGCGACAAAAAAGACTACCTCGATCCAGAGCATCATGCGGCGTTGCTGCACAGTCTGGATTTCATTTCTGAGCAGACACACATATCGAAGCACCACTTGCATTACCTGAGTGCTGAGACTGTGTGTACTCCTGCGGAATTTGAGTGGGTTCGTAATTTCAAGTCCTATCTTAAAGAAGGACGGGCGGGGCTTATTCTGGTGGGTACGGATGGATCATCGCCTGTAATGAAGCTTATCAGCATCGGGGCGACCATGGTGCGGAACGGTAAGGATGCGCGTGTTTACTCCACCGGCATGCTGTTGAGCGCTTTGGATGATCGTTATGTTGAGACACCCAACCCCACGGTGTTGATAATCCCCGACCTGTGTTCAGGCATAACTCTGACTGCGGGGCAAATCAGCAAGCTATACAATTTGATTTTGGAACGGTTCATCGCCAACAAAATGACTATAGCGTGGGTCAGTGACTTGACTATGTTACAGACGCTGTACGGGAAGCCGTTTTATTCGTTGATTGAACAGCACTTCGATCTTATGGGGGACTTGAGTGTAGACAATTCTAAAGTAGAGGCATACAGCATTAAAAAAGAGAAGGTAGCAGGGAAAAAAATAAGTACCCTCAGTGTGTAGCCACATTGTTTTCTACAAAATAAACTAAAAAAGCGTGGGATATGCTAGGTCATGATTTGATCGTTTCGATGGTTACGGGTGGTGGTGTGTCTGATTTCTATCACGCACGGCTATCACCAGACTATTTTGTTTCTGACGAACTGGATGTGTACCTGTTCGTTAAGAACCATGTTGATTCCTACAGCGTTCTTCCGTCCATGGTGACGCTGGAAGAAAAGTTCGGTGCTTTGGCCGCTACACCCGAACCACACGCTTACTATCTGGATCGTATTGAGCAGCGTTTTGGGTTTCAGTGCCTGAACAAGACCTTGCAGAAAAGTTCTGACCTTCTAAAGAAGAAAGACGTTAAGGGGATCATCGCTGCGTTTACCGAAGTGGCGACTAAACTTACATCATCCGCCTTGCGTTCTAGCGTGGTGGATTGGGTTAAAGAAGGTCACCAGCTAGTACAGGCCGAAAAGAACAAGGCGTTGATGGGTGCTATAGAAGGCATAAAGCTAGGCTGGAAGTACCTAGACGATATGACTTCAGGGCTAAGCGGGGGGGATATTCTGTCTGTGGTTGGTCGACCGGCGAGCGGAAAGACCTACGCTAACCTGTGGATGGGGTACAGCGCCTATAAGCAGGGGAAGAAGGTGCTTGTTTTGTCGATGGAAATGTCGCCTATTTCTATCTGCCAACGGATGCACGGCATACACGCCAAGCTGGACATGACTAACTTCAAGAAGGGTCTGGTGTCCACTGCGAAGTGGGAGTCTTTGTGCGCCAGCATGGCGATACTCGCAGCCGCAGAAAACGAGTTGGGGAACTACTTCAAGATTGTTGATGGGAACATGAACAGCCGCGTGGATGACTTAGCCGCATTCATCGCACAGTACCACCCCGATTTGGTTATTGTTGACGGGGCTTACTTGTTAAAACACAGCAACCCTCGTTTGGATCGTTTCAACAGGGCAGCAGAAAACGTGGAGTTATTGAAACAACTTTCAGGAGCGGAGAATATACCTATGATTTTGTCTTATCAGTTGAACCGTGAGTCTACGAAGAAAAAGAAAAGTGATTCCACTGGCCTTGAGGATATTGCCTATTCGGATGCCGTGGGTCAGATTTCAAGTGTTGTTTTGGCGCTGATGCAACCCGAGTCGACAGAGACTACCGGGCAGCGGGAGATTACTGTACTCAAAGGGCGCGATGGTCAGTCTGGAAAGTTTTCTATTAACTGGCGTTTCGATGCGCTGGATTTCTCACAACTAGACGAAGTTGCCGAGGGCGAAGACCACTTTTACGGCTGATTTTTGAAGTCAATTGCACAACTATTAGGTAGTCAGTAATTGACAAATTAGTTAGGTGGTAGTATCATTGCATCTTCAAATCAGGGGATGCACACAATGAAAAGAAAAGCGTATCAACCAACAAAACACATGCACGGTGCGGTGTTGACACACATGCGAGAAACCGTGTTCGGCAATAAAGCGTGTGTTGAATTGTACAAAGCCGCAGAGCGTTCGGACAGGATGCGGGATGACGCGGCACTCTTAGATGCTGCCGAAGCTAAGAGAAAAAGAAAAGCAGAGAAAAGGGCGAAACATGGCGGGTGATTTTTCGTGTAGTGGCGTGTGCAATGAAACTAAAACAAAAACAAGACTGCGGTTCGAAAAGATATGCAAGCGTATCAATCTGTCTCCGGGGTATCCGTATAACGCCGATACAAACAAGTACGGTGGACATTTGGTGAAGCAGTCGCACTGGGAGTTCTGGCAAGAAGCCGTTTGTTATGCGAAATTGAAAGATTAGCTTGACAAACTATAAAATAGCCTTATAATAGGCACATAGTTTCAAAACAACTTTACTTTTTACGGAGAAAAAGATGCCCATAACCATTACCAAAACCACCAAGGCGGCTAAGTACGTTGATAGCAAGAGCGTCAAGCCAGTAGCCGTAAAGTCTGAGGCTGATGTCAAGGCAGAACGCATTGTTGCCGCTCAAACGGAGCTAAAAGCAGCAAAGAAGGTTGTTGCCGACTACGAAGTCGACCGCAAGTTTCTTGCCGCGCTGTTGGATGAAACCGCAAAGCCTGAAGACGAAGTGGTCTACAACGTTGAAGGTGGATCGGTCAAGTTTTCTCCAAAGACGGAACAAACATCTTTGGTTGACGCTAAGGCTGTTCACAAGAAGCTTGGCGATGCCGCGTTTTACGCCATTGCCAAGGTTTCGGTTGAAGACCTGAAGAAGTACCTTTCGGCGGTTGAACTTGCGGCGTTTTGTGAAACCAAGCTTACCGGCGCACGACGCATCAGTGTTGTTGTCGACGCTGTTAAAGCGTAAGGGGGAAACCGTGGATATTTCTAAACTTAATAAGGCCGCTGTTCTGGCGGCTCTTTACAACGGTTCCAAGCAGCAAGGCATGGGTTTCATGCATGTGCGTGGTGGCGAAGGTATGACGGTTGAACAGGCGCAAGCGGAAATAGACAAGTGCCTCGTGTATGCCTTAAGTCTGGGCGTTCCTGAATCAGAGCTAGGCAGGGAATCGCTGTACTTCGACTACCTGTACGGTCGCGCGTTGAAGATTGACCTTAGTGAAGATGACTTGTTCACGGGGCTTTACAACCGGGACAACGGGCAAGGTGCCGCAGAGCGCATTATCGAAGAACTGCGCAAGAACGCGGCTTAGGTAGGGCAAAGGTTTGCTCTAATAGAGGCAAGCCTTCTTTCTTTTTGGGATGAAATGATACAAGCTTCTGATTTCGATGAACTGGTCTTCACCTGTACGGATATGCTTTTGCATAACCCCAAGAAACTGGTGGATGAACTTGTTCGTTCTGTCGAAGAAGACACCTACTACGCGGCAGTTACCTCGTTTGCGGTGTTGCATGCCTCTATAGATTTGTGCTTGCCGCAGGAGCATGTTTCTACTTTTTTCGGGGCGGTTTCGTCCCTGTGCTCTGCGGATAACGTGTCTGAGTGCACTCGTCATCTGGCTGAAATTGAATCCTCGTACTACGCGGGGTATATGGACGACTATCAAGGTATGCCCGTGTTTCAATCGAACAATACACTACACTAGGTCACCCTTGAATCGTGGCAAAGTAAAGCAGTTACTCAAGTCCCTGAAAGCAAAGAACATCAGCGACCACGATGAGTGGGTGATGTTCTCTTGCATTTTTGCGCACCACACGCATGCGTCTGGAAAAGACTCATCGGCTTCGGCGGGGATTAGCCTGTCTTCTGGCGGTACCAGCAACTACCACTGCTTTTCTTGCGGTGCGTCTGGTGCCGTAACCAACGTCCTGTTAGAACTCTACGCGCTCAACAAAAAAGACGGGATACCAAGCCCCCACATTGCTACGGCGCTTGAGTACATGGACGAAGAAGACATTTTCGTTTATGACGCCGACGAATACCCTGAAGACGATAAGGTAAAGGGTTTCGTAGAGTTTCCTGACTTCTGGTTGAAGGGCTTCCCTAGCGCGTTGGCGTGTCCAGAGGCTATGGCCTACCTCAAGGGGCGCAATGTTCCTGACAAGGTGATTGTTGATTTTGACCTTCGGTTTGATCATGCAAGGAAAGCCGTGGGTTTTCCTTACTACGATGAAATGCATAAGAAGCTGGCGGGGATGCGTGCACGGATCATTGACCCTTCCAGTGAAAAAAAGCATCATGACTACTTGTACAACTCGGTGAACAATACGCATACGACATGGTTCAGGGAAAGTAAGCTGAACGTGGACAAGGCTGTGGTAGTTGTCGAAGGTCAGTTCGATTGCGCACGTGTTTATCAGGCTTACCGCAATGTGACGGCAATACTCACAGCTTTTCCGACAAAGCGTAAATTAGAACACCTTCGTCGGTTCCCCTATATCGTTTGGTTTTCCGATAATGACACAGCGGGTTTGAAGTCGTCTAAGGACGCTTTTGAGTATTATCAGAGCAACCATGACGTTAAGATAGACATCGTGAAGTATCAAGAAGGCGACCCCAAAGACCCCGATTCGCTAGACCCAAAAATGCTAAAGTACTATTTGTCCGAGTACGTTGAAATGGATGATTTACTGCTTGACACCTGACTACAGGCTTGTCAATATGGTGCTGTTCCTTAATCGGAATTCAAGAACCGTAAATTAACCTAAATACCCAAAAGGACTCAAAATGGCTATTACATGGGCGCGTACAGGCGCAGCAGCACATGCCGAAGCAGAAAAACACGAAAAAGAACAAAAAGCAAAGGCAGAGCAGACGCGAAGGGTTTGGCGTTTTGGCTTGAAGGAAGGGATGGAAGGTCGCATCACCTTCGTTGACGGCTTACTTGGTGCAGATGGTATGGTGGATTATTTCCTGTACTACGAGCATCACCTGATGTTGAACGGCTCGTGGGGGCACTTCTACACGTGTATCAAGGACATGGAACCTTGCCCGATTTGCGGGGCCAATGATTCACCCGCCTTGGTGGGGGCTTTCACGGTTATTGACCACACGCCCTACACTTCCAAGAAGGGTGTGGTCTATGTGGACATGCCCAAGTTGTTTATTGCCAAGCCGACGACGCTGAAGCAGTTGCAAATCTTGGGCGGTAAGCGCGGTGGTTTGGCTGGATGCACGTTTGACGTGGTTCGCTCAGGGGACAAGTCTCCCGGTGTGGGGAGCATGTTTGACTTCATTGAGAAGCAGGAAATAGACGTTCTCAAGAAGAAGTATTCCCGTGTTGATCCTGAAACGAAGAAGACCATTTGTTTCTTTGTTCCTTTGGATTACACCAAGGAATGTGCACCCCTCTCAGCAGAAGAAATCCGCAAGGAAATCCCCACGTTAGCGTCAGCGGCACCTGTGGGGCACGTTACTTCAGCGCAGAAGGCAGCGCTAGAAGACAACCTGTAAGCAGTAGTTTTAATCGTCCGGTCGGGGTTCTCCCGGCTGGATTGTTCCATTAACGGAGTGGGTTATGTTTAACGCGCTAGCTGCGGAGTGGGTTTTGTTCGAGTCGGATTGCATTCCAAAAGACGCTCCTGAGATACAAAGAATAGAAATGCGTAGGGCGTTCTACGCTGGTATGGAGTCTTTTCTTGCTTTGCAATGTAAGACGGCTAACCAGAGTGAAGACGCCTGTGTGGAGTTGATGAGGGCGTGGAATGACGAACTTAAGGCTTTCACACTACAGGTTAAAGCTGGTTTGGCCTGATGCTTGATCTAAAACTGAAAACCAAGCCGCTTTACACAGCGGCAACAGCCGTTTATCCATACTCAAAAGACATGGAAACGCATTTCATCGTCAAGACGAAGTATGAGCCTGACCCTATATTTTTGACGAAGAAGATGGGTGATTTCCTGCTGGTTCCGCGTGAGTTGGCACCACTCGGAGAGGATAGGCGTTCTCGGGGGAAGCCTATTGCAATTACTTGCACTACCGATTTCAAGCCCGACACCTATGAGGTTCAAAAGCAGCTTCATGGGGACAGTCTTGCCCTGTTAAAACAAGGCGTATCACACACACTGAACGCTTTGATGGGGCTAGGAAAGAGCTATATTGCAACACGCCTTATTTGTGACATGGGGTTGACCACACTGATCATTGTTACCAAAGAAGATTTGATGCAGCAGTGGAAGGACAACCTGCTTAAATACACCAAAATAAAAGAAGAAGAAATCGGGTTTATTCAACAGGACGTTTGCCAAGTCGACGGTAAGAAAGTGGTAATTGGTCTGGTGCATTCCCTAGCGGGGCGTGACTACCCAAGCAGCATCTATAGTGCTTTTGGGCTAACCGTGGCTGATGAGTGTTTTCATCCTGACCATGAGTTATTGACCCCTTCAGGGTGGATTAGTATTGCTGACTTGCCTGAAGATGCCCAAGTCATGTCTTTCGATGCCCATACTGATACCATGCGTTTTGAGCCTATTCTGAGGAAAGTTGTAAAGCTTTTTTCTGGAAACTTAATAGCTATTGCTGGTCGCGGTTTTCATACAGTAACAACACCAAACCATGAACAGCCTATTAAACGCGAAAAGGCTCATGGTTGGTCTGTGTGCAGGATTCCAGTAGCCGACTTACTTTTGAAATCGAGGATAAAGCTGCCTATTGCTGGTTATGTATCAGGAGATGATGGGCGTAGGATTACAGATTGGGAGAGGCTACTAATTGCCTTTGAAGCTGACGGACACCACCTTTACACCAGTAAGAACAGCGGAATACGCACATATAGGTTTTCTTTCAGGAGGCCGAGAAAAATAAGTAGATTAAAATCCATACTTTCTGGTTGCGGCATAGACCACAGTGTTAGCGTTAATTGCCGTGGCGACACCAGCATCACCTTTAAGCATACAAGCCTACTTCCCAAAAACTTTGACTGGTTTGATCCCTACGTATCAAGTCCGTTAAATGCTGATTTTTTAGAAGAATTGACTCATTGGGATGGTTGGTCAAATGATGAGGGTTGTTTTTTTGAACACCTTTTGGAATCTACGGCTAACACTATAGTCATCATAGCAAAGTTATGCGGTAGAGCCGCGTCTATAATTAAGACAGGTTATTCTGGCCGTGAGAAGCGGTATCGAGTACGATGGTTCGCAGACAAACCTTGGATTTCTCCGAAGGGGTACACAAAAACAATGGTTCCTTACTCGGGGGATGTGCACTGCGTTACTGTCCCTTCAGGTAATGTGCTGACTAGGTATAAAGGCTCACTTTCCATTTCAGGGAACTGCCATAGAATGTCGGCGGAAACGTTTAGTCAGGCCATGTTCAAATTCAATTCTTATCTCAGGCTAGGGTTGAGTGCTACGCCTGTTCGTCCTGATGGGAAGTCTTTTATATTCCGTGCTCATATCGGGGAAGTAGGTTCATCGTCTGATCATGTACAGTTAGCCCCCCGCGTTCTGGTAATCAGGACGAACTGGAAACTCCCGCTATGGCGCGTGCGAGACGACTTCGGCGGGTACAAAATGATTCCTATGCCACTACAGCGAGGGCGTCCTGCTGTGGTTTCGTCTAAGATGGCAAAAGACCCCGAACGTAACCATCTGCTAGCCGACCTGTGCCTCAAAGCCTACAAGAAGGATCGTAGGATTGTGATGTTTTTTGACTCTTTGGCGCACATTGAAGTCATAAAAAAACTTCTAATCAGCATGGGCATCCCCAAGACAGAAATACTGAGGTACACGGGGGGTATTTCAAAAACAGACGCCGCTACTGCACACAGCATGCGTGTGCTGTTGGCAACGTACAGCTACATGAGTGAGGGTACGGACGTTCCATTTTTGGACACGGCTATTCTTTGTTCCCCGAGAAGTAACGTGAGTCAGACGGTGGGGAGAATCTTGCGTAAAGTCCCCGGAAAAAAAGAACCTGTGATCATGGACATTTTAGACAGTTGCGCACAGGAACTACTTGATTCTTTCCAGTCAAGGGTGCGCCAATACAAAAAGTTGAATGCCACAATAGTCGATATTACTTGACAAATAAGAAAACCTTGACATACTGTGGCGTATGTTAATTTTATATGGAATAGCGCGATGACCAAGCCAGCAGATCAGAAATTCAAATTTACTGATTGGTACGAAAAGAACAAAGACGACCTTAACGCCAAAAGAAAAAAGAAGTACGAGTCCGACCCTGAGTACCGGCAAAAAGCTAAAGATAACGCCAGAAGGTACAGGCTAAGCAAAGTGAAGGGCGGTGTTAATTTCGTAAGTACACGTGCTGTTCCACCCCCCGGAAAACTAAATTTATCAGGGCTGTGTCAAGCCGCAGGGATTCCAGAAGATACCTACAGTCGCTATCGTCGCTTAGGCTGGATACCAAAGATTAAGAAAAATACATGGTTTACGGGGGCGCATGCGGTCGCACTAAGCGCGTTGGCTCAGAAGGCTTTGGAATCACGGTACATGAAGATTGGCCGCGCTGGATTCTTGGCACCCTACATCGCGCAGGTAGCTAACGCTTGGGAGTATACGGAGTAACCATGACAAACAAAACAGACAAGATAAAAACCCCAAGTGACGGCACGCTCGTTATTGATACCGTCTTGGGGACAATTACGATCATTCATGCCGATGGTTCCGAGGTTGTTAAGCAGCTTCCTGTAAAGGAAGTCGTCGTAGCAAAACCCATGTGCAACGTGGGCGTTTCTGCAAAAGCGACCTACAACTTGGGTAACTACGAATCCATGCAGGTTAGCGCCATGATCAACATCCCCGCTGAATACGGTGAGATAGACGAGGTTTATGACTTTGCTCGTCGGTGGGTTGATACCAAGATGACAGCGATCTATAAAGAGGTCAAAGGCATTGCATCATGAGCATTTCTTTTTCGAGTGGTTCTAGCGAGTCCTTGTCTGTACTGAAGAAGTTCAAAAAGGACATGGGGGATGGTGTAGCCCACATGGGTAATGAAGCCCTTTCAGTCCTTCGTATCCCCACAGGAATCCTTCCGCTGGACGTGGCTACGAATGGTGGGATACCTCGTAGTCGTGTCACTATCGCTTGGGGAAGTGAGGCGTCAGGAAAAACAGCTATTGCTTATCTTCTCATGGCGCAGGTTCAGCGAGAAGGGCAGCGTGCCGTCTACGTTGACATGGAAACTACGCTAGACCCGTCTTGGATGGCTTTGTTTGGTGTGAACATGAGCGACCTGATTGTTCTACAACCAGACTTCGCAGAGCAAGCCGTGGACATGGTAGAGGCTATGCTGTATGCCAGCGACGTGGGTATTGTGGTTGTTGATTCCATTGCCGCCATGACGACAGACAATGAAATAGCCTCGTCAGCACAGAAGATGAACGTCGGTGGGAATTCATACGTTGTTGGTAAGCTGGTTCGTAAATCTGTGGTTGCTTTGGGTAAAGGAAGGGAACATCGCCCCGCACTTTTTCTAATAAATCAGTCCCGTTATGAAATTGGGAAAATGTTTGGTGACCCGCTGAAGTTCCCCGGTGGTAACGCCCTGAAGTTTGCATCATCAATGACTTTACGTTTGTACGGCAAGCTTGAAATAGTCAAAGATGTAAACCCAACTAACCCCACTTTTCTTCATGTCACGGGTTCTATTCAAAAAGCCAAAGTTCCAGTTACATCGCGCTCTTTCGAGTACGACCTTACGCTTATACCCCACGGTAATCTTGGTGTTGGGATGTGCCCGTCTTGGGGTTTTGTGGCGGTTCGGTGCAAGGATTTGGGCTTGATGACGCAAGACCCCAAGGGGGATAAGGCGTGGACGCTGTGCGGTAGAACAGCCAAGACCCAGAAAGAACTTCGTCACTGGTATGAAACGGACAAGACGTATAGCCTTCTAATAAATTCAATCATTACGAAGGAAGCGGCCTCTTCTGGCGTGTTTGAGATAAACCCTGAACCATCCGCATTCAAGGTTGACAAGGAAACAGGGGAAATTTTTTCGGAGAGTACTGTTGGCTGACTCCCCGTATGAAAAACGTCTGGCTTCCCGCACTAAAGGAAGTCACGGTGTTGTGTCTGAGAAGAAGGTAGCCAAGTCTCTCGGGGGGAGATTAACCCCCGCATCAGGTTCTATGCACGGGGCTAAGGGTGATGTACGTGTGGCTGATTTTTTATTAGAAGCCAAGAGTACGTCGGATCAAACGATGCGGGTTGAACTGCATTGGCTGCAAAAAATATCCCACGAAGCCTTGAGCATAGGAAAGACACCCGCATTATCCATACGGTTTGTTAACCCTGACGGCACACCTAAAAAGGGTGGTTCTTTCGTGGCTATTCCAGAGTTTCTTTTCGCGGCACTAATAAACAATGGAAGTTTCTCCAATGATTAGTCCTGTGGGAGTATCACTATTTCAGGAGTAATCATGCCAAAAGAACGACGCTACGATGACATTTCCGGTAAGGTATTCGGGAGGCTTAAAGCGCTAACTTTCTCACACGTAAAAGCACATCGTACTTTTTGGAATACCCTGTGTGTTTGCGGAATCTCCCCGAGTATTCAATAGGAAGTTGTGATGTTTGTTTAATTGTTAATGACGGAGTATTTTCAAATGACTAGCAGTTTTACCGTAGAAACAAAAGACGGTGACTTCAATGTTCTACCAGACGGTAGTGGTTTTTTCACAGGTTCTTTCCCATTACCGAAAGACCATTGGCTGTACGCCCCACAATGCGCTGAGTGGGATGATGCGCGTGGTACCAGTGCCGACACGCCTTACCCCATCTTGCATGTTAGCCTTCGTGACGCGGTAATTGCAGCGGCTAAGTACGCCGTTCGTGGGGCGACGATGTGCGGAAAAGACATGGATTTCGACCCAGACGCTTTGGTGAAGAATGTGGCCTATGCTTTGTGTGGCCCGTTTGCCGCGCCTGTCGTAGCACCCGTTGCCGAACCTGTTGCCGCAGGAGAAACACAGCGTTTGGGGGTAGAGTCTTTTTCTAGCTTTGAATCAGGAGAACCAGAACCTGCCCCAAGGAAGATTCTTGTTGACGTGCCTAAGTGGGTCTAATTCGTGGATTTCATCACGAACGCTCTGAAAGAGAAAAAAGAAGAGGTTTCCCTGTGCAGCTATTTAAACAAGCACTTGGAAACTAGGAAGCCAGCACGATCCCCAAACGTTATTCATGCGTCAGATATTACCAAGGATGATCCCGAGTTTTGTCCGCGTGAAATCGTTCTTCTTCGTCTGCTGAAAACCAAGCGCAGGGACGAGAGTTTTTCTGTCGCGCTGAACGTTACCTTCGGCATTGGCAATGCGTACCATGATCTTGTGCGGGACGTGTGGCTCAGGGACATCGCTGTGGGGGATTGGGTATGCCCACACTGCGGAAATCGCGTTTATTTCAGCAAAGAGCCTAAAGTCCCCTGTGCCAAGTGCGGGTCAAAAAAATGGGAGTACGTCGAACTAAGCTTTCTGTCGAAAGAAATCAACGCGACAGGCAGTATCGACTTGGTAGTTGATTTGGGGTTGCCTAAGCATGTGGCTGTTGAAATCAAGTCATTAGACAAGGATCAATTTAATGAGTTGGTTGCACCAAAGGCTGAACACCGTATTAGAACATCCCTCTACCTTCGGATGATTGAACACAGTAACAGTTCTCACGTTGACAAGATTGATTTGACGCATGGGCGTATCCTGTATGTCTCCAAAGCCTTCGGAAAAAAGGACATCAACGGAAAGTTCACGCCGTTCAAAGAATTTATAGTGAAGCGGGATGATGCAGCTACAGAGTATTACGTTTCCAAAGCAAAGCTGATCAAGCGGTTTGAGGATACAGGGGAGATTCCAAGTGGTATATGCCCCAACTCTTTTTGCAAGCGACTCAAATCCTGCAACGTAGCTACATCCTGTTTCACAGGAAAATATCCCGCAGGGACAATAATACCTCTTGACAAATAGCTGACTAGGTGGGATACTTACTGCTCTTTCTACGAACGGAGTGGTAAATGACTGATATTTATAGCATTGAGGACACGCCAAAAACGTCTGTCCTTGCTGATGGGACGGTGATTATTCGGGCTTACACCGATGACGCGCTGGAAAGCAAGCGGGTTGATGCGATCAATCGGATCGGAACACGCTGGCTGCTTCATCCGAAGAACCAAGTGCAACGCGGTGGCGGGTTTTCCTTTCCAAAGGTTGACGGTTCATCTTTTTATTTGACACGCCACTTCGACAGGCTTAAACTGCAAGCCGCGTGATCATTTGGGCCGGTGGCGAAGTTGGTTGAAACGCATTAGGTGTGTTAATATGCCCCAATACGCAATTTGGTAAAGCGGGGGGATTTAAAATCCCTTGATTCTGTCAGTTCGACTCTGACTTGGGGCACTCATTATGATTCTTGTGTCTGAATACATAAAGCTTCCAAAAGAAGCTAGGCAAGCACACCTAGATTTAGCTTCCCCTTGTATTGAGAGGGGTGGTAGTTCAACGCAGCATAGGGCAATACTGGCTTACGTGCTAGATACCGATATAGCTACGGGCGTATGCTGTTGTCACGCTTGTAGTAACGGTAAATGCAGTAACCCTAAGCACCTGTATTGGGGTACGTATAAAGAGAACAGTCTTGATGCGTTAGCTGACGGTAACCCTACACCGTGGGATCGCATGGTAAAGAAGTACGGTAAGGAAGGTGCCTTGGAGAAGCTTAAGTTACTACGCTTTAATAGTATAACAGCTAGGAGAGCGGCTTCTAAGCTTACGGATGACCAAGTGAGACACTTACGTTCTTTGCCAGTAAAGTACGGTATGGCGTCAGAGTGGGGTAGAATTTTTGGTGTTGGTAGGCACGTAATACATAATGTTCTTGCCAACAAGTCGTATCAGCACGTACAGTAACACACTAGAAACACCGAGGGTTCGACTCCCTCCCGGCCTACCAAACAGGGTGTATAGCTCAGGGGCAGTAGCAACTTAGTAGTTGACGGCAAAAAGTATAGTCCGTATAATTGCAACATGCCTACCCAAGCTGACTATCCGTACCAAGAGTATAGACTCTACGTTGTTCTCCACAAGAAAGAAAAACGTAGAATGGCGTGCTTAGTTAAACCCGGAAGCAGGGAAAGACTCACATTGTCTTATGCTAAGTACCTAATGTCCGTCCACTTAGGTAGGGTTATGCTGCGTGATGAGACAGTTGACCACGTAAACGGGGATAAACTTGATGATAGACTAGAGAACTTTCAAATACTCAGTGCAAAGGCCAATAGAGAGAAGTACGTCGCTGATAACCCTGCTGAGTTGGTTCACCTAACCTGTAAAAAGTGTGGTCTAGCGTTTGTACGATCAAAAAGTCATGCGTACAAGCACACGCATTTGGGAAAACCTAGTTACTGTTCTCGTTCGTGTTCGGGCAATGTAAATATGGGTTCCTATAAAAGTCTGTCCGACACGGTGGTAGCTGAAATAAAAAGACTACACGCCAGCGGTGTCGCCACTTCTGGCATAGCCTTGGCTTTGGGTGTCAGTGGTAACACCATTAGGAAGTATCGTGTTTGAGTTAAATTAGGACGTGTCGTATAAGGGTTGATTACGGGCTACTCATAATAGCCTTATTCTGGTTCGAGTCCAGACCCGTCCACCATTAATTGCAAGTAATTTCAACGCACACTATAGGAAGCGTCATTTCAGTCTATACTGCCCTTTTGTGGGGGACTTATGTACGCATCCATATTGAAAGAAGAACTACGCTGGCCTAAAGGCTCCCCGATGGGCGGCAAGTTTCGCGCAGGTAACTCCCCTGTACCAGAGTCAATAGACCACTGGACGAAAAAAGATGATTCACAGGGCGGATCAAACCCCGGATTCCAAGCCTATGATGAAACAGGGCAGAAGTACTACGTCAAGTTCCCCAAAACAGCAGACCACGTTTATAACGAAGTCCTAGCATCACACCTATACAAAGCCGCAGGGGTTCGTGTTCCCGATGTGAAGCCTATCATGTACAACGGGCATATTGGCGTTGCCTCGAAATGGACTTCGGGGATGAAAAACATGCACCGTGAGATTCGACATGTTGAAGGGGCTAAAGAAGGTTTCGCTGTGGATGCGTGGTTGTCGAATTGGGATACCGCAGGGATGGGTCACGATAACATGCTCATGCACCCTGACGGAAAAGCCTTCCGTGTCGATGTGGGGGGTTCCATGCAGTACCGTGCCCAAGGACAACCCAAAGGTGACGTGTTTGGTGATACGGTTCCTGAAATAGATCGGATGCGGGATCAAACAAAATCCTTCAACGCCGCTCAGGTTTTTGGGGGCATGTCTGAGCAGGAAGTGGCTAATTCTGTGAAGAAGGTTGCAGCGGTTTCGGATGAGGATATTGACAAATTAGTTGCTACGTATTATAATGCGTCAACTGAAAAAAGAAGTATCTTGGCTAACAAGCTAATTGCCCGTAAGAACTATCTCATTTCGAGATACGGAAGGGGGACATAACATAAGGAAAGTATAATATATGTGGATCATGCTGAATGGTGGATTTTTGTCCATCGTTGATAACTCAAATACAAAAGGCGAACTGTTGGTTCGTGCACGTCGTCGTGGTGATATTGAAAAGGTGTTCCCTGATGCTAAAGTGACCAGTGCCGTAGGACGTGATTACCTTTTTCGCGCCAGCATCAAGCGTGAACTGGTTGCCGATGCCCTGCATAAGCAGGTGATGGGTATCACCTATCCGAACTTTAAGGATAGCGTCAAAGACGACAAGCTGCATGATGCCTATAGCGACGTGTGGGGGCGTATGGCACGGCTACAGGAAACCCCGCCTTACCATGTACCGTTCAAGGGCACTCGAAGCCATGCCGCACCGACAGTCTTTCCAAAGCTGGTGGGCAAGGGCAAGTTTGAAGTCTCTCGTCAGACGGAAATCAACGCATTGAAGCGGGGGTCTAGGCGTGGTCGGTAAGCCTGTTATTTGTCTTGACTCCGATGGTGTGTTTTCTGACTTTCATGGGTTTCTGAAAGATCATGGGCTAGTTCACGGTGATAGGAACATGTGGGCAGAGTTGTCCAAGATTCCCAATGCCTTCTATAAAATGAAGGTTTTGCCTGACGCACTTAAACTCTATGCGGCCATAAAGCATCATCGTCATTATGTTCTCACAGCGATGCCGCGCCCCACAGGATACCTGTCTACCTCAAAAGAAGACAAGGTGAAGTGGTGGGCAAATAACGTGAGTCCCGATGTGGACGTGGTAGTTGTTTCTTCAGGAAAAGAAAAAGCAGCGCATGCAGCACCGAACAAAATCTTGATTGACGATCTTCAACGTAACATCGGCATGTGGGAGAATGCGGGGGGGATCGGTATCCTTCACAAGTCTGTTCCAGAGACACTAGAAGAACTACGTGGGCTAGGTCTGCTTTCTGTAGCGTAATCCTGTTAGGAAGCCCATACTCACAGCAAGCCGTCTTACTATACAAGGCGGTTTTTTGTGTGGGACTCTTATGCGTATCGCAATCGACTTGGCTTTAGATGAACAGACCGTCCAAGCTTTGTCTACTGCATTGGACGAGCGAGATACTCGTACAATGGAACATTGCAAAAGGGTTAGCCAACTGGCGTGCGCTCTGGGTTATTTTTGCAATATCAAATCCAAAGAAATGGCACAGCTTTATGCTGCTGCTGTGTTGCATGACGTGGGTAAGATAGGAATACCTGATTCAATACTGCTTTCCCCTCGCAGGTTGTCGAACGAAGAATACGAGGTTATAAAAACCCACCCTGAGCGTGGGGAGCGAATTGTTCGGGAGATACCTAGCCCACTGGCTAGAAAAGCTGCGACCATAATTAGGCACCACCATGAGCATTTTGATGGGGGCGGTTATCCTGACGGATTAGTTGGCGAAGAAATTCCTCTTTTATCGAGAATCCTTTTTGTTGCTGACTGTTACGACGGGGTATTGGAAGCACGCACGTACCATGAAAAACGCTCGCATGACGAAGTGATGCGGATTTTGAAAGACGAAGCGGGTGTTAAGTCGGACTACAACGTGTTCAAGGTGTTTGCGTCCAAGATAGGCAAGCCTGACTTTTCCAACATTGTCATTTCAACCATATAATATTGCTTGACAAACTAAGTGGCAATGTGTATCATTGCCCGTGAAGTTAATTGCAACTGTTGCCCAGCATAGGGCTAATCCATTTGGAGAATATCATGCCATACGAAAAAGGACTTGTAGTTGAGTGGGCGTATCATGCGGGAAAAGTGCACGGCTTCCGTCAGGGTACAATTGTTCTGTTTGTACCCGAGTTTGAATCCATCGAACATTTGGCTGGCGTTGCTGGTATTCAGCCAAACAAGGACGTGTCCTACAAGGATTCGTCATCCATTGATCGTTACCTTGTGCAAGGCAGTGACGGCAAGTTCTACGCACCGAAGGCAACCATTGTTACCCCGTCTGTGAAAATCGAACCGAACGACGAAAGCGATGCAGCGGTCATCAAAGCTACCATTGAAGCTGCGTATGTCGATGACGGCGCTGAAAGTGGTGATGTTGTCAGCGATGAATTTGGTTCTCTTTTTGACTTTAAGTACGTACTCTTTGCCAAGTCCGATACGGCCAGAGCCTACGGTCGTGCATACGCAGGGGGTATCAAGGTGATCCTCAAAGGGGGAGACTTCACGTTTCTTCGTGAATCTGGTGCCCACGAGGACGCGCATGTGCTGACGATCAAAGGATTCTGCGTAGCTGGTGCGTTCGGTGTCAGGACGGTTGACCTCTGCGGTGTACGTGAACTAGCAGTTGATGCTGTTGCTAAAGCCTTCGGGGACGCTGGTTTTGAAACAGACTCAAACACGGTGGCATCGCTTATCTATTCCGGCGCTGAACAAATCGACCTCTCCGACGACACTGTAGTTGGTCTGTCCGTAGCCTACTGCTGACCTTGTTTGTTTTTATTAGAATGCCCTGCTTAGGCGGGGCTTCTTTCGTTTACACTGGCGTTACTTTGTATTTATTGTACAGGCGAACCTATGTATTCTTCTCTGCTTGGTGGGACAGCTAAAACTATGTCCAACAAAACCCCCAAGACACCTTTTTCTGCGCTATTGAGCAAAGAGGAAAAGCATTTTCCCGCTGGATACACTGACCCCGAAGGGCATAAGGGGGGACAGTTTGCCCCGAAAGATACGACAGGTGAAGTAGCACAGGAAACCAAGGAAAAACCATTCGTTTATTCTGATGGTCAGACTTCCCTAGTGAATTCTATGGCAGTCAACAAGCCGAAGGAACCCACAGCGCCTGATGTCAGCCCTGAAGATTTGATTGCACACCACAAGGCAGGGCTTGAAAAGAGCGCCAAGCTGCTGAATCAGTACATCAAACAGGACGGGGGGAAGCCTACCGATACCAACGCAAAAATTCTAGCAGGGAACATTGCGAACCACGTTGACGCGCTGTCTGATCTTGGTGGGATGAGCAAGGAAGAACTAGCCAAAGGACTCAGCACACAAGGTCTGAGCATGTGGCTGAAGAAAAAGCATGGCCTACCGCTCACAGCGCAAGAGGAAAAGAACATTGCCTCTACCATGAAGTCGGCTATCGCCTTGCAGAACAAGAAGCAAGCGGCTAAAAAACTGGAAGACCACAAAAAGAATTCAGCGCTGGCGGAAGAAGCCAAAGTTAAGTTTGGGGAGGATTCGGCGCAGTACAAAAAGCTAAAAAACAAAGCCGAAAAAGACCTAAACAAAGCCATGAGCTATGGGGTTCTTCCTGCCGATGCTGTAAAGGAAAAAGAAGTAGTTAAAGAAAACCACGATGCTGAGAAGGTAGCACAGCTTAAGGCCATACATGACGCAGCAGAGGAATTGGCTCATCAAGAGCATATGGGCACGCAGAACACAGCCTACTACAATGCTGTTTCTGATGCCGTAGCTGCTGCGAAGTATGCTGACGAAAACGAGACTAACAAGGCGATTGAAGCAGGGAAAGCTACCAATGCCGCAAAGATTGCCAACGGTAAAACCCTGCTATCTATTTCAGTAATTGCTCATGCTCAGGTTCAGCACCAACAGCATGAAGCCAAGGATTCCGACGCCTACAAAGAATACAAGGACGCGGCGAACGCCTATAAATACTACTACAACACCGGGGCGATATATAACGGGCTAAACAAAGACGACCTAAAACAAGCGGTCAAGACGGGTAAGCTGGCATTCTCATCCATGAAGGCTAACAAGAACATGGAGAAGGTTGCCCCGCCTGATGTTCCCGGTTTTGAGAAACTTGCTCCCGCACCAAAACCCGCTGTGGAAGTGAAACCAGAATCACCAAAAACGTTCTCCGACATTTCTTCCGAGGCCAAGGCTAAAGACGGTTTGCAGCAGTTGGTTGATTTGACGACCAGCTACAACGCCCACATGACGATGCCTAACAATCAGACCTACTACTCTGATTTCCTTGAAGCCAAGAAAAACTTCGACACGACGATGGGGGTTGGGTACTCCGACAAAGCGCTAGCGGCTTACTATGCCTTGAAGAACAATTTGGTGGATAGTCAGGCTAAGGATAAAGAAGCGGAAAAAGAAGCGCAGAAGAAAGATTTCTTTGGTGGTCTGGATTACCTGAAAGCTTACCCTAATGACAAAGAGGCGTCAGCAAAACTAGCTGATAACCACAAGGAGATTAACGATACCTACGGGGCAGGGACTACGCTGGCGTGGCTGAAAGAGTACAACGCCAAGAACAAGCAGGTTGAACCTAAAACCTTCTCCGATTTTGTTAATGACGCCAAAGGCAAAGGTAACACAGGTAAATTGGCCTACATGACCAATGCCTACAGCGACCACAAAGCAGCACCGACACCCGACACACAGGCCATGCTTAATGGGGCTAAGGCTTCACTTGATGCGTCTATGGGGGCAGGGTATTCGGATAAGGCTATTGCTGCGTATGACACTGCGACCACTGCCAAGCCCCTCGCAACTTCGCCTGACGGTATGATGCTGGCGAAGGATAAGTCAGACTATTTCAAAGCCATAGATAGCACGCCAGACAGCCCCAAGGGAGAGGCTGATCCTAAGTTGATGCAGATGAAATTGGACATCGACAAGAAGTATGGCGACGGCACAGCTAACTCGTGGATTGCCGAAAAGATTAAGGGGATGCATGCGGATGCCGCTGTAAAAGAAAATGTAAAAGCGTCTTACCTTAGCATTCTTAACTACGCGAACCCTGATGCCAGTCAGCAGAGTGCTATTGCAGAGATGAAGAAAAACATTGACGCGAAGTACGGGGATGGCACGGCTACAACGTGGATGACAGAAAACATCAAAGCTGTTGGTCAAGCCGCCACAGCGAAAAGTTACGATTATGGGAAGCAGGAATATAACCTAACCGACACTAAAGCCGACGCCCTAGCCGCGCTGAGAATTCCGCACACACTGGATGACAAGTCTGACCTGATACAGAACATCATTGATAAGGCAAAAGCGGATATTGACCTTGCTTCGGGTGTTAAAGACGCAGGGCTGAAGTACCTTAATGGTAAGTACACCGACCACAGTAACGATAATCCGAACCCTGAGTTTTCTAATTTTGCTAAAGAGGTAGCGACCAAGATGTTGGTTGACGCGCAAGCAAAAGTAGATAGCTTAGTTGATCCAATTCTTGAGCTATCAAAGAAAGACGCGGTTAAAGCACTTACTGGCCTGAAGCAAGACGTAGATAAGTACCTTGGGCAAGGTGCAAGTGCTGACTTGTTGGACTCCTATGACGAGGCTAAAGCAGACCACAAAAAACAATTCTTTGCCAAGATGGACGCGGTACAAGGTGGGAAAGCCAACGCAGACAACGCCTTGGCTTTGGGGATGCATATCAACAAAGTTGACGAGCTATTTGGCAAGGGAACATCAAGCCTGTGGGCTGATGAATTCAACTCTAAGAAGCTGTGGGCAGACGCCTACGGAGGTAATCCGCCTAAGCCTGTAGACCAAAAAGCCGAAGATAAAAAGAAGTATATCAATTCCTACATTGCAAACATGGTTCCAGAACACAAACCTATAGAACAGACTATGAACGCCAAGTATGGCGTGGATACTGTTCAGGGTTGGGTTAAGGATTTTAATGCTGACAAGAAAATGCTACAGGGGAAAAATCTGGATTATTTAGATAACCCATCCCCCGAAGCTGTAGCTGCCATAAGCAGCACTACAAAAACGATTGATGCGGCCTACGGGGACGGCACGGCAAAATACATGCTGACGGGGCACAAGCCCGATGTTTTGGGTTCAAAACCAAAGCCTACTCAAGAAGATAAAGATTACCTTCTGGCCGCATCCGACACCCTCGCTGCCACAGGGGCGAAAGTAGCTGATGCTGTGGATTTTGCAAAAAAAGTTAAGATGTTCAACAGCATTTACGGGGAGGGTGCTGCTTCTGCCTACATCAAAGAAGCTAAAAACTTAAAAATCCCCAATGACATGGACGTAAGTGGTGTCAACGGAACCACCCCACTAGCATGGAAGGAAATAATTAAGGATAACTACGACTCGTCTGTGTCGAGTTTGGTTTTTCATTCTAGCGATGTCGAAGATTACCCACAGCTTTCTAATGTGGATAAGAGCTACGGTACGGGGATGCATCAATATTGGCTGACACAGCATATTGAAAGTTTGGATAAAGAAGCTAAAACGACGGCACCTACACCAACTACATCTAGCCCTACCCAAGCTCTGCTTGATGCAGGTAATAAGCTAGGCGCAAGTGGGGCTAAGATCAGAGATATGATTATTTTTGCCAGTAAGGTTACTGAGTACAATAACCTATATGGTGAAGGGTATGCATCAAAGCACCTAGCAGACACGGATAGTCTTGTTATTCCGTCAGACGACACAGTTGACCAGAACGGGAAGACTGCTGCGGAGTGCAAAAAGTCTTTGGGTGATTCTTACGACGCAGCAGTTAAAAATGCATACGCCACAAATCAGGCGATACCTGTGTACGCCAAGACAGCTAATGCTAGTTTTGGTTTAGCCACGTACAACTACTGGTTGGCGCAGCATATTGAGCAGTTAGCTCAGGGAAAGAGTTCACCAGCACCAATAACTCCAGTAGACCCCAAAGCCGTAAAAGCAGCAACAGCCAAGATGAAGAAGTCGGTACTTGCTGCGGCTAAGGCATTAATTGCAAACCCAACATCCCCACAGCATGCCGCAGCGTTTTCAAGCCTATTGTCCGATGCGGACGCAAAGTACGGCAGTGGCACGGCATTGAAGTGGATTGGTGCGGCAAACAAAAAAGAAGCCAAGGCTAATACGGGAACGGTTGCTGCATTGGAAATGCCAAAAGAATTGAACGATGTCATCGCAGTGGGGGATAGCGTTAACACGGCAAGCAAAACACAAGTACCCAAATTGCCTGACGTTCTCCCCACGGACAAGACCGAAGCCGAAGCCCTTAACGAGAAGTTGGGGTTGGCTTACTATACTATTCGTCATGAGAATGGTGGGGATAAAAATGCCCCTGATGTGCTCGCATCCTACAAAGTGTGGGATACGCTAAAAGACCACATGAAAGCCAATTTGGGCTATGACAAGAGTTTCTTTAGTAGCTCATCTAGCGACTTGAACAGTAAAGCCCAATCTCTATGGGACAACAGTGGACAGGCCGCTGCCGATAAAAAAGCAAAAGCCACATCGGATTACGTGGATTCTGTTGCGGCATGGAGTGCTGAAGCGTCAAAGAAGAATATTGACCCCGACAACGAAGACTACCTGAAAGATATGATGGTCACGAACGCCAAGCAAGCGGTTATTGCGGGTGTGCCTTCGAATACTATCGGTACGTTGTTTGAATCAGGTAAAGCTAATTCTGCGGCTTTCGTTAAAAAACAAAAAGACGATGCCATGAAAGAAATAGCGGCGGCAAGTCACGACTACTTCATGAAGAGCGGTTTAAAGGGTGAGGACGACCCAGAAACTAAAGCCGCTAACATGAACGCTTTGAACATCATGGCAAAGCATAGCATGCTGCTTTCAGAAGCCGAGAAGATTGACGCTTTCGGAAGGTCGAAGGGTGCTGCTGAAAAAACAGTGGCTAACATGAAGCTGCTGGGCGACTTGGGTGCCGCTGCACAGAAATATGATTCCGGTGAAATTAATTGCAAATGGGCACCTAAAGGAAGCGACGAGTTTAACCAAGCAAAAGCGGTTGGGGATGCTTTGTGGAAATCTCTTACACCATCGCAACGTTCCGCTTTCACAAGCTATACTGGGTCTGGACACAAAGGCGTTAACAAGAATCTGGCACAAGGAACGACTACTGATCTAGCGGATGTTTTATCCAAAGCCATGGACGGTCAATCTTTGGGGGTTGATGTTAAGCTTGGGCGGAATATGCCGCAGAAGTGGTTTTGGAAGGCGATGGGGCTTCCTAACGACACCAGAGCAGAAATGAACAATTTGACAGACGAACAGCTTCAAGCTTGTGTGGGTAAGGTTTATCATGAGCCGGGGATAAGTTCAACGTCGTATGATCAGGACTGCGGCGTGTCCGTTACTAATACGGGGGACCAGTCAGGCTATCTTAAGCTTCACATCAGAGCCGCCAAGGATATTTCACAGGGGTTGTGGATAGATACTCACTCGACTTGTTCCAGTGAGCGTGAGGTTATGCTGAACAAAGGGGCAACGTATTTGATTCGTGGAATACAGCGCAATGATACGTCTAGCTACGGCCCGTACTCATACACCATTGACCTTGACTTAATCGGCTACACACAGGAACCAAAGAAATGATTTTCTCTAAACTTTTCAAAAAAGAACCGATAAGTGAAAAGCAGCGTGTCATGGGGCGTGTGGATGATGAGAGTTCATACGGGGAGTCCCTAGACAGCCAGTGCCAAACCTGCCGTTGGTATCATCCCGCACAGGCGACATGCGAAGCCTTTCCAGAGGGTGTCCCCACACTAATTTTGATGGGGGCTTACGACCACACCTACCCCTATGCCGATGAAGATTTAACGTATGAACCCAACCTTGCTACACGCATAAACTCTGTAGTGAAGGGAAGCAAAGATCAACCTCGTATTCCTAAAGGAAACCCCGGTGGTGGGGAGTTTGCTTCCGAAGGATTTTCAGCGGCATCGTTTGCTAAAAAGAAGATTGATCCTTACGCCAAGATGTCTTCTATGGACAGGATGAAACGGGGCTATGCGTTAGCCAGTAAAATTCTTTCCAAGGAAGATTACAACGATTTTGTAGCCAAGCAAAATGAGTTGCAGGACGATATTGCCAATGGAAAAATAACAGCCAAGTTTTACACCAAGGATGGTGATGAAAAAACCTACACATCCGAGCGGACTCAGGTTCATAACGATCTAATAAAAGAATACATGGGGGATATTTCCCGATTTTTACCCGAAAAAGGGAAAGAGCCTACCTTTACCATCATCGGGGGTAGAGCAGGGTCAGGTAAGGGCGGGTTAGACGAGAAGGGTCTTAAAGAGTACGACAGGAACAAACAACTGGTGATTGACAGCGACATAGTGAAAAGTATGCTCCCTGATTACGATCCAGAAAAAGCCCACCTTTTTCACAAGGAAGCGCACTATCTTGTGACCCGTCTGTTACGGCAAGCCAGAAAACTGCATATCAATACGGTATATGACTCTACGATGAGCCAAGATGATTCCAGAGTTGTACAGACCTTCCATCGTCACCAATTTTCTACACGGGCTGTCTTTATGCATGTGCCCCCATATGAATCTGCGGGACGCTCTTTGCTACGGTGGGCTAACGTAGGAAAAAAGAAGAAAGATGGCACACCAGACAGGGGGCGGCTGGTTAATCCTCAGATTTGTTTGGGGATGACTAATAACGAGAGTAACTTTGACAAGACAAAAAAGCACGCAGACAGTTGGGCGTTCTACCGCAACGACGCCCCATCAAAGCTGGTTCCTGCCAGTCTGTACGCAACTGAAAAGGGTGTGGTGTCGGACGATCCCAAGGTGAAGAAGTATTCAAAACTATTGACAAACTATACCTAAAGTGCTACACTTTAATAAAGAGAGGACTATTAAATGAAATATGTTGATACATGCACACCCGAAGAAAGAGAACATCGTGCGCTCGCGGCAATGAAAGAGATGGACGAAGCGTATAGCCTTGTCACTGACATGACTGACGACGATGGGGATTACGCCCTGATGAAGTTCTTAGGCACTAAGATTGAAGACCTTCCAGAAGAAGAAGATCGTAAGAATTACTCTGCCTATCTTAAGGCTAATCCTTGACAAATTAACTAAGCTGTAGTAAATTGGCTACATCGAACAACTTCCCACGGAGGGGAAAATGCAAAAAGTAAGTAAAAAGGTAAGACCCTGCTCAAAAGCGCACCAACGCTATTTGGACTTGGTGACGGGCTATGGCATGTCGACGGAAGTTCGTACCAAGACGGGGTTTCCAGTACGGGTGTGGATGAATGTTCAACCTGCTGATTTTGAAGTGGGGATCAATCGTTCCTACGTTGATGAGTTTGTTATCACCACGAGAAACGGCTTTGAAGTGCCTTGGCTCAAGTTATCTGAGGATGAACAGGAAGATTTAGTCATCAAGGCGCGTGAGCAACTGGACGTTGACGAAGACTTCTGCGAGCCAGATAGCTACTACGACTAGGAGCTATGCTTAGCCGTTAGGAAGTTGTATCATGGGGGTAGTTACTCTAAAAGGCATCCCCCATGTACGCACGCATATTGAAGCGCGAACTGAAGCTAGCCTTCAACCCATATCACGACGACCGACCATGCTAGTTTACCTCATTACTAGCAAAGATACGGGTAGGGTTTATGTCGGTCAAACAGTACGCCCTTTACACAAAAGAATGTATCGGCATTGGGAGCATGCTAGGCGTGGGCGTATGCACCCTTTATACGCAGCTATTAGAAAGTATGGGGAGTCATCTTTTAGCGTGCGTGTTCTGGAAGTTGTTACAACACAGGAAGAGCTAGATTCAGCAGAACGTAAATGGGTGTTGTACTTTAATAGCGTACACCCAGAGGGATACAACTTACGTGGTGGGGGAAGAGGGCGTGGAGAAATTAGTAAAGACACGCTACAACGCATGTCCGAATCGCATAAAGGTTTTGTCGTAAAAGAGGACACAAAAGAAAAAATACGTGCAGCCATGAAAGTCCGTTTCTTTTCTCCTGAGCATAGGGCGAGAATAAGTGCAGCTAAAAAAGGAAAAAAGGTGCCCTCGATGTTAGGTAAACTAAGCGGAGAAGCCAGTCACTTTTCTAAACATTCTTGGGAAGTCGTTAACGCTGTTAGGCTTGATTATGCTTCGGGCGGCTATCGCCAATTTGAGTTGTCTAAGAAGTACGGAATTAAAGCGGCAAGTCTATGCATGATTCTCAGTGGTAAGACTTGGAAAACGGAGAACTATCATGCCCCTATATAGTAGGATATTAAAACGTGACCTTAAATTAGCATTCAACGTGTACCACGGGGATGATGGTAAATTTACGGACGCCGAGCATTCCGTTATTGAATCGGGGCATGCGGGGATCACTCAAGCCCGAAGCTACGGCAAAGACCATGATCAAGCTAAAGGCGCTATCGCTGAATCCACCAACCGTGGGAGAAGCAGGGCTAGCAAAGGTATCCGCGCCGATGTCGATTCCTTTTTCAAACTAAACGAAAATCAAAAAATACGTCGTAGCGCTGTCTCTGGCGTCTACCCTCACGCCGATGACGACGGTGTTAAGCACGTGCAAGCGGTTCAATCTGACATGGTTTATACTGATCGTCAGAAGTCGGGGATCATTCAGTCGCAAATAAACAATACGCTGATGGACGCATCAATGATGAAGGCAGGGCTGTACGGAAAGAACGCTGTTATCTTCCAATCTGACCCGCACCTGAAAGCCAAAGAACAAGTATCCAAGAAGATTCTCATGCACGCGGGGACAAAGGCATTCCACAGTCTCAATGGTGCAACCAAAGCATTGGAAGAATCCGGCCTACACGGCTATGCAATCGTTCAGAAAGAGTCCAACGGCTTCAATGTGAGCATTGACATACCCAAGCAGAACAGTGCCCACGGGAAGGGATTACGCGCCCTTGCAGTGATGTTCCGAAGGAAGTACGGCTTGACAGGGGAACACTTCAACGGTCAGTGCACGTTGTTGAGAGCGAACAACGTTGACACCAAGGTAAGTCAGCGGTTAGCCTCAGATGCTACTGCAACAGCAAAATACGCCGAGTTGAAAACCAAATACGTACAAGGTAAATAACCATGAAGAAGCTGCCTGAGTATATCGCTGGACAATCCCCTACGGATTATTACGAATCTTGTTTAGCCGCAGGGTGGACAGAGGATGAGTTGGATGCTGCGTTTGAAAACGACTTCCCAGAAGGCGACGATGCCTATACAGAGTTGGATGTGTACGATGGTGAAGGTGTGCCTGACGATGCCTGATGCACTACCAAGCCCCCACGAGGGGCTTTTTTAATGGTAGTTCGGCACAGCATGACTTATTCTGTTCCGTCCGGTGAACGTCGGTGTGAGCGGTGTCAGCAGTATCGACTGAGTTCAAAGGGTAAGTACGTCAATAAGACTTTGTTGAGGCGGCAGTGGCTCTGTGAGTTTTGTTTGGCGGCGGTTGACAAGCCTGTTCCTGCCCTATAAACTCAGCGGCATACTAAACCATAGTTTTGGGAACATCATGCTTAAGGTACTTGAGTACACCGACAAAAGTTACACGCCCTTTTCATTGTGTTTGAGCACACCCCACGAAGAACCTGACGATGCCTATAACATCTTGTCATTTGCATTTATCAAATGGGCGTGGTACATCAAAGTCCCGCAGTTCATCAAGCCCGTAGGTAAGAAGGTTAAAGTGACCACATGGGACGCGGCGACAATCGCTCGATTAGGGCGGGACTGGTACATGGACTACACACCAAAGAACTACGGTTTTACCTTCTTGGAAGACTCCATTCACATAGCCCACGGTATTCAACCGGGGTGCTTCATTTCCAACGACAAGAAAAACTCTGACCACGTAAAGATATGGGATTACCCGTGGAACTACACGCATGTCAGGAACACGATTTATACTCGAAACGGCGGTGAGTATAGTTATGGTGATTGGCACAAGCATGACAGGGTAAAGTACGATATTAAAGATCGTGACCTTGCTTGGCTTAGTGATCCCACAGGAGCGTATTACTATTTCATATATCGTGACACGTTTGATGGGATGGACATACCCACTAAAGCGCATGTTTCTGAGCGTGAGTGGCGCAGAGGAAAAAGTAAGTTTTGGCGTGTACTTCTTAGTATTTTTCCCAGCAGCAAAAAAGTTGTTTGTAGCCTAGAAATAGAATTCAAACATGAGGTTGGTGCACGAAAAGGATCATGGAAAGGCGGCACCATGGCTATGAATATGGCGATGCTTGACGGTGAATCCGTGAATGATGCTATTTCTCGATTCAATACTACTTCCGCAGGGAATAAACGATAATGGAAACTCAAGGAACAACGCTTTTGATTGAGAGTGAGAAGCGTGTGGGTGCAGTGTCTTTTTGTGAGTTCATGGCGCGTCGTTTGATGGAGTGTATTGAAGAATCCGGTGGGGACTTTACCCGATTGGATAACTCAGGTGCCGAGTGGGTTCTGATGGTCGTAAACGAATACGAGAGTGGTGCACGTTGATTTCTGTTGGCCTTGATCTTTCTACCCGCACAGGTTTTGTGGCGCTTTCAGATGATCCACCGAAGCAGTTTTCTGATGAGCTATCCACACCAAAGAAGGGTTTTGCACGCCTAGCGTGGTTTCGAGAGCGCGTGTTGAAATTACTTGCAACGTACCCACCCGATTTGGTGGTGATTGAGGGCTATGCTTTTTCAGGAAAGTTCACCAACTCGTTTCAGTACGAGATTGGTTCGGTGGTTCGCATGGCACTCTATGATGCGGGGATCGTGTGGGTTGATATACCCCCAACCACGTTGAAGGCGTCTATGGGGTCTGGTGCCAGCAAGAAGGAAAAGATTTTATTAGAAGTATTCAAGCGGTGGGGGTTTGATGCTACCACTAACAACATTGCTGATGCTTTCGTGCTGGCTAAAATTGGTCAGGCTATATTGGGTGTTGATGTGGGGTTCACCAAAGCAGGATTAGCATCCATTTTTAAAGTTGAATCGGTGAAGGGTTATGTCGCAAGTAAAGCCTAGAATTTTTGCGATTAATGAGTTTGAGGTCTGGTCTGCTTTTACACAGAAGGATGCTGTAGCTGCATCCATGCTGTTATCCGGTCTTTCTGAGGATTACACGCTAGACCCTTATCATGCTAAAGAGATTTCGATCAAAGAAGCAACCAAACGGCGTGTGACTTCCCCCTCGGGAGAGGAAACAACGCTCTACGCTCTGTACGTTGCCGCACAGACGGTGCCGTGTTTGCTGCATACCCTAGAAACTACAGAAGGCGACCGTTAACTTATTTGGTTGACTTTTGTTTTGTCAAGTGGTACAGTAGCGGCATAAGTACAGAGTTACTTTCTCAGGGGCACTGCCCCGTTATGTTATTCCATTTTTTAGGAGCATACTATGTCTACCCTTGAATTGCTTAAAAAGTCAGCAAAGAAGTCTGAGTCGTCCGAAGATCAGATTCTTGACGTAGCGCACGAGATTGAAAATCTCACACAGGACAAGGCGGAAGCACTGGTCTTTGAACTGCTGGATCAAGACAACTCAAATGCCTTCAAGCTGGGCGGCGTTCTATCAGTCATCAAGTCGAACGGCTGGTTCGATGGTTTCAAGGACTACAAGGATTACGTGTCCAAGACCTTCGGCCTTGAATACCGCAAGGCGCAGTATTGGATCGGTATCTATGACAAGCTGGTTGGCGAGTCGATTTCGTGGTCTAAGGTGTCGTCCTTGGGCTGGACTAAAGTTTCCATTCTTTGCCCGGTGCTGACCGAAGCTAACGTTGACGAGTGGGTTGAAAAAGCCAGCAAGGTTAATTGCGACACGCTTAAGGCGATGGTCAAGGCGGCTTTGGGTGGCGATGCCGACGAAGGCGTACCCGAGAAGGTGACCACGGATGTATCCAAGCTGGCGTTCACGGTGCATGCCGACCAGAAGGAAACCATCAAGTCGGCGCTTGAAAAGGCGAAGGAAGAAACGGCTACGGAGTTTGACACCGTGGCGCTTGAAAACATCTGTATCGGTTACCTTGGTGGTTCGGTCAGTGTTGAAAAGAGCCTGAAGCAGATTCTGTCTGAAGCGGGGTACAAAGCGGTGCTTGATACGTTCGGTGAAATCTGGCCTGACATCGGCATCGTCATTGACGAAAAAACTTTGCCGCAAGCGTAAGTCTGGTTTTTAGCGTCGGTGCATGGCTAGTTGAGTCCCCGCTTCGGCGGGGATTTTCTTTGTGAGGATTACAATGATCGTCCTTAAGAGTAAAGGCAAGCTAGTTCCCTTGAAACCCTTTGACCCATCGCTGAAGAAGGGGATGGATACCTACATTGTTAACAGGAAAACAGGAAGGCGGTTCAAGGTAAAAAAGTACTACCCGCTAACGGGTGAATTGCATTTGATTGACCTCAGCGGCGGCAGGATAAAATCCATGCTCAGACCCCATTTAGGGTTGAACTACGACGTGGTGCGAGAGAAGAAGTCTTGACAAATTATACGCTGTGTGTAATACTATAGTTTTATTTAGGGGGTGTGCAGCATGTTTGATTTTTTGCGTATAACGAGTCTTGCTGATGTTCTTTTAGTGTTAGGCGTGTTGATCCTCTTGTTCTCCTTGGGGTACTTTGCACTTGATTTTTACCGAACCTTAGCGGGGCTAGCTCGCCGGGGAAAGGACAAGCCACCTGTCGGTGAAGACACAGTACAGGGTCTTGAAGCACAGATAAAAGAACTAGACTTGGCGTTGTTCATGAATAAGCAGCGGCTTGAGGAAGCCGAAGCAGACCGTGATAACCTAGTCAAGATTAAAGCCCACATGGAGTTGCTAGAGCATCTACTTGGCACAGCGCAGAACTACATTAAATTGTTGGAAGAACTGCGCGACACGCCAAGCGCACCTGCCCCCGAAGCAGAGAGTTTTGATTTCTTTGCTTTGGTGTCTTCAGCGCTGGACGATATTGGTACGCCAGAGAACCTGTATGAAGCTGGCGTCTACAATGGCTTGGCTTCAATTCTCAAGGTGTCTGGTGAAGTTGTTGACGTGGTTGATCCGAAGAAATACCCACAGCCAGCGAAACCGTTTGCGCGTGGAAAAGACGGTCGGTTTTGTAGGGCATCTGCCTGAGAATATGCCCCTGTTGGGCGACTATAACGGGGTGCAGTTGTGCCGTTTGTGCGTTGCCCCACATAACAGAAATATTTCTTTCATTTAAGATTAGGGGGGTGTATTATCATCCTTCCTATCCCAATAATAATTGAAGATTTTATAATGACGCCTTTTCCGATAGTTGCGCAGGGTGAGGATTTCTTGCCTGTTGCTGATTCCACAGCAGCTTACTTCCAAACGGTAACACGAGAAGACGCCCTTGCTGCAATAAAGCAGCTTTCACAGCAAGAATCTGAGGATTGGTTCAACATCGGCAGGGTTCTTTCAGCCTATAGGTCAGGCAGGACAGACTCCGAGTGGAACGATCTTCTGTCCTACGCGGAAGACAATTTTCAGGTCAACAAGCGCAAAGCTTATTATCTGATCGGAATTTACGAAAGCCTATCCAAGAGCAACATTGCCGTAGAACAAGTTAAGCAGATTGGTTGGACGAAGCTTAAGGAAATCGCCCACCTACTCACACAGGACAACGTTGAGTACTGGGTTCAGATTGCCACAGAAAACTCTACAAAGAGCCTCTTAGCACTGCTTAAATCGAAGGCTACAGCAGACTCCAAAGTAGCGGTGATGCTGGACTCGCACCTGTCAGATACGAACGCGGACGATCCTGTAACACCTTCACCCGATTTTAGTGCCGCTGATGACGTAGCTGAAGACGGCAACTATGTTAACGGCGCGGATACTTATTTTGTTAGCCCTGTTGTGGGGGTTGATCTAGCCTCGGGGGCTGATATAACGGCAGTTTTTGTTGGAACCACGGATGGTGGTGGGGAGGTATTTGTACATGAACATGCTGTTTTACCTGTTGAAGTACCGACTGAACACGACACTACCGAACATGCCAGTCTTGTCGCCGGTGCCGTTGGAGTCCTCAAACAGTACAGCGCCAATGACGTTATCAAAGCCGTGTCGGAACTATTTCCTAATATGAAGATTGTGGCTAAGGGGGTTATTTAGATGTCCGCACTGTTACCACACTACCCACAAGAATTGACCTTCGAATACCAGAATCTAGCGAAGCTTTCCAAACCAGAGATACTGAATCTGCTGTCTTTCCTCACGGAGAAGATTAGCCGTTCGTTTATCATGATGGGGGGCTTGTTGCACACCATACGCAAGAACAAATGGTACAACCCAGACTACCCCAACTTCCAAGACTTTTGTGATGCTTACGCGGAAATACAGTACCGCAAGGCCATGTACCTGATTACGATCTACGAGTCACTGGTGAACAACCATATCCCGTTTGAAGAAGCCGTCAAGTTAGGGTACACGAAACTCGTTTTGTTGGCACCCTACTTCACGCAGGAAAACTACGAAAGCGTCATATCGTGGGCACTTCCGCTGAAGACTTTGCAGGTTGAAACCGCTTTAGCGGGGATGTCCAAGACCGCAAAAGATTTTATTGACAAGGTTTCCAGTGCGTCTACGCTTGAGCCGAGCTACAAAGAGCCGAAACAGGAAGCACCCGAGTTGCCACACCTTAAGACGTATCTGCTGACCACACCTTTAGCTTTGGTGGTCGAGGCTTTGAATGTTCTGCATCCTGATAAGGGCTACGTACTCATTTCAGAAGAGCTATTTGCTTGACAAATTAGGTAGTTTGTTGTAAAGTATAGTCATACTCACGGAGGGTTGACAAATGGCAAGCATCAGCAAAATTGTAAATCATATCGAGCAGCTACAAGAAGACGCAGTAGTTCCCTATTACAAGGAACTGTACTCACGAATCCTTAGCGCTTTGCGTTTTAACGACTTGCGAGCCGCGTTGTGCATCGCTGAGTCAGGTATATCGGGGGCTGATGAGGATCGTAGTTGGGATTCACAGGTAACGTCTGTAATCAACGCCATAGACGGTACCTTGGAACACTACGGAATCCCGCTCTAATCGTAATGTGCCTTCCGGTGGTGTAGAATAGGGCATCCAAACGAGCGGTGACCCTATGAAGCAGATGTGCCTTTACTACGCCCTTGATAAGTGGCAGGAAGAAGGGGGCTACATTCTGTTTAGAAAAAACACGGATTGGTGCATCCCACATGCGCTGCACTTAGACCCGAAAACCAGTAAGCTGACGCACTACGTCCCAAAGCAGGGGTTGGCCTATCCATGGTATACCATGTTTGGTTTCGACGGCTACGTTCAGTTTGGGGATTTGGAGAAAGCCACACCCCTAGACACGCCTTGTATTGTTTTTGGTTCGTTGTGGTTGTCGTTCTTTACTTGCGTCTGGTTTGTTTCACGGCTATTTACCCGGCGAAACAAGAGGCGTGCCGACAGGGTGAAGTTTTGGGTCGGTAAGGATAGGCGCAGCCATTAAAAAAACCTGCCGAAGCAGGTTTATTTTGCAAGTAATTTCAACTGCCTTTGGTGCCGTTAATCGACGCCATTATGTCGCTGTGCAGTTTTGACAGGGTATTAAGTGTCCACAGGAATACTTCGGGGTTCCTTTGATGGACTTCTTTACAGTTGGGGCAGTCAGTGCCCAGCGGAGTAACTTCAAACCCGCGTGGTTTTTCTTCATCAAGTTCCTTGAGCGCCACAGTACCACACGTATTGCATAGGCCCAAAAAGAAGTGTCCCTTGTCTTCTGACAGTCCTTTGTCCTTGGCGAAGTTTGTTACTATTTCATCGTAGCGGCTGGTCATCGTTTCTCTCTCCATAAAAGCAGTCATTATAGGTTCGCACTTGTTTTTGTCAAGGCTGAGTCTTGTTATCGTGTAAGTTTAAGTGTACACTGCCGAAAAATAGCTTGGGGGCGATCATGGGCAGTAAACAACACACTTTCCCGAAGATAGAAAATCTTCCACCACAAATAAAAATCAAGCTGGACGCTATGCTGTTCGATAAGAAGGGAGTAACAGCAGGGGCTAAGTTCTTAGCCACACTGATTGAGTTCCCAAGTTACCAGAGTTGTTACGCCTATGTGCGTGATTACAAAGAACATTTAGCAAAAGCTTACGAAGAAAATAAACTACTCCCCCCAACGCTTGTTGAGATAACCAAGGCCAATGTATTAGAAGCCATAGACCTTACGCACAAACAGGCTATGGAAGCGTCAGACTTGATGCAGCAGGTAAGAGCAAACGAGCAGTCTTTGGAGTACGTGCGGGATTTCACAGCGCTGCAAGAAATGACGCTACTGGCGTTCATACAAAAAGAACGTACACTGAAGCTTTACGCGCAAGAAAAAGCATCAACTACGGCAGAGGGGTTCATTTCCCCTGTTTGCGGTTTGCGGGATCAACTGGAATCTACGTTCGCCATGTTCTCAAAGATAGCTCAACTCCAAATGGACTTGGGTATTCTTGAAAAGACAGAGAAGGATTCCAAGGGTCTGAACGTAGTTGCCAAACAGCAACAGGAAGCGTTGATAAAACGGTTCAAGCAGCAACAGCACCTAAACGACTTAACCACACGTGCCTTGGAAGTCATTCTGGAAGATGGTGATGGTGGGGACGACGATCAACCCGAGCCAACAGAAGGGTGATACCCCATGTTTTTATTAGATCAGCTTGTAGCCGCGTCAAAAAACTCAGTCTCCAAGGCAAAGAGGAAGCCGACGATAAGGAAAAAGTCTTCTGGACTAACCCAACGTGAGCAGGATCATCTTGATGCGTTAATTGCGATGGGTGGCCGGGGGACAACAACTGACATCGGGTTTAGAGTAGCGGGACTCTACTACAGCGGGTTGATGTACCTAAGAAAGCTTGAGGCCAAAGGATTTGTCCGTGTTGTGGGTGCTGTTGATCGGGACGGGTCTAACCCCCCCTACATATGGGAAGTCGTTGATGCAGAAAAACAACACTCTTAGTCCCCACAAAAATAATTTCAAAAAATAGTTGACACTTCGTTTTTAGGTGAGTTACCATAGCAACACTTCTGGGGGATTCCTCAGAGCTAATCGGATCAGAACCATGTTTTCACTGCTGCATTCACGACTTGAAAAACCACTAAGCCCCAAAAGGGCCGCGTGTGCTACCACTTCGTTTATTAGTCAGGAGAATTATGATTGGTCTGGTTGTGGGCTTGTAGGGATGGGATAAAACTCACCCCCTCTAACTCTAAAAAGAGAAGCCCAAGACCCTAACGGATTTTGGGCTTTTCCCATTTTTGCAACATGAAATGAAGTTTTTGAAGAAAGTGCTTGACAAATGGTTTGATGTTCTGTAGAATGCGAACTGTTGAATCAAGAAAGGAAGCAAGATGCAAAAAGAATGGATGCGGAGAATTTTCCGCTAGTAGTAACAGTGGATGCGCAACGAGGGTGCATACCCCACTTAAAACATGGTAGAACGGGCGGGACTTAGGATCGTAACCCTAGTGTGGGCGAAAAGATCAAGTTCATAAGCAAGCACCTTGCGACAATAGCGAGCAGCGATAGGGTAGGTCAGATTTTGCCAGACTTCGGGGATTTCATGATAACGCCTGACAATAGTTCGCAGCGATAGCAGGATGCTTCCTTATAAAGAAAAACGTCGCGGAGTGATAACAACGGGTGCCTAATATTGGCCGATGTGACACCACCAACGAGCCGCTAGCAGCGGTCAAGGGGATGAAAAGTCTCCACCAGTAAAACAACTTGTGAAGGTTGAGGTCGACTCAGGACACACCTTTGCGGATTGATCGGAGCAGGTTGTTTTACTGAATACCTTCGCAAGAGGGTGTTGTTTCGGGGATGGGGACTGCTTGGTGTGGTCGCTTCACTGTCAATGAAGATATTCAGGCGAGTTCGAATCTCGTCATTCCCGCCACAGGAAATTGGGTTAGAAGCCGTAATGGTATGGCCCCGGACTGTAAATCCGAGAGCGTGGCTGCACGAGTTGGTTCGATTCCAACCTAACCCACCATTGACATTCTTTACAGAGTGCAGTATTCTGTAATTATGAAAATATGCACATCCTGCAAGCAAGAGCTTCCTTCGGAAGCGTTTTATAAGAACGCCGTTACGCTGGACGGTCTAGGTTCTCAGTGCAAGCGTTGCGACGGCGCGGGTAAGCAAGTTAAAGCTAGAGAAAATAAGCGCCGTCTTGTTGATGCTTTTGGCGGTTGTTGTAGCGTCTGCGGATACAGTAAATCCCTACAAGTTCTACAGTTTCATCACCACGAGCCTAACAAAGAACGTGGTGTGTCTGATTTACTTAGGAATAAATACGAAGTAGCACTGGCCGAAGCTAAAAAGTGTATCTTGCTTTGCTCTAACTGTCATTTGGAATTACATGAAAAAGAGAGGCCACCATTAGTATATGGTGCTACTCGTAGGGGTAGGTCTAAAACAGTGGTATGCTAGACATAGGGGGTTCGATTCCCTCACCCACCACCAGAATTCGCTTGGTTAGCGAAGTAGTCAGAGCACAACTGACGATAACTCAAACGTGGGAGATGCCGTCACCTTAATAGGCAACCGTGGATGTCAGGGAGTCTGGCTCACTAAATCACTGGTAGAAGGATGTTGATTAGATACTCATCTGAATAAGGTCTTAGGGATTTGATCACCCTATCTCTACGGGTACCAGAGAGAGAAGCACTAACCATGCAGATCACCTTATTTTGTCCAACAGGGTCGCCCCCTGTAAGCAAAGCCTTGATTGATCATCAAGGTACTCCAAGGTCGTCCAATGGGAAGATACCCTGCATTTTGCGCGGGGAGATGCGGGTTTCGAAGTCCTGCCCTAAACGGAGTCAAGAACAGCGTAACGCTTACGGTGTAAATCCGAAGCTTCGTGGGCTAATCTACCCCCACTGAGGTTATCCCCACCAAGAAACAGAAGGGGCAGAATTTGTCGTTAATCAGAAAAGAATGCAGTTAGCCGAATAACCGGACTCTACTTGTAGAGCGACAGTGAAAGCCTGTACCGGGAGACACTAAGTATTATACGGGGGTATGGCTCAATTGGCACAGCACTTATGGTATACTAGGGTATGAGTTATATATTTGTACCCGCCCCTGAGAATTACCCCGGAACGATCTACCAGTACGGTAATAGAATTTTAGAACACCATTTAGTGTGGTGGTTGTCTACGGGGTTACTTGTTCCAGATGGTTACGTTTTGCACCATAAAGACGAAGACCCAACTAACAATGAATTTAGTAACTTGGAGTTGATGCTTGAGGGTGACCATATCCGCCACCACAACACACAGCACACCATTGCTAGATTTGTATGCCGTAGGTGCGGAAATACGTTTGACCGAAATACCAGAGTTATTTCTGATGGGTCAAAACATATCTATTGCTCAAAAAGGTGTTCAGCGCTCAGCACATCAGGAAGATGCCGCCTTAGCGAAGATATGAAGGAAAAAGTGCGGTTGCTTAGAATTTCTGGTGGGTCGACTAGAAGTATTTCCAGAGAGTTAGGTATTAGTCGCAACACTGTGATGAAGTATTGGGGGATATAGATGGGCTAAACAACTGATTTGCAATCAGTTAGGGACGGATCGTTACCGTCATTCTCCACCAAGTTTCAAGCTAGACGGCAAGATTGAGCTACGGGTGCTCTCTTGTTCGTGACAAGCCAGTAAGGCTCCCCAAAAGAGATAGCTGGTCGCTTTTTTACAATGCGAGTGTGGCGTAATTGGTAGCCGCAGCGGTTTTAGAAGCCGCCGTTAATTCGTGGTGGGTTCGACTCCCCCCACTCGCACCAAGTTTTATCTACCTGTCGCCTAGTCTGGTATGGCCCCTGATTTGGGATCAGGCATAACCTCAGTTCAAATCTGAGCAGGTAGACCAGAATACTCCGTCATTGCGACTTGCACAGCAGCAGTGCCGGGAAAGGCAGTGTGCAAGCTGCCTGAGAGTTTTATTAGATTTGCCCCCTAAGCACATGTGGACGTGTGTCAGTCTCCAAAACTGAAGGTAGGCGGTTCGAGGCCGTCAGGGGGTGCCAATGAAAGTAATTGCAAATACCCATTGACAAATCGGGGGAGCTTTTATATAATTAGTAAAACACTGTTAGATGCGTGTTTTTGGAGGTGGGCTTAGAAGCAGCCATCCTTAATGAGTAGGGCAAGTGCTGTATGCGGATACACATAGGCTGAGAAGGGCATCATTCAGGCCGAAAAGTTCAATAGGGTTTTGTGTGGATTCTTAGGGAGGCTGGCGTTAGGCCAGATAGCCGAAAGACGAAGCAAAATCACGCCAAGGCAGCTTCGCAAACTGCTGAAGGAATGGGAGTAGCACTCCCTGAGAACGAATGGGCGTACAGGGCCACACAGCTAGTATCAAGGGGAAGTTGCCGGTAATCCCCACGATCCCTTTTGGCGTGACAGCACACCAAGAATACGCATCTAACACTGTTGTAAAAAGTTTGGCGAGGAGGTTGTTGGTTACCAGACAGGCTCATAACCTTTTTCGCTAGTTGTGTTATGATACCCGTGGGGGTATGCAATGACACACTTACTATGTTGCAGTTGTAAAGAAAGCAAGCCTTTAGCTAGCTTTTCCAAAGACAAGAGTTCAAAGCGTGGGTACGCTAGTAAATGTAAAGACTGCCATAATACCTACGTGCGTACTGTGTGGTACCCAAAGAACAAGGATAAGCAGGTAGCGTCTGTTGCTCGTTTTAAAACAGCCAACAGACTGAAAGAAATCGCTTGGCGGCACGGTGTTCCGTTAGCGGATGTAGAAGAAGCAATAGAGCGCAGTTCTGGGGCTTGTGAAAGCTGCGGTTCCACTGTCTCTGTTGTGCTAGACCACTGCCACACCACGTCTAAAGTTAGAGGCGTCTTGTGCATGCGTTGTAATACAGTTTTAGGTAGGCTAGGGGATTCTTACGAGAGTGTTAAACAGCACATGGAGAGTTTGCTGGCCTATTTGGAAAAAAGTTTCGCGGGTGAGTGAAACGTCTTACACAATGGGTTCATATCCCATTAACAGCAGGGTTAGACTCCCTGTACCCGCAACCAGTTTCTGTGGCGTAAATAACGATTTCCTCAATGCCAATGAAGTAACGTGGGTTCGAATCCCATCGGCTCGTAAGGGCTGTCGTCTAGTGGTTAGGACACTAAAAATTTCGTTGTTGCTTGTTCCCAGAATTAAACAAAGGCCAGAAGCCTAAGTAGTTCCCCGAGCATACGGTAAACGTGGGGTTCCCTTGAACAGACTGTTCTTCAACTTCTGTTCGGGGGGATCATGCGACAGTTTTACGGTGTGTGCTTTCGTGCCGGTTCTACTAGAATCAAAATTTTATCAAAGCATAGAACCTTGGTGGGGGCTAGGAAAGCCTCAAAATCACTAAAGGTCAGCAGTTGTATTTACAGAATTACGTGGGGGCTTGTTCCTGTGTTCATAGAAGGATCACCCCAGTAGCAGATTTGCGTGGTGTATGGTTACCGTTACTTCTATCTTAGTGAAATCACACGGTTACCGCTTGTTCCCGCATTTATTTATTGCTTGTTAGCTCAGTCCGGCAGAGCATTGTCTTGATAAGGCACAGGTCGTCGGTTCAAATCCGACACAAGCAACCAAGTTTCGGTGGTGTTGGTTAGTCGTTCTTCTTTCGGTGAAAAATCCGACTAGCTGTTTGTTCCCCGATTAATTTCCCCAGTCTTAGTGGCGGGATGGTCTTAGGTATTTATACCCACAGGAGTCAACATGTCCCCCGAACAGAAACAAGCCACATCCGAAGGTATTGAGAATGCTTTAGCTAGCGTACCCCCCGAGATTGTTGATGAAGCCCTACGCTTCTGGTATGCCTACGCAAAACTCCATTATCGTTTTACATCGGCACAAGTCCTCGTTTCTTTCCTTGCTCGCAAGGGCACAACACCCGGAAATGGCAAGGGTTGGCGGGATTGTTGGGGGTCGATTTGCGTGAAAGCCAAAAAGCAAGGCATCATGCAAAAAGTGGGGATCATGGTCACCACTGAGAAGCATACCCACATGGGTCACGGTGCGTACTGGCAGTCCAAGGTTTATGAAGGTGGGGATGAGCAGTATCGAAACAGCCCCGAGCAGGATTTGAAGCGTGCGCTGTACATGCGCTGGCTCAAGAAGGATTATGAGAATCTGCGTGACTACACGGATGACGTGTTTTCGATGGGGGTCAAGTTTGCCCTTGAGAACAAAGAGTACGTTGCGGGGATAAAAATTTAACTGTGTGTGCTAACGTACAGACAGGTAGTTTCAACTGTGTCCCTGACAGAGAGGCCGATGTGCAGGATTGCAAACCCTGATAGCCCGGTTCAATTCCGGGGGGACACTCCAAGTTACGTAGCATCACGGAAGGAACGTGCGTGGCCCACGAGGTCGATGGGGTACGGTCAGTTTTCATGTGGGGGTCGACGCCCTAACATGCAAAGCTTAATGCTGTGCTGACAAGAAGGTGAGCAGGGCGCAACCCTGTAAGACCTTCCTACGTATTTGCGCTCTGAGCTAGTCTGGTGATTCAGCGACAGTTTGAAGAACTGTAGAACTAGGTTCGATTCCTAGAGGGTGCACCAAGATTACTGTATAGTCGAGTGGGGTGATATGCAATGGATGCATACTTGGCTTTGAACCAAGGTTAGTCAGGTTCGATTCCTACCACCCCTTCCAGTTTTTAGAGAGATGAGCTTTGGAAGCAAACTATCTTGGAAAGGTAGTCCATCCGAAAGGGTGACAGTTCGATTCTGTATCTCTCTGCCATGTTTTAAGGTTAGGTGCGCGAGTGGCTAAAGCGTCTTGTTTGCTAAACAATGAGTCCGAAAGGGCACTAGGGTTCGAACCCCTACCTAACCGCCATGTTACGCCGGGTTGACGGAATTGGCATACGTGCAAGTTTCAAAAACTTGATCTTGCGGGTTCGACTCCCGCACCCGGCACCAAGTTTTGCCCTTGTGGTGGAATAGGCATACACACGCGCTTGAGGGGTGCGGTTCTGTCGGTTCGAGTCCGACCAAGGGTACCAGTCTATGCCCTCACTATCGAATAGCATCAGGTTTCCTAAACCAGATTGTGACAGTTAAACTCTGTCTGAGGGCACCATACCCCGACTGTGGGACAGATTTTGGCCTTCTAAGCCAAAAATGGGAGGTTCGAAACCTTCTCGGGGTGCCAAGTTTTGCGGATGTAGCTTAGTGATAAAGCGCTTGTTTGCCAAGCAAGATACGCGAGTTTGATTCTCGTCTTCCGCTCCAAGTTTCGCCCTTGTAGCACAGTGGCAGTGCACTCGCTTGGTAAGCGAGAGGTCGTGGGTTCGATTCCGACCAAGGGCACCAAGTTTCGCCCTTTTAGCGCAGTGATAGAGCAATCGTTTCGTAAGCGATAGGTCGTCTGTTTGATTCAGACAAGGGGCACCAGAGTTTTAATGGGACGTTAGCTCAGTCGGTAGTAGCACTCGCCTCTTAAGCGATAGGTCGTCAGTTCGATCCTGACACGTCCTACCATCACATACTCCTTGACAAACTGTGGGGATTGGATTATCATTACTCCATAGTCAATCAACGGAGTGATGATCATGTGGAATATAGTAATCGAAGGTAGTCAGGAAGTGTACGTTCGCCATAATAATGAAATCGTGGCCCGGTTCAAGTACGCATCCCCCAAGGCCAGTGCCAAGCATTTTGTGAAGTTTCTGAAGGCGAACTACAGCCCCGAAGAATACTTTGCCAAGCGCAAGTTGGGCATCCCGCCTTTGCGTATCCTTCATCAAAAGGGGTACGTCAGCTACAACGTTGAACGTGCCGACAAGGAAGCTATTGCGGGGGCTAAGAAGGTTTGGGCGATGTATGATCGTCTGAGTTTTTAAAGTTTCGGTGTTCGTAGAGGGTGGGCTTAGAAGCAGCCATCCCTTAAAGAGTAGGACAAGTGCTGTATGCAGGTACACATAGGCAGTTTAAGGGCATAGTTAACTGGCCGAAAAGTTCAATAGGGTTTGTGTGGATTCTTAGAACGGCTTGGGGTCTGGACTCCAAGTACCAATCGAAAGACGAAGCAAATCACGCCAAGGCAGTCTCGCAAACTGCTGAAGGAATGGGGGTTGCACCCACTGAGAGCGAATGGCATACAGAGCCACACGGCAAGTATCAATGGAAGGCAGAGATGCTAAATCCAACGATTCCTTTTAGCGTAGTAGCACACTACGAACACCACCCATTTTTAGGAGATTTATCATGCGTTCAGAAGAAAGTGACAAACGCCCCGAATAATGGGCGTGTAATTCAATTGGGAGAATCACCGGCTTTTACCCGGTTTACCAGAGTTCAAATCTCTGCGCGCCTACCAGTTGCAAGTAATTTCAATGGTGATTGAAGAGCAAATTGGCCGCGCCAGCAGCCATAGTTTCAATGGAGTCGTAAGAGCAAAGAGGACGCGCCACACGGCTGTGAACCGTGTCTCGAAAGAGGTTAGTGGGTTCAAGCCCCACACGACTCCCCAACTGCATCAAAGGCTTTAACGGAAGCTACTAATTAGCGCACGGGTGTTCCAGTTTTTCTTGTAGTCGTAGCTGTAACGGTAAAAAGTCTCGTATGATTAAGCTATGCGAGGCGGGTAACAATGCTGGTGTCGTCTAATGGACTAGGACATTTGACCTTCAATCAAAGCAATGTGGGTTCGACTCCCATCGCCAGCGCCATTACTTAGTAAGAAATCTTTGTTGACCGATACCGTTCAAGGTGAGGCGGGTTTGACTCCCGTACCGGATACCAAGTTTCAATTCCGCAGAATCCAAGCAAGGTGCAAGGACTTGTCGGAAAGTGGGTGCAAAAAGATCAATTCCCCGGTACTCTAATGGTAAGAGGCGATACTGTTAATATCGTGTAGTCGGCCTAGCGCCGTATAGAAGTTCGAGTCTTCTCTGGGGAGCACGTATGAAGAATGGTGAGTATACTTTAGTCATAGCGCCTGAAGGGTATCCGGGCAAGAGGTACCGTGGTCGCTACTGCTATGAACATCATTTGGTTTGGTGGTTGAATACAGGTGAAGTCGTACTTGCTGGCGAGTTGATTCACCACAAAGATGAGGACAAGCGCAATAACGTTTTCCTTAACCTTGAGAAAATGTCAAAGACTTCTCATGATGCACACCACAGTAACCTACCGATTAAGTCGCCTGTTCTGGTGTCTCTTTTTTGTTTTTGGTGCGGTTCTGCTTTCACCTTGAGGAAGCATGTTTACGTGTGCAGGGTTAGAGCTAACGGGCATGCTGATGTGTGTTGTGGAAGGTCGTGCCAAGTCAAGAAGCAGCAGCATGACAAAAAAGTTAAAAAGGAAAATTAAGCTATCAGGGTATAGCCTCTGCCTCGAAAACAGAAGGTTCCGAAAGGGATGAGTTTCGATTACTCAATTTTCCACACTAAAACTGTTCGACTTCTGCTAAAATATTATTTTTGTGGAGTCGAACCATGCGGATAAGTAAAAAACAAATAGCTAGGTTTTGGTCTAACGTGCAGAAAACAGATAGCTGTTGGCTTTGGTTGCGGCAACCAAATAATAAAGGCTACGGTAAGGTAACTATAAGGCCGAATAGTCAAGAGCGTGTAATGCTATTGGCACACAGGCTAGCTTGGCTTCTAGTTAAAGGTGAAATACCAGATGGGTTATTTGTCCTACACAAGTGCGATACTCCCTTGTGTTGCAATCCCGAACACTTATTCCTTGGAACTCAACAAGATAACATGGGTGATATGTGGGCTAAGGGGCGCAGTCGACTGCATGAGTTCAGGCACTTGGGGACGATTGCTGCACATACTGAAGTGGCTACGCAAAAGCGGAAAGATACGTTTATTGCCATTGAACACCAGAAGGGTAAGCGCAACTCGCAGTTTGGGTCTTTTTGGATTACCGATGGTAAAGTTAATAAGAAGTGGCGTTCTGAGTTGGGCTGTATCCCCTCTGGTTTTTTTAAAGGACGTAGTAAATTTTTTTAAGTTTTGGAAACGTGGCAGAGTGGTCAATTGCACCGGCTTTGAATACCGGCAGTCCGAAAGGGCACGTGCGTTCGAATCGCACCGTTTCCGCCATAAATTATTAGAATGTCCCCCCCTAGTGTAGAGTGTTAAAGTTGGCTTTTTTTAGGTGCGATATGAATAACTTTGCAAAGATTCTTAAAGGTGGGCCGGGTTCGGGTCGTCATGCGGGAGCCTATTCACCCGCTCAAAGAAAAAAAATTGAAGAAAGATCACACATGCTCTTGCGTAATAGTCGTTTAAATGGGGGGGGTAAGCAGTCACACACACCCGTAGTTGTTCCAATTTATCACAATAAAGACGCTAAAGACTCGGAACTGAATAGGAATGCCTATCAGATGCTAGTTGATAAAGGTCTAGTTAAGCATGTAAGCAGTGTAGATCACGTTAGAGAGCCGTGGACGTCTAAATTCACCCCCGAGCCTACTAAGTATAGGCAGCATGATCACACGTTGTTAACAGGGGAGTTAACAGATGCGGGTAAAGCACACCCAGCGGCTAGTTTGGCTGTTAATTCTAACGGTGAGTTTACTACTTAAAGCCGCGTCCCCATGTTTTCACATATCCTTAAGTTCAACCACAACCATGGGGTTGATGGAAAGTTTTCATCGTCCAACGGTTCGGCGTCTGTTCAATCTACCGCCCCTGTAGGCATTCAATTTGTCTCCCCCAATGTGCGTGAAGGCACGGACATTAACTACGCCATGCGGCGTTCAGGCGGCACGTTACAGCGCCATTTCCGCAAAGACTTCCAAGCCGTTGACAATCTTTTGGGGACGCAAGGCGCTCAAGAAGATGCAATAGGCGCATGGTCGGACGGTGGTGAGAATTCAATCGCACAATTTAGTGCTAACGACCTTCCATTAGAAAAGCTGAATGTTTCAGCCGCGATGAAAGGCTATTTAGCAGAACAGAAAGCCGTAGTTTCCTTTAAAACAGGAAAAGGCAACCAGAAGATGCATACGTTTGATGCGAACATTTCTGACCCTGTGTTGCTGAGCAAGGAACTGGTAGAGCAAGGACTCCCATTTCATACATTGCTCCCCCATGCAGGACATGAAGGATTTCAGGTGATTGTGTTTAGCGACAACGCATCATCGAAAGAAGGTAAGGCGCTGTCCCTGAATGTAACCAAAGCGGCTAAGTCTTTCGGCAGCAAGCACACCTATATGAAGGGTAGCGGGGGCTTCATTGGGAGTTGGGATACCCGTGAAGCAGGAAGAACAGAGTACAATAAAGTCATTGATCCCTATATTGCCAAGCACCCGGAGTTGAAAGCCGGTTGGGACGCCATGGTGAAAAAGATGAAGCACCGTGTCACAAAGTTCATCAACATATTATTTAAGAAGGCTTTTACAGGAGTATCCTATGCCTAAGATAAATTTACCTGAGTTTCCCCCCTTAGACTCGAAACATTATCCCTCTGATGAAGCCATCTCTGCGGAGCTAAAAAGACGTAGAGCGTTGATTGACGCAGCATGGCCTGATGATCTTGAAGTGTCCGACGACGAACTGCATGAATTGGGTTACGCTGTAGAAAAGACCGGGGACAACAAGGGTCTTAACGTGATCTTGGGGCGCGGTTAGTCTGCACGGTTGATTGGAGTTGCTATGTTTGCTGCCCTACTAAGAAATGATATATCTTATGTCCTTAAAGGGGATGTGGTAGGCCACCCTTTCCGTGGAAACCAATATGGAAAAGGCGTATCCCAAGGCCAAGACTATACCGACAGTAAGGGCCGTGCACATATTGGTGATTTAGACCCAACACAGCGCAGAGCAGAGTCGGCGTTTTATGGTGCTATTGAAAAAGATTTGCCGTCGCTGATCAAAGCCTATCAGGAAAAGAACGGGCACACGATTGACGCGGATAAGGTAAAAGAACTATCCCCCGATTTCCTGTCGAACCCTTCTTTGTTTGCTGCTGCCGTGCATGAGCCTAGTTCGTTGCTCTCCAAGGTGTTGTTTAGTACAGAACTGGATGCTAAGGCCAAAGCAGGGGATACTAGCCCCACGATACTGACCGCAGGTGGCAGTGGGTCGGGCAAGAGCGAAGCCATGCCGATTGTGCTAAAGGCCATCAACGCTAAAAAGGGTGGTTTGGTTTTTGATTCTGTCTTGGGTAACTTTGGTTCAGCCAAGAGCAAGATTGATGAAGCCTTGGTTAAAACTAAAGGTGATGTGGTGATTGCCTACACCAACAGAAAACTTGAGGACGCTTTCCGTTCAAACGCTAAACGTGCACGCACAGTTTTGACGAAGACGTTGGTTGGTGCACATGTCGGTGCTTCTAATAATATTAGAAAGCTGGCAGAACACTACGCTGGAAATCCTCGTGTGAAAATCCACGTGGTCAATAATTTTGGGGGTGTCGAGGATATTCACCAAGGAAAATTGGAGGATGTTCCCACATACGGTTCAGATACAACCGATAAACTGCATGCAATTGCTGATACAATGCATGCCAACAAGGAAATTAGTGATGAAATCTACGCCCACATTACAAAAGGACGATCCGTTCAGAAAAGCTGCGCTCGAATTCTCAAAGAAACATCCGGGAAAAACTTTGGACGATATTGCTTTGGAACAGGAGAAGGAATCCGATGCCAGAGCAGCGGAACACCTGAAGAATCCGAAGGTGCAAGCGGCGTTCGGAAAGGCGAGTCCGCAGGGCACCCCTTCCGGGGAAACCAATACACCAGCAAAGACATTGGAACAGGTGGTGGAACAAATCAATCAGGAGCTAGCGGAGACAGTTCCCTTCCACTTCGGGCAGACGGGAAAGTAGAGCTAACGCACTGGTCGAATGCGGCTAATTTGAGCAGCATTGATCCTTCGCACTACGGTCACGGCTATGCGGGGGCTGAAAAAGCACGTAAGGACTCTGACCCTGATGATTGGGTCGACAGGAGTTACTACGGCATTGGTGTAGGCCAGCCGGGGGGCTATGAAAAAGAAGAAGGCTTGGGTAGTCACAAGTACATCAGTGGTGTTGATCCCAAGTCGCTCTACGATATTGTCAAAGACCCCGATGGGCTGAATCCCAAAGGCACGCTGGATAGCTGGACAAACCAGATGAGCCTGTATGAGAAAAACATCAAGGGCAAAGGGTATACAGGATACTGGTTGAAGCACCCGAGTCTAGGGATGGTTGCAGCGGTGTTCAAGCCCCTTGTCCCTGAGCAGTACATTGCCCCCGTACAGAAGTTCGCTAAGTTCTTCAGATAAGTTTTGCCGGTTTCGCATAGTGGGATTGCCCTTACTAGCTTAGTGGCATTGCACTAAATCTTTTCTCCGTGTATACTGTTGGCTTTTGCGGAGACTAGCCGATGAAAGGGATACCACTAACATACCCTTATAATGATTGTGTGGGTTACATTCAACACAGTAAGGACGGCAGGGCGTATTTGTACCTATACAACCCAACAACTAAAAGAAGGCGTCTAATAGCTTACGCTAGGTATTTATTGTCTGTGGAGTTGGGGCGCTTTTTGCTGCCAGAAGAACAAGTTGACCACATAGACGATAACCCGCTTAACGATGCGTTGTCTAATCTACAGGTTCTCTCTGTGGATGACCACAAGAAAAAGACAGCTAAGAGTGCTGCCAGCAAAATAGAGTGGGTAGAGTTTTCTTGCCCTACATGCGGTGTTAAATTTAAACGCACTAGGCGAATTGTTAACCAGAGTATGAAGTCTTATGGTGATAGTTGGGCTCCAAGCTGTTCGATAAGCTGCGCTACGGCACGCACTAAAGGTACATCTGACGACACTAAGCTTAAAATAAAACAGCTTAGGCTTTTGGGGCAGTCTGGTTATGAAATAGCCAGTGCTCTAGGCGTTAGCAGGAACACGGTAATGAAGTATTGGTAATTTTGCTTTCGTGCCTCAATTGGTACAGGACAACTCTTGTAAGGTTGCATTTGTCGGTTCGAGTCCGACCGAAAGCTCCAAGAACGCAGCTTGAGTGTGTTCGATTCACACAACCGGCACCAAAATAATGCTTGACAAAACTGTTGCATAGAGTAGAATCACTTCCACTTATAACG